CTATTACTTTCTATTACTAATGTGTCGCCAGAAAGAACATTTTTTGGCAGCTTTACCTTTTCAGGACTCATTCTAGATAATGTAAGAATTGATGTTCCAATAGATAAAGTAATGCAAACAACTAACATAGTCGTCATAAAAATATCTTTTAAATTTTTCATTTAAACCCCCTTCTATGAAACAAATTAGTATATATTAAAATGATATTTTTTAATACCATTTAATTATATTATAAATTTTATTAAAAATCAATAATTCCTTTTGGCCTTATTATAGTCCGCAAAGATTGAAGTAAATTTCTTACATTAGCTTTTTCTTCCTCAGTTGGAGTTATTTCTGCGGTTTCCGCACTAAAAGCACTATTTTTCATACTTGTACTATTGATATCTGGTTTTTTTGGTGCTTCTGGTAAAGCAACATCATCTCCAGGCGCTACATTTGTTTTTGCTGCGGTTAATGTTACTTTAATTTGAATCTCTTCTCCTTCCTCTTTACAAGGAATTCTAATCTCTTTTCCTTCATTAAATAAAAAGCTTCCGTCAAAAGTATCTAAAATTTTCTTTGCTATAATTAACTTACTCTCCGATCCTTTAGCCATTATCTTCCCTCCTAATTTTTTCTATTTTCTGTCTTTTGTTATTTTCTCTTAAAGGTTTAGAATTTAAATTAGGTTCATATAAACCACAATGTTGCATTTCTTTCCAAATAGTACAACCTTTATTTTTTGAACATTTATTTGCTTGTATATAATATTTACATAATAAATTTCTATCTTTCATTCTAAACCTCCTTTTACTATTTATTTTCTAATATTAAATCATTTACATTTAAAGTTTTTGCTAAATCAATTTGATTTTTACATAAATTACAATTTGATCCAGACAAACATCTTCTTCCACAATTAATTCTATTTTTTGCGAATCCTGCCAATAAACATCTACTATCAATAGGCTCTTGTAATTGCAAAATAATTTCTTGAAGATTTCCATACCAGTATTTATCTACTGCATAAATATCATATAAAACTCCTAAATCTCTTTTTTCAGAAGAGTTTGACCAATATAAATTAAATACATCTATATATTTACTATACAATTCTATATCTTCAGGTCTTATAAAAAAACTTTGATAATCTTTTATATTATAATAATGTTTTTGTACAATTCCTATATCTGTTTTTAATATAATATTATATTCTATTGCTAAAGATTTACATTTGTCTAATTCAAAACAAAGTTGATTACCAATAACAATATCGCTTACCCCTGCTTTTAATCAAAAATTAAAATCTTCTCAATTATATATTGCATAATAATAATAAAACTTTAAATTTTTTTCTTTTATTTTTTTAAAGGTTTCAGGATATTTTTCTACTATATTATATGTAAAAACAAAAGCAATATTTAAATTAGGAAAATCTTTTAAAATATTTTCCATTTTAGATATCATTTTATATTCTTCAAAGCTATCATTATCAAAAATAACAATATTTATTCTTTTATCTTGATATTTTTGAAGAAATTCTAATAATGTTAAATCTTTTGGATTTCATTCTATTGTAATCTCATCAATTTTTTCTAGTAATTTTTCATTAACACCTAAAAATTGTGAAGTATATTGAGTATATTCAACTGCAAACTTCATTTTATCACCTCATAAATAATTATAGCAAAATTTTTAATATCTGTCAAGAGCAGTAAGTTGTTTTAAATCATTTCTAGTAAAATCTTCATAATCATAACCTAAACTATCAAGAGCCTCCTCTAAACTTATTGTATATTTTTGCATATAATCTCTTGTATTAATCATTTTTTCATGACTATTCATTATAACCAAATCCAATGGTTCAAAACCCGTAATACTAATCATTCTACATCAATTCCTTTCATTTATATATTTTTTATATATTTATTATATAATTTTTTTTATAAAAAAGCAATAAATTACCCATTTGATAATTTTTAAAAAAAATATTATAATAAATATATATAAAAAATATATAAATGAAAGGAATTGATAAAATGAAAAATCCATTATCTTTTAGTGATTTTTACTGCGTTGAGTGCGGTAATAAAGGTATTCCAATAGTAAGAAACATAGGCGCACAAAGGGAATCTGGACATTTAAAAAATTTATTTTGTCTTCATTGCGGGAAAGAGTGCAATCATGCGGAAATTCGCCCCGGCAGTAGCTATACTTATGAAGATTTCAAATTAGAATTTGAAAGTGGCAGATTTGTAAATGGACAGCGTATTCCAATAGCAGACCTAGCTTCTTGCAATAACATTGATTGTCAATATAATTTTAGTGGTAAATGCTGGAATGCAAATAAAAGTTATGATTGTAATCATAGATAGGAGATGATTATTATGATGAAAAAACAACTTTATATTATGGTACGGAATTCCGCGGAAGTGGTAAAACTACTTTACTACGAAAAAGTAAAAAAATAAAAAATAAAGCACAACATATCTCTAGAGATGAGGTAAGATATGCTTTTCTTATGGCGGATGAACCTTATTTTTCAAAAGAAAAGGAGGTTTATGCTGTCTATTGTCAAAATATAGCTAATACTCTAAAAAGATTTGATGCAGTTTATGCAGATTCAACTTGTTTAACTCAAAAATCTAGAGCATTACTTATTAAAAAAATTAAAGAATTATATAAAGATAACTTTGAAATTAATGCAATTTATATGAATACTCCTCTTAAAGTTTGTTTGGAAAGAAATGCTAAACGCACAGGGAGAGCAAGAGTACCAGAAACTAGTATTAAAGAAATGTGGATTAGATTAGAAATTCCTACAAAAAAAGAAGGCTTTAATAGAGTTTTTATAGTTGAACCTGCAGGAGAGAAAGGTTGGGTGACTCATTATGGAGATTAATATTAATACATATCAAACAAGAAAAAAATATATTATGAAGAAATTATTTAAACATTATGCTGAATTTATAAAAGCCTATCCAAACTTAAAATTTTTTGTTTTATGTCTACAAGGTTCTCAAAATTATGATTTAGATATTTATAATGAAGAATATCAATCAGATGTTGATTCAAAAGTAATTGTAATTCCATCATTAGAAGACCTTGTTTATAATAGAACTCCAATTAGTACTACTTATGTAACTCCAAATAATGAACATATTGATATTAAAGATATTCGTTTAATGTTTGATAATTTTAAAAAACAAAATATTAACTTTTTAGAAATTTTATTTACTGATTTTGTTATTGTTAACCCAGAATATCAAGAGGAATGGAATTATTTAACAAAATATAACGAATTAATTGCTCATTATAATATTAATCAAGCCTTAAGATGTATGGTGGGAATGTCAATGGAAAAAAAGAAAGCTTTATGTCATCCTTATCCATCTTTAATTGATAAAATTAAAAAATATGGATATGATGGAAAACAATTACATCATATTATGCGTATGAATAATTTTATCCGTGCTTATATTTCTAATAAGGATTATAAATCTTGCTTAACTTTTAATCCTAATAAAGAAGATTTAATTAAAGCTAAATTAAATCAATATCCATTAGAATTAGCCTTAAAATTAGCAGATGAATATGATGAAAGTACAAAAGAAATTGAACAAAAATATTTAAAGCCAGAAGAAATAATTAATAAAGATGCTTTAAAGGTATTAAATAAAGTACAATATGATGTAATCAAAAAAAGATTAAAGAAGGAGGTAAATTAAAATGATTTATTTTACAAGCGATCTTCATTTTAATCATGATAAAGATTTTATATGAGGAGGCCCTAGAGGTTTTTCCTCAGTTGAAGAAAATAATTATGAAATTATCAAGAGATATAATTCAATAGTTACAAATGAGGATGACGTTTATATTTTAGGAGATTTAATGTTAGACGATTATGATGCCGGAATTGAATTAATTAAACAATTAAAAGGAAAAATTCATATTATTTTAGGTAATCATGATACTAATACTAGAATAGAATATTACAAAAAATTAAAAAATATAGTAGAAATTACTTATGCTACTATTATTAAATATGGTAAATTTAGTTTTTTCCTTTGTCATTATCCAACAATTACAGCAAACTATGATGATGGTAAAGCAGTTTTTCAGCATTTAATTAATTTACATGGCCATACTCACGCGGAAAACTACTTCTATAATGAAAATCCTTATATGTATAATGTAGGAGTTGACGCTCATAATGGATATCCAGTATCTATTGAGCAAATTATTAGTGATATTAGACAAAAGAAAAATGAATTAGATAATATTCAAAATTTGTCATAATAAAAAATTTTGTATATAATAAATATGAAAGGAGAAGATGTATGAGTACAATACACTTATTAAATTCCAATTTTGATGAGGGAACAGGTATTTCTTCAGTTACAATTGGAACTGATTATGGATTGTTTACCGCAACATCAAAATTGCATAGTGAAGACTTAGACATCTCTTCATCTTATGCTGGTTGTGAATATGCGGAAATGCGTGCCATAATTAAATATATAAAAAAAAGGATAGAAGTAATAAACAATCAAATTAAAGGACTAGAAAACTATCAAAAACAACTTTTAGGTAGGGCCGACTATAATCCAAAATCACCCGAAAATATTGTTTTAAGGAAAGAAATAGAAAACTTAAACAATGAAAAGAAAGACTGGTATAGGAAAAAAGATTCATTAACAAATTCTCTCATTATAAAAATGAATGGGAGAAGAACTATTGTTAATGCAATAGCCAATAAGAAGGGAGAATAATATGGATCAAGAAATACTAAATCAAGTATTAAGTATCTTATTGCCTGCATTAGCAACATTGATTGCAGGATGATTCGCAGTTTTAGGAAATAAAATAAAAGTTGCCTATGAAGAAAAAATTAATACACAAATTAAAAAACAAGTAGTTCAATCAACTGTTGAATATGTAGAGCAAGTTTACAAAGCCATTAATGGAGATGAAAAACTTCAAAAGGCTATTGAGCAAGCTACAATTATTTTAAGCGAAAAAGGTATACTTATATCTGAAGTAGAATTAAGAATGTTAATTGAAGCTGCAGTTTATGGATTAAAACAAGGGTTTAATGGAGAAGGATTAAATAATCCTAGCACTCCTTCACTTTATGCAGATCCAGAAGAGGAAGAAGGATAATTCCTTCTTCTATTTTTTTATTTTAAAGGAGTTGATAGATTATGATAGAAATGTATTGTGATGGTAGTTCGCGCGGAAATCCGCGGAAAAGGTGGATGGGGCTTAGTTATTATAAAAGAAAATTCAATTATTGATAAACATGGTCAACAATATGAACAATTAGTTACAAATAATCAAATGGAACTTTGTGCTCTTCTAACCGCGATACATATTGCCTCGACAAGATATTGGAATGAACAAGTTACAATTTATTGTGATTCAGCCTATTGCGTTAACATATGCAATGATTGGATTTTTTCATGGGCAACTAATGGTTGAAAAAATAGTAAAAAACAACAAATAGAAAACTATGAGATAATAAGAAAATTATGGGAATATGTAGAATATCCAAAAGGTAGATGGACAGTTAAGAAATGTACTGGACACAAAGGCATTATTGGAAATGAATTAGCGGATGCTATCGCCGCAAATAATCAAGAAAAATTTATTAAAATTTTAAGAGAAAATGAGATTTTGTACGAATAGAAATAAAATTTTGATAATTTTTAAAAAATTTGATATAATTTAATAAAGAAAAAATAACGAAAGGAGAAAATTTGTGAAAAAAGATAATTTATATACAAAGGATAGTATAGAATCTCTTGATCCCCTTGCTTTTACTAGATTAAAGCCAGGTGTTTATGCGGGAGATACAACTTATTCAACTCAACTTTTAGTAGAAATTATCTCTAACGCAGTTGATGAATATAGACTTGGTCACGGCACTGAAATAAATGTTCTTATCAATAATGAAGATAAGAATACAAATATATCAGTTGAAGACTTTGGTCAAGGTTTCATTCCTAATGAAATAAGAGAAGATGGAAAGTCTATTTTAGAGGCTGCATTCAGCGTTTTAAATACTTCAGGAAAATATAGAGAAGATGGAACATATGAAGGAACTTCATTAGGTTCTTTTGGTATTGGTAGTAAATTAACAAACTTTTTATCTCATAATCTTGAAGTTACAACATATAGAGATAATAAATATGAAACTGTTTACTTTAAAGAAGGAGTTTTTGATAAAAGAAAAACAGGTTCATTAAAACATAATTCTGGTACTATTGTTAAATGGACTCCAAGTGAAGAATTTTTTACTCATACAACAGTAGAAGAAGGAAAAGTTAAAGAATTATTTAAAACTATTACTTGTTTATGCCCTGGTCTTAAAATTAATTTAAATCTTAATGGAGAACAAATTAATTATGTATCAACAAAAGGCTTAAATGATTTAGTAGATATGGCGGTCGCAGATAAAGAATTAATCAAAAATAGATTTAATTTAAAATATGAAAATGGTAAAAATAAAATTGATATGGTAATGACATATACAATGAATTATTCTTTAACTATTGTTCCTTATGTAAATACAGGATTAACTGAGAAAGGTCCTCATATAACTCAAATTAAAACTATTTTAACAAGAGAATTTAATAAATTTTTTAAAGAGAAAAAATGGTTAAAAGCTGGAGAAGATAATTTAACTGGAGAAGATTTACAAGAAGGTTTATATATTGTATTTAATTTAACTGCGCCAAATGTAGCTTATAATGCTCAAGTTAAATCAACAGTAACTCAACTTGATATGACACCTTTTACTTCTGCAATAACTGAAGAATTACAATATTGGTTTAATAATAATGAAAAAGAATTAAAAATGATTGCAGATAAAGCGCTTGCCGCACGTAAAGCAAGAGAAGCAGCTAAAAGAGCAAGAGATGCCGCAAGAAATACAAACAATAAACCAAAAAATAAATTATTATCTTTACCTAGCAAATTAGTTGATGCAAACTCAAAAGATAGAACAGAATGTGAATTATTTATTGCGGAAGGAGATAGTGCGGCTGGAGGTCTAATCGCCGCAAGAAATCCAGATACAATGGCGGTCTTCCCTATCAGAGGAAAAATAATTAATCTATATAAAAATTCTGATGAAAAGGTATTCGCAAATCAAGAAGTTTTAAATTTAATTAAAGCATTAGGTTTAGATTTCGATCAAAAAACTCATACTTTAATTTATGATGAAAAGAAACTTCGTTATGGTAAAATATTTACTGCCTGTGATGCAGACCCTGATGGAATGGCTATTAAAAATTTATTACTTACTTACTTTTGGAGTTTATGTCCAGAGTTAATTATAAATGGTCATATTTGGATTACTATGCCTCCATTATATAGAGTTACAGAAGGTAAAGATACTTATATATATTTAAAAGATGATGATGAATTAGAGAAATATAAAAAAGAGCATGAAGGAAAAAAATACTTAATAAATAGAAATAAGGGACTTGGCGAACAAGATGCGGAAGAGCTTGGTCCTTGTATTCTTGATCCAGAAACAAGAAATGTAGCGCAAGTAACAGTTAATGATATAGAAAAAACAGATAATTTATTTGAAATTTTAATGGGCACTCATGTCCCACCAAGACGTGACTGGCTATTAGCTCATTCTGAGGAGGCGAGTGATAATATATGGTAAATAAACAAGTAGATATTATAGATGAATTAGGACAAAATTTTATAGATTTTTCATATGAAGCTAACTCAGCAAGAGCATTTGCAGATGCAAGAGATGGATTAAAGCCAGGACAAAGAGCTTGTCTTTGGGAAATGTTTGACAAAGGATACTTGTCTAATAAACCCCACGTTAAGTCTGCAAAAATCGCAGGTGCAGTAACTGGTAACTGGTGGCCGCATGGTGATGTTGCCATATATGAGACTTTTGCTCGTATGTCGCAACCTTGGATTAATAATGTACCTGAAGTAGATTGGCATGGTAATAATGGTTCCCAATATACTGGACCAGAATGTGCAAGTTCAAGATACACTGAAGCTAGATTATCTAAAATTACTGAAGACTATTTATTTAGAGGCATTAAAAAAGATAATGTTAATATGATATTAAACTTTTCTGAAGACGCGGAATGGCCTGAAGTGCTACCTGCAACTTTCCCTAGACTAATGGTTAATGGATGTCAAGGTATTGGTAGTACAATAGCAAATGTATGGTTGCCGCATGATTTAGATGAAGTATCATCTGTCATAGCTAATTATATGGAAACAGGAAAATTAGATTATTCTAATCTTGCTCCTTCTTTTCCAACAGGTGGAATAATAATTAATAAAGATGAAGTTCATAATATTTATGAAACAGGAAAAGGTAAAGTTATTTTACGTGGAAAAGCAGAAATTAAAAAAGATAAAATATTAATTACTGAATTACCTTATCAAATATATGCTCAGCCTTTTGTTGAAAAGATAACTGAAATGGCTATTAAGGAAGAATTAACTGGCATTGAGTCAATTAATAATAAAAGCGGAAAAGGTACTCTTTTAATCGAGATTGAGTGCTCTGGTAATCCAGAACATGTGTTAGCTCAGTTATATGCAAAAACTGATTTACAAAAAAATTATAATGCAAATCAATGGGCATTAGTGGGTAAAACACCTAAATTATTAACATTAAAACAATATTGCGATATTTATGCTGCACATAATTTAGAGTGCATTAAAAGAGAATATCAATATGATTTAGATAAAGCTAAAGCAAGATTAGAGATTGTTGAAGGTTTACTTATTGCTCTTGAAGATATTGATAATATTATTCAAAAAATAAAAACCAGTGATAGCGCGGCAAAAGCTAAAATCACTTTAATGAATGATTATAAAATGACAGAAAATCAAGCCAAAGCTGTTCTTGATATGAAATTAAGTAGATTAGCTAAATTAGAAAAAGTAGAAATAGAAGAAGAAAAGAAAGAATTATTACAAAAAATTCAAGAATTTTCAGCCGTAGTTGAAAATAAAGATAAACAAAATCAAATTGCTATTGCAAGATTGAAAGAATTAACTTCTAAATATAAGACTAAAAGAAAAACCGCTTTAGAACAAATTGAAATTGTAAAAGAAGATAAAGAAACTGCTGCAGTTATTCCTGAAGAATGCGTAGTTATTATGTCACAAACAGGAGATATTAAACGTATTCCAAAAATTAATTTTAAAATACAAAAGAAAGGCGGGAAAGGAGTAAAAACCGCAGATGATGCAACTCTTGCCGCAATATCAACAAATACAGTAGATAATATTTTAGCCTTTTCAAATATAGGAAAAATGTATAAAATATTAGTAAATAATATTCCTGTTGGAACGAATACAACAAGAGGACAAAATATAAATACATTAATTAATATGGAATATAATGAAAAAATTATAGCAATTACTTCTTTAGATAAGCAAAATCCTGCTCCTTATGTAGTATTCTTTACTAAAAATGGTATGATTAAAAAGACTGCATTTGACGAATACAAGAACACAAAAAAGAGTACTGGTATCCAAGCTATTAAGCTTAAAGAAGGAGATACAATAGTAGATGTTAAATTCTTAGATAAGGAAGACATAATTCTATTCACAAAGAATGCCATGTCTATTAGAATATCTAGCGCATTAATAAATCCAATAGGAAAATTAACAATTGGAATAAAAGGAATTGCTTTAAATGAAGGCGATGAAGTAATTAGTGCGGTTGCGGTTAAAGAAGATACTAACTACATTGGTATATTCTCTACAACTGGATTTAGTAAGAAAGTTCCTGTCGGTGAATTTACAACTCAGGGTAAAGGCGGAAAAGGTGTAATGGTACTAAAAGTTACTCAAGATACTGGAACATTAGCTGGCGCATGCGGTATAAATGATAATGATGTATTATTGTTAATAGGTAAAAATAATAGTATATGTGTTTCCGCACAAGATTTACAAAGCTTAAGCCGAAGTGCTACAGGTAGTATAGCAACAAAAAGTAAAACAATAACCTCAGTAATAAAACTATAGGAGAGATTGTTCTCTCCTATTTTATTTTTTATAATTTTTTTGTTATAATAATATTAAGAAAAAGAGGTGAGCAAATGGACAAATATAGTATTAAAAATATGAAAAGATTGATTGAAGAATTAAATAATTATACTCAACTTTATGATGAGGGCATTCCTGCAATTTCAGATGAAGAATGGGATAAAATGTACTTTGAATTAAAAGATATTGAAAATGTATTTAATTTTACTTATCCTAATAGCCCTACTCAAAAAATTAGTTTTGAATTAGTAAATGAATTAAAGAAAGTAGAACATTCACATCCTATGCTTTCTCTTGATAAGACAAAAAGTATCGAAGATATAAAAAATTTTATTTCTTATCATGAATATATTATTATGCCAAAAATGGATGGATTAACCTGTTCTTTAACTTATAAAAATGGAAAGTTAGTTCAAGCTGAAACAAGGGGAAATGGAATTATAGGAGAAGATATTTTACATAATGCTTTACATGTAAAAAATATTCCTAATCAAATTAATTTAAAAGAAGATTTAACTGTTGATGGAGAAATTATTTGTACTTATGATGATTTTAAACCCTTTAAAGATAAATATAAAAATCCTAGAAATTTTGCAGCAGGTTCAATCAGATTATTGAATTCAAGCGAAAGTGCATCAAGAAACTTATCTTTTATAGCTTGGGATGGATTCTTTACAAAAGAACTTGAAACTTTATCTAGAAAATTAGAATTATTAAGATGGCATGGATTTGATGTAGTTCCATATATTACAGATAAAAGTAAAAATAATCTTGAACAATATATAAATACTTTAAAAGATACGTGTGATAATTATTATCCTATTGATGGAATGGTAATTAAGTATAATAATTGTGAAGAATATAATGCTGAAGGTAGAACAGATCATCATTTTAAGGGCGGAATAGCTTATAAATTTTATGATGATGAGTATGAAACTATTTTACGAGATATTGAATGGACAATGGGAAGAACTGGACAACTAACTCCAGTTGCAGTCTATGAAGATGTTGATATAGATGGGACTATCTGTAATAGAGCTAGTTTGCATAACTTGACTATTATGAAGGAAACTTTAGGTAAATATGGTTGGAAAGACCAAAAAATAAAAGTATTTAAAGCTAATCAAATTATACCACAGATTAGTTGGGCAGAGCCTGAAAATGAATATACTAAAGAATATTTCAGTTATCCTATGTTTTGTCCTATTTGCGGACAACCAACAGAAATTAAAAAAGACAATGATAGTGAAGTTTTATATTGCGGAAATCCTGAGTGTGAAGGCAAGGTCTTGAATCGATTAGACCACTTTTGTTCAAAAAAAGGTCTAGATATAAAAGGTTTATCAAAAGCAACTCTTGAAAAACTTATGGATTGGAATTGGGTAAATGATTATTATGATATTTTTACTCTTGACACCCATGCGGAAGAGTGGAAGCGCAAACCGCGGTTTCGGGGTAGCTAGCGTAAATAATATTTTAAAAGCTATTGACGGAGCGCGAGAAACAACTCTTGATAAAATTATTGCAGCCGCCGGTATCCCAGAGATTGGTTCTAGAGTATCGAAAGATTTATCTCAGTACTATGATTCTTATACCGCCTTCCGCGCAGAAACAGACTTTTTAAAATATGATGGTATTGGAGAAATAATGCAAAATAATTTATTAAAATTTAATTATAATGATTTAAGATTTGATGAAACAGTAAATAATTTTTTAAAAATTAAACAAAAAGAAGAAAATAAAAAAGAAAATAATTTAAAAGATAAAGTATTTTGTGTTACTGGTAAAACTCATATTTTTAAAAATCGTGCAGAATTAACCGCCGATATAGAAAGTAAAGGTGGAAAAGTTGTTAGTGCGATGTCTAGCAAAGTCCATTATCTAATCAACAATGATATTACAAGTACAAGTGCAAAAAACCAAGCTGCTAAATCTGCTGGTATACCAATCTTGACTGAAGAAGATTACTTGGCACTTTAAAAAATTTTTTATATAATAATAATATGAAAAAAGAGTTACAAAAAATAGCTATGGAAATAGCAAGGTTAGAAAAGGATTTTAATGAAGGTAATGCAAAGGAGACCGAGGATAAGATTACAAGTCTTATTTCTAAACTATCCTTAGAAGAAATTTTAGAAATAGATAATTATATTCAAGAAAAAATTTGAAATTAAAAAAATTTTTTAGTATAATGTATCTATAATAAAAAATATTATAAAAACATTTTTAGAAAAAAGAAAAGGAGAAAAAAATTATGTTAAAAGAAAATTCAAGAAAAGTATTTGATTATGTAAAAGCAAATGAAGGTAAGAATATTACTGCTGCTGACATCGCTGAAGGAACAGGATTAGATGTAAGACAAGTTAATGGTATTGTTACAAGCGCATTCCAAAGAAAAGGTTTAATGGAAAGAGTTCCAGCTGAAATCGAACTAGAAGATGGTTCTCATAAAGCTATCAAATTAGTTAAACTTACAGCAGAAGGAAAAGATTTTGATCCAGATGCTGAAGAAAAAGCTGAATAATCAAAACAAATAAATTTATAGGGCTGGGTTAATTAACCTAGCCTTTTTTATTAGGAGGAAAAATGTTTTGAACTATAATTGGAATAATATTAATAATAATTAGCTGTATTTTAATTTGAAATTATAGTAAAAAATTAAAAAATATTATTACAAAAGATATACAAACTGAAAAAGAAAATTTTTTAATTGCAAAAGAAAATAATACTTTAAGATTGCAAAAAGAACAATTACAAAATGAATTAAATCAATTAAATACAATTCAAGATAATTTTGATAGCTTGGCTAAAAAAGCATTCTCTTCTTATTGTGAAGAATTAGATAAAGAATATCAAGAGAAAGAAGAAGACTATGATTATTTATTAGAAAAGCTTCAAAAAAGCTATGAAGAAGAACAAATTTCTTTACTTAATGATATAAAAATTTTAAAAGAAGAATTACAAAAAATCGCGGAAACCCGCGCTGCCGCAATTAAAGCCCAATTAAAAGAACAAGAAATTAAAGAACAAAAAGATTTTTATTCCTTAAAAATATCTAGTGCAGATTTAAATGATGCAAAAGTTTTACGTAATATTGAATCTAAATTAAATAATCCTCGTGTATTGCGCATGTTAATTTGACAATCATTTTATCAAAAGCCAATGAGCCAATTATGTAATAATATTCTAGGTACTTCTACTGTAAGCGGAATTTATAAAATTACAAATCAATTAACAGATGCTTATTATATAGGTCAAGCTGTTGACATTGCGACTCGTTGGAAAACTCATGCAAAATGCGGTTTGGGGATAGATACTCCTGCTTCAAATAAACTTTATCAAAATATGCAAGAGTATGGATTAGAAAATTTTACTTTTGAGGTCTTAGAAAAATGTCCTTCTTTAGAATTAAATGCTAAAGAAAAATTCTATATTGATTTATATCAAGCAGATAAATATAGTTTAAACAGTAAAAGTGGAAATAAATAAAAATTTTTATTATAATAAAATATATTTAAAAGAAAGGAATCTTGAAAAAGATTATAAGGTAAGAAAAATGAATAAGTTTTTAGAAGATTTAAAAGATGCAACAAATTATGTTTATACTGAAAATGGAGCGCTTGCTCATAAAACAACAAATAATGCTGTTTATGATATGTTCTCTTTAGGCGCAGCTTACAGAGTAAGATCTAATGAAGATTGTATATTATTATTTAAAAATGCTTTTGAAGAAAATGAAACTCTTGCTTTAAAATGTTTATTTTATCTTAGAGATATTCGTGGCGGTCAAGGAGAAAGACGTTTTTTCCGCACATGCTTTAAGTGGTTATGTGATGAACATCCTGAGGCAGCAAAAAGAAATTTGATTAATATCTCTGAATATGGCAGATGGGATGACCTTATTTATGCAGCAGAAGGTACTGGTTTAAAAGACCAAGCTTTTGCAATTCTAAAAGAACAATTAGCTTTAGATTTGGCAAGTAAGACTCCTTCTCTATTAGGAAAATGGCTACCATCTGAAAATGCTTCAAGCAAAAAGACAAAAAAAATGGCAACTGCATTTAGAGAATATTTAGATATGACACATAAACAATATAGAAAAATTTTATCTACTTTAAGACAAAAAATTAATATTGTTGAAAGACTAATGTCTGAAAATAGATGGGATGAAATAGAATTTGATAAAATACCTTCAAAAGCAGGATTAGTTTATAGAAATGCTTTTGCTCGTAGAGATATTTTAGCAAAAAAATATGAGGCTTTCATGAAGGATAAATCTACAAAAGTAAATGCAGCAAGTTTATTTCCTTATGAAATTGTTGAAAAAGCAATTGATGAATTTGGTCACTGTTATTATTGGAGAAATAATCGTCCAACAGATTTATCAGATCCAACTCGTTTAGCTTTAAATAAATATTGGGAAAATCTTCCTGACTATTTGAAAGGAGAAGACTGCAGCATGATGTGTGTAGTTGATACTTCTGGATCAATGTGGGGAAGACCAATAGCAGTAGCTATTTCTTTAGGTTTATATTGTGCAGAAAGAATTGGAGAACCATTTAAAAATTATTTCATTTCTTTCTCAAGAGAAGCTAAGTTAATAAAAACTGAAGGTATTGACTTTGTTGATAAGGTTCAAAGAATTTATTACCAAAACTTATGCGAAAATACTAATTTAGATAGTGTGTTCAATTTATTAAGAACTACTGCATTAAGAGACCCTGCTGCAAGAAAATCAATGCCAAAGACTATTGTTGTTATAAGTGATATGGAAATAGATGGTGGGTCTACTTGGGGTAAAGACAATGCTGCAACTCATATGGAACGTATTAGACAAAAATGGGAACAAGATGGATTGACATTACCACACCTTGTTTATTGGAATGTAGAATCAAGAAATGAAAATAAGTTCCTTGATTCAGGAGATGATGTTACTTTTGTAAGTGGATGCTCTCCAGTCATTTTCCAAAGTGTGTTAACTGGTAAAACAGGATACCAACTTTGTTTAGAAGTTCTAAATGGAGAAAGATATAATGCTGTAAAGTAGGGAGTAATTCCCTACTTTTTTGACTTTTAGAAAAAATTTTTATATAATTATTATATATATAAATATGTTTGAGTATATAAATAAAAAAAGAAGGAGAAAAAGAAATGAAGAAATCAATGATTAATCAAGTACATTTAGAAGGTAGAATATTTTCACATGATTTACAAATTAAGACAGTTCAAAATGCAGATTCAACAAATTTCGGCAAAGAATTTATTGCAGGTAATGTTGAAATTGCTGTAGATGAAGAAGGAATGAATGTTATTCCAGTACATTTCACATATGTAACAGAGACAACAAAATCTGGAGCAAAAAGTCCTACTTATACTGCATTAAAGAAAATAATTGATGAGAATAGAACTTGGTCAAGCCAAGGAAAAGATAAAGCACAAAAGATTCAAGTTAATTCTGCTTTAGCGCTTAATGATTTTTATAATGCAAATGATGAATTAGTTTCTGCAAAAGTTAATGAAGGTGGTTTTGTAACTTTATTGCTAGATACAGCAGAATTAAGACCAGAAAAAGAAAGAAATACATTCAATACAGATATAGTTATAACATCTGTTAAAAGAGTAGAAAAAGATGAAGAAAAAAATATTCCTGAAGATTATGATATAGTTAGAGGAGCAATTTTTAATTTTAGAAATGAAATTTTACCTCTAGAATATACAATTAAATTAGCAACAGGAATGAAATATTTTGAAGATAAGGCTCCATCTGCATCAGCACCATTATTCACAAGAGTATGGGGTAATATTAATAGTAAAACTAAGACCGTTACTCAAACTCAAGAAAGTGCATTTGGTGAAGCTGCAGTAACAACTTATACAAGAAAAGAAAAAGAATGGTTAATTACTGGTGCTTTAAATGAAGCTTATGATTTTGGAGATGAAGCAGTTTTAACAGCAGATGAATTAAAGAAAGCTATGCAAGATAGAGAAATTCATTTAGCCGACATTAAAAAGAGAGCTGATGAATATAAAGCTCAAAAAGCTTCTGCTACACCAGGACCAATCGTAAATGGAGGAGCAGCAACTCAAAGCGGAACTTTTAATTTCTAATATAAGGAGGAGTAAAGATGGCAATTGATTTGTTAAATCTTACTCCCCATCAGGTTAGTCGTGACTTGCGCGGATATAGTGTGTTTTTTTATGGCGACCCAAAGACTGGCAAGACCACCATCGCAAGTCACTTCCCTGAATCATTATTACTTGCCTTTGAAAAAGGTTATAATGCTATTCCAGGGATTATGGCTCAACCTATTAATAAGTGGAGTGAGTTCAAACAGACTTTAAAGCAATTAAAAGATGAAAAGGTAAAAGAAAAATTTAGTACAATAATTATAGACACAACAGATATTGCATATGATTATTGTATAAAATATATATGTGATAATGCTAAGCGCTCAGACGGCGGTTGGGGCGTAGATGCAATTAGTGATATTCCTTTTGGTAAAGGTTATGGACTAGTAGCGCAAGAATTTGATGAATGCTTAAGAAGTATAGTTCAAATGGACTATGGTTTAGTTCTTATTTCTCATGCTACTGATAAAACATTTACAGATGAAAAAGGAATAGAATATAATAAAATTGTTCCTACTCTTGATAAGAGAGCAACAAATATTGTTTCTAGAATGACAGATATAATTGGTTATTCAAGAGTAGTTAAAACTGATGATGGCAAACAAGTAACTAAATTATTTTTAAGAGGAACAGATAGATTTATGGCAGGTTCAAGATTTAAATATACTCCTGACTATATAGACTTTAGTTATGATAATTTAGTTAATGCTATTGCTGAAGCAATAGATAAACAAAGTAAAGAAGAAGGAGATAAATTCTTTACTTCAGAAAGAAGTAATTTATATATTCCTGCAGAAAAAGAATTAAATTTCGATGAATTAATGAAAGAATTTAATGATATAGTAAATGGATTAATTGAAAAATATGAGGCAGATGGTAAATTTCAAGAATATTATCAACCTAGAATTATTCAAATTACTGAAAAATATTTAGGTAGAGGTCAAAAAGTAAGTCAATGTTCAAGAGAACAAGTTGAAGCACTTTCACTCATAGTAGATGATCTACAAGAATTAGTCAAGGGAAAATAATTCCGATGGGAGGGCAAGATAATGCTCTCCCATTGATTTTTTAATAAATTTATGATATAATTAAAAGAGAAATAAAAAGGAGTTGGTAATATGCATAAAGTTACGTGTATCTATTGTAAACAAATATTTGACAGAGATAAAGAACCTGCTGTATTAGTGTCTACAAGAAGATATGCTCATGCTCTTTGTGCGGAAAAGGCAAATAAAGAACAAACACAAGCGGAAAAAGATTATGACCAATTAATTTTATATATAAGAAAAATTTTAAAAGAAAGTTATGTTGACGCAAAAGTTAAAAAACAAATTATGGATTTTAAGAAACAATATAATTATACTTTTAGTGGAATGTTAAAAACTTTAGAATGGTGATATGAAATTAAAAAAAATCCAATAGATAAAGCCAACGGAGGAATAGGTATTATTCCATTCGTATATCAAGAAGCTTATAATTATTATAAAGCAATTTATGATGCTCAACAAAATGCGGCCGCCGGTCTTCGCAACTATCAACCGAGAATTGAGGAAATAGAAATCCCGCCTCCAGTTGCTACTTACCGCCTTCCGCAATTGTTTGATATAGAGGAGGAGGTTGAAAATGATAACTAAGTATGTAGATACCGCATCTATTATTCAGGTGCTTGGTAATATCTATAACTCTCCAAATTTATTAGATAATGAAAAATATAAATTTAATGAAGAAGATTTCCCAAATAATTTTCATAAAATATTATTTGGTTCAATATATAATTTACACATATTAGGAGCAAAAGAAATAACCGCTAATACAATAGAAGATTATTTAGCTAATAGACCTAATAGTTTAAGTGAATATAAAGTAAATAAAGGTAGAGAATATCTAGAACAAATATCTCAAGCGGTTCAACTTTCTACTTTTGATTTTTATTATAATAAAATGAAAAAGATGACTCTTTTACGTCAATATGATAAAGCAGGAATGGATTTATCTTGGTTATATGATGTGGATAATATCCTTGATGCAAAAAAGAAACAAGCTCAAGAAGAATGGTTAGATAATACTTCGTTAGAAGATATAGCAGATACTATTGATAAAAGAATAACAGATATTAAATTAAAATATGTAGATGGCACAGATGCTGAATATGTTCAAGCAGGGGATCAAATTCTTGAATTAGTAGAAAGGTTAAAGCAAACTCCTGATGTAGGATATCCCCTATTTGGTCCATTTATCAACACTGTAACTCGTGGGGCAAGATTAAAGAAATTATATCTTCGTTCTGCGGCAACTGGTGTAGGTAAGACAAGAGCAATGATAGCTGACTCATGTAATATAGCTTGTGGTCAAATATACGATTCAAAAGAAGGCAAATGGGTAGATAATGGAACTAAAGAACCAACATTATATATTACAACTGAGCAAGAGATAGAAGAAATTCAAACTATGATGCTAGCATTTTTAGCGGATGTAGATGAAGGACATATTATATATAATAAATATGAAGAAGGAGAATTTGACAGAGTTGTTTATGCAGCTGAGGTAATAAAAAAATCTCCTATCCATATTAAACGTTTACCAGATTTTAGTTTAATAGATATTGAAAATACAATAAAATATTCCATTTATGAATATGGAGTTAAATATGTTTTTTTTGATTATCTTCATACTTCAATGAAAATTTTAAGCGAAGTTACAAATAAAACAGGAATAAAAGGATTAAGAGAAGATAATGTTTTATTTATGATGGCAATAAGATTAAAAGATTTATGTAATGAGTATGGAGTATTTATAATGACAAGTACGCAATTAAATGCGGATTACCGTGAGGCGGATGTCTATGACCAAAATTTATTACGTGGAGCAAAATCTATTGCAGATAAGATTGACTTTGGGGCAATTATGTTGCAGACAAGTTCTGAAGATAAACAATCTTTAAAACCAATATTAGCTCAAAAAGGATTGCCAGAACCAGATATTAAAATGTCAATCTATAAAAATAGACGTGGACAGTATAAAGATATTTTGTTATGGTGCGAAGCCCGCAGAGGCACTTGCCGTATCATTCCTATGTTTGCAACAGATTATAATTATCAATTAATTGATTTGCCAGATTTAAAAATAACAATAAATCCAAAATTAAATGCTTCAGCATTTTAGAAAGGAGTTTAAATGGATGAGTTAGAAGAAATAAAACAACAACTAACAATAGATGATGTATATAATTTTCTTCAAGCTTTTGATGGTTCTCCAAAGATGCAAGATAATGTTATTGTATCTAGAACTATTTGTCATGGCGGTCATAGTCATAAATTATATTATTATGGTAATACTCATCTATTTAAATGCTTTACAGATTGTCCTGAACCTAGCTTTGATATTTTTCAGCTAGCTATGAAAATCATGGGGAATGATTTAAAAAGTCTCCCTCAGGCAATTAATTATATAAAAGGATTTTTTGGCTTAGTAACTTCAACAAAAAATTTTAATGAAAATGAATCTTCCCTTGAAGATTGAAAAATTTTAAATAATTATCTTAATAAAAATAATGAAAATGCTAATAAAAGAACAATAGAAATGAAATTTTATTCTAAAGAATTTTTAAATAATTTCCCCCAACCGCGCATATTAAGCTGGGAAAAAGAAGGTATTGGAAAAGATGTAATCAAATCTCATAATATTAGATATGACCCAGTTAATGATGCAATTATTATTCCACATTATGATATAGATGGAAATTTGATTGGAATAAGAGAAAGAACTTTAATAAAAGAAAATGAAGATGGCGGAAAATATAGACCTATGTATCTAGGCAGACAATTATATAATCATCCTCTTGGATTTGCATTATATAATTTAAATTGGTCAAAAGATAATATAAAGAAATTAAAAAAGGTAATTATTTTTGAGTCAGAAAAAAGTTGCTTAAAATATTCAACTTTTTTTGGAGAAGAAAATGATATATCTGTTGCTTGTTGCGGTAGTAATTTAGGCAATTATCAATTTGAACTTTTAAAAAATTTAGGAGTAGAAGAAATGGTCATTGCTTTTGATAGACAATATCAAGAGATAGGTGATGATGAATATAAGAAATGAACAAGAAAATTATTAGAAATATCTAAGAAATTTTCTAATTATTGTAAAATAAGTTTTATTTTTGATACAGATAAAATGTTAGGTTATAAAGATGCGCCTATTGATTTAGACAAGAATACATTTTTATACTTATATAAACATAGACTTAATGAGAAAGGAAATTAATATGAAATATAAATTAATTAAACCTATGAATCCGAACTATAATGCAATAGAGCAAATACTTGTAAATAGGCGGAATTCCTTATAAAGATATCCAACATTATTTAAATACAACAGATAAAGATATAAATGATTTTAAATTATTTGGAGAGGATAATTTAAAGAAGGCGGCAACCGCATTAATTACCGCGATAAAAGAAAATCAAAAAACATGAGTTGTAGTTGACTGCGATTGTGATGGTTATACCTCTTCCGCACTATTAATAAATTATCTATATGAATGATTCCCAGCTTTTGTGGAAAATCATGTTAAATATTTTTTACACGAAGGCAAAACACATGGTTTAGCAGATGTTATGGAGCATATAGATGAAGATACTAAGTTAGTTATCCTTCCAGATAGTTCGAGTAATGATTATGAATACCATAAAGAATTAAAAAGCCGTGGTATTAATGTTATTGTTCTTGACCACCACGAAGCTGACCATATTAGTGAAGATGCTATCATAATTAATAATCAGTTATCAGATTATCCAAATAAACAAATGTCTGGTGTTGGAGTCGTTTGGCAATTTTGCAGATATTTAGATAGTCTATTGGGAGATAATAAAGCAAATCAATTTTTAGATTTAGTAGCTCTTGGTATGACTGGAGATATGATGGACTTGCGCTCAATAGAAACAAAGCATTTAATAAATAAAGGATTTGAAGAAATTCATATTAAAAATCCATTTATATACTTTATGGCACAAAAAAATAGTTTTTCTTTGGGTAATAAAATTACTCCAACTGGCGCAGCATTTTATATTGTTCCTTATGTAAATTCTATGGTTAGAAGCGGAACTCTAGATGAGATGAGATTATTATTTGACTCAATGCTTAAATATAAAGCATTTAATATTGTTCCCTCTACTAAACGCGGTCATGCAATAGGAGAAATGGAACAGGTTGTAGACCAAGCCGTTCGCACCGCATCAAATGTAAAAAATAGACAAACAAGAGCTCAAGAAAAAGGAATTGAAGCTCTTGAAAATCAAATAAAAGAAAATAATTTATTAGACCATAAAGTATTATTATTCTTATTAAACAGTGGAGAAATTGATAGTAATATAAATGGTTTAATTGCAAATAAATTTATGGCAAAATATCAGCGCCCTGTTTGTGTTTTAACAAAAGTAGGAGATGTTTATCGCGGTTCCGCAAGAGGCTATGATAAATCAGGAATTGAAAGTTTTAGACAAGCTTGTTTAGATACTGGGCTAGTTAATTTTGCGGAAGGCCATGCTAACGCATTTGGTCTTGAAATTAATGCGGAAAACCTTGAGGCGTTTGTTGCTGCGATGGACAAGGCCTTTGCCAACATTGACCCAGAACCGCTTTACCGCGTTGATTACATATATAAAGGCGTTGATGTTAGTAGAGAAAATATTCTTGATGTTGCTTCTTTAAATGACTTATGGGGACAAGGTATTGAAGAATGCTTAATTTGCATTGAAGGTTTAAATGTTTCATCTGAAATGATTAATTTAATGGGACTTGAAAAAGGTAAGCCAACATTAAAAATAACTTTACCAAATAAAGTAGCTCTAATTAAATTTGGTAGCTCAGAAGAAGAATACCATAACCTTCAATCCAAAGGCTATATGACTTTAAATATTGTAGGAAAATGTCAGGCCAATGAATGGAATGGATGAGTTACTCCTCAGGTACTTATAGAAGATTATGAGGTTACAGGAGGAAGTAAATATAATTTTTAAGTCGCTAACGCGACTTATTTTTCTTCATTGACAGTTTAATAAAATTATAATATAATATAATAAGGTGATAAAAAAATGATATTAAATGAAAAACAACAAAAAGGACTTGATCTTGCTGTTGCTCGTTTTAGAGATGGACAAAAATATACAGTAATTGCTGGTTATGCAGGAACGCGGAAAAAGTACGTTAGTTAAATTTATAATTTCTGCTCTTGAACAACAATACAATATAGACCCAGAGAAAGATGTTGTCTATACATCTTTTACAGGTAAGGCTACTCAAGTGTTGCAAAAGAAAGGAAATAAAAATGTTAGCACTTTGCATAAATTACTTTTTGAAAGTATTCCAAATCCAGATGGAACATTTTTTAGAAGACCAGTAACCTCTATTGATTATAAAATTGTTGTTGTAGATGAATGCTCAATGGTTCCAAAAGAATTATTAGAAGCTTTATTTAAACATAATTGTTATATTTTATGTCTAGGTGATCCTGGCCAACTACCGCCAATAAATAAAGATGATGATAATATGCTTCTTCAAAATCCCGATATTTTCTTAGATGAAATTATGAGACAAGATGAAGATAGCGAAATTATAGATTTAACAATGAAGATTCGTAATGGAGAACCATTACAACGTTATGAAGGAAAAGAAATTCAAATTTTAAATAAAAATGAATTGACAACAGGAATGCTCTTGTGGGCAGATCAAATTATATGTGCAACAAATTCAATGAGAACTTCATTAAATAATCAAATGCGTGAATTGACTGGCCATGAAGGTGAGCCACAAGATGGAGATAAAATCATTTGTTTAAAAAATAATTGAGAGATTTTTTCAGATGATTATAATCCTTTAGTAAATGGAACAATAGGATATTTAAAAAATCCTTTTTCAACAAATCTTCATTTGCCACCTTTTATTACTTCTACCCATAAAGCAGAGACAATTCCAGTTACAATGGGCGAGTTTGTTTCTGATACAGAAGAAAACTATGGAAATTTAGTAATGGATAAAAAATTAATTGTTGAAGGTGAGGCTGGTCTAGATTGACGCACATCTTATAATATGAGTAGACATTATAAATTTCGTAGCGCAATTCCGCAACAATTTACATACGGATATGCAATCACTTGCCATAAGAGTCAAGGCAGCGAATGGGACAAAGTTTTGGTAATTGAAGAAGGTTTTCCTTTTGACAAGGAAGAACATAGACGTTGGTTATATACTGCGGCAACCCGTGCTGCTAAAAAATTAGTAATTATTAAAAAGGAGTAATTATGATAGATTATGGCTGTTTAAGTTTAGAAGATAGAATTTACAATATGTTGATAGATGAAAATGAATTATTAAAAGAACAATTAAAAAACAAGGATGAACAAATTAAATTTTTAACACAATTAATTGAAAATATATGGAGAGAAAAACATGATTAGTTATGAAGATAGAATTCGTAATATACTTATTTTTATAAAATTAATTTGCATTCAAGCCAATGGATATGATTTAAAAAGAATTATTAATAATTTATGTTATGGAGAATATAAATTGCAAGATGCTTTAGTAGATTGACTTAAATCAGGAAATAAATTTTTTTATCCTTGAGAAGAAATATATAAGGAGTTTTTTGATGAAGATTAGATTGAGTTATTTTTATCAAATAAGAAATTTTAAAGTAAATATGATACCTGTCTCGACTGCGTTATGAGACCCAAAGTGATTCCATGATAACCAAGGACCATATTATATCTTCCAAGATAAACGTGGTATTCTTAATGGTCTTCGTTTAGAAGCTATTATATCAAAAGCAAGACAATGCGAATGTAGTTGTCCTTGTGAAGATAAAGATAGTTCTACTTGTAAATTTCTTCAATCTTATAGAGAGCAATTAAAAAAAGTAGACTTTAATAAAATGATTAATGATATGGAGGATTTTGCAATAGAATATCAAAAAAGCGAAGGCTTTGAAGAAGAACCTATTATGGTATTGATAGTTTATGAAGTACCAAAAAATTTATGCAGCGAAAGACAGGCTTTAATAGATTATTTTAATGAAAATGGAATAGAATGTAAAGAATTAAAATATCCAATAAAGGAGAATTATTAATGAAGAGTTATACTAAAAAAGGCTTATACAATAGCTATGATAAAAAACATAAAGAACGTGATTCATTAGATTATTATTCTACCCCTAGCGCGGAAGTAACGAATATCTTAAATGAATTAAATTTAGATTTTAACAATATGACTATTCTTGAACCATGCTGTGGCGGAGGCCATATGTATAAAGGCATTCAAGATTATATTAATCAACATCCAGATAATTATCCCGACGCAATCATTGCCACAGATGTTATGGAACGAGATGCGGGAATCGCCTTTCCGCATGAAACAGGAGAACAATATGATTTCTTAAGTGATAATTATCAACTTCCTGTTGATACGCATATAGATTATATTATTATGAATCCTCCTTATTCTACTATTGAGCCATTTACAATCAGAGCGCTTGAAATTGCGGAACGAGGAGTCCTTTTATTAGGGAGACTACAGTTTCTTGAAGGAAAAGGAAGATATGAAAATATTTTAAAAGATAATCCTCCTACTGATGTTTATGTTTATGTTGATAGAATTAAATGTTATAAAAATGGAAATACTCAAGATTCTGAACCATCTGCTCAAGCTTACGCTTGGTTTTATTGGGATTTAAAAGCGGAAACCGCGCATCCTCCTTACATACACTGGATCAAGCGCGCATAGGCGAATTGATTTTTATAAAAATTTATGATATAATTTATATAGAATAATAAAAGGAGGGGTTAAATGAATAGTCAACGTTTTGAAGTTCATAGTCACACACATTATAGTAATTTTCGTTTACTTGACTGTATTAACCGCCCTAAAGACTTAATTAATCGAGCTATTGACCTTGGGTTAGCAGGCATAACAATAACAGACCACGAAACACTTGCCGCACATCCAGAGGTCAATTTTTATGAGGATGAGGTACAGAAGGAACATCCAGATTTTAAAATTGCATTAGGTAATGAGATATATTTAACTGAAACAAGAGATAGTGGGCAAAAATATTATCACTTTATTTTAATTGCAAAAAATAAAACTGGACATAGAGCTTTAAGAGAATTATCCTCAAGAGCTTGGATGAATAGTTATTGGGATAGAGGTTTAGAAAGAGTACCAACTTTAAAAAGTGATTTAGAAGAAATTTATAATAAATATCCGAATTCTTTAATAGCAACTTCAGCTTGTCTTGGAGGAGAGCTAAGCGTTAATACATTAGCTTTAATTAATGCCGAAAAGGTAGGCGATAATGCGGGAGCACAAGAAGCTCATCAAAAAATAGTTAATTTTATGTTATGGTGTAAAAAATTATTTAAAGAAGATTTTTATGTAGAGTGCGCACCAGGATGTTCAAAAGATCAAATTGCAGTTAATAAAAGATTAGTATCAATAGCTAAAGCATTTAATTGTAAGATGGTAATTGGCGGAGATGCGCATTATTTAAAGAAAGATGATAGATATGTTCATAAAGCATATTTAAATAGTAAATATGGCGAAAGAGAAGTCGATGATTTCTATGAATATGCATATCTTCAAGATGATAATGAAATATTAGAGCATTTATCTAAAAGTGAATTTAGCGAAGAATTTATAGATGAAATATATGCAAACAGCTTAGAGATATATAATAAAATAGAAAAATATAGTTTGGCGCATAAGCAAACTATCCCAAAAGTAGAAGTTAAAGATTATCCTAAATATATGTTTAAAGAACCTCGTTTTGAAGATAAGTATCCTGTTTTAACGCAATTAAGAACATCAGATGATAAAATTGAAAGATATTGGTCTAATTATTGTTTAAATAAATTAGTAGATATGAATTTATATAATGATAAATATTTAGACAGATTAGAAGAAGAAGCTGATATCAAGAAAACAATTAGTGAAAAACTTGAAACAAATATGTTTGCTTATCCAGTAACATTACAGCATTATGTTGATATGTTTTGGGATTGTGGAAGTATGGTTGGCGCAGGACGTGGTTCTTCATGTTCTGGTTTAAATCATTATCTTTTAGGAATAACTCAGCTAGATCCAATCCAATGGAACTTACCTTTCTGGAGATATTTAAATAAAGAAAGAGTAGAATTAGGAGATATAGATTTGGATTTATGCCCAAGCAAACGTCCTTTAATATTAAAGAAAATAAAAGAAGAAAGAGGACAAAATTTCTTAGATAGCATAGATGATTTAAGTAGAAAAAATTTAGGTTGCACATTGATAGCTACATATGGCACAGAAGGAACTCGTTCAACAATCTTAACCGCCTGCCGCGGATATAGAAGTGAAGATTATCCTGATGGTATTGATGTTGATACTGCACAATATTTAAGTTCGCTTATTCCGCAAGAAAGAGGATTTTTATGGTCTCTTGATGATATTATAAATGGTAATCCAGATAAAGGTCGTAAGCCAAGTACTTTATTTATAAATGAAGTAAATCAATATCCTGGCCTATTGGAGATTATGCAGGGTATTGAAGGATTGGTTAATAAAAGAAGTTCTCATGCTTCTGGTGTAATTTTATTTGATGAAGATCCATATGAATTTGGTTGTTTTATGAGAACTCCAAAAGGAGAAGTAATAACACAATATGATTTACATATGTGCGAAGCTTGTGGTATGACAAAATATGACTTCTTAGTAACAGAAGTTCAAGATAAATTGACTGAAGCAATTAGATTATTACAAAAGTATGGAGAAATAGATGAAAATTTAACTTTAAGAGAAGTTTATGATAAATATTTTCATCCGAATGTATTGCCAATAGATAATCAAAAATGTTGGGAAGCATTACAAAAAAATAATGTATTAAATATTTTCCAATTTGATAGTGACGTGGGCGGTCAAGCGGCAAAAAAAATTAAGCCTACAAATATTCTTGAGATGGCCGATGCAAACGGTCTAATGAGATTGATGACTGCGGAAAAGGGACAAGAAGCCCCAATGGAGAAATATATTAGATTTAAAAATAATATATCTTTATGGTATGATGAGATGACAAAATATGGATTGACCGCAGATGAACAGAAAACGTTAGAACCATATTTCTTAAGTTCGCATGGAGTTCCTCCAAGTCAAGAACAATTAATGAGAATGTTAATGGATAAAAATATTTGTAATTTTAGTTTAAAAGATGCAAATGCCGCAAGAAAAATTGTTGGTAAAAAACAAATGAGTAAGATTCCCGCACTTCATCAACAAATATTAGACCAAGCATCAAGTCCTGCATTAGGAAAATATGTTTGGGAATGTGGTGTTGGACCTCAAATGGGGTATTCATTCTCAGTTATTCATGCTCTTGCTTATTCTTTTATAGGTTTCCAAACTATGTATATAGCAACTAATTGGGATCCAATATATTGGAATACCGCATGTTTAGTTGTAAATAGTGGTTCATTAGAAAATGATGAAGATGATTCGTATGAAGAAGACGATGAAGGAAATATAAAGAAAAAAGAGAAGACCACAGATTATACAAAAATAGCAAAAGCTCTTGGAGATATTATTAGTAGAGGTATTAAAATTAGTTTAATAGATATAAATAAATCAAATTATAGTTTTGAACCAGATGTCGAAAATCAACAAATATTATTTGGTATGAAGGCATTAAGTGGTTTAAATGATGGAACAATAGAGCAAATAATGGCAGCAAGACCTTATAGCGGAATAAAAGACTTTATGGCACGTTGCCCATTAAATAAAACTGCAATGATTAGTTTAATTAAAGGTGGAGCTTTTGATAAATTAGAAGAGAAATGGGGAAAAGAATTAAATATAGAGCCTAGAAAAGTTGTTATGACATATTATTTATCTCAAGTATGTGAAGCTAAAAAGAGATTAACTTTACAAAACTTTAATGGATTGATGCAATATAATTTAATTCCGCAAGAATTAGAATTTCAAAAAAGAGTATTCATATTTAATAAATATTTAAAAACAAATCAAAAAGTTGGTAAATATTTTGTATTTAATGAACCTTGTTTAAAATTTTATGAAGAATTTTTTAATAATGATTTATTAGAAGTAATTAATGGGGTAACTTGTATATTACAAACAAAATGGGATAATATTTATCAAGCGCAAATGGATCCTGCCAGAGATTATTTCAAGGACCATCAGGAAGAATTATTAAATAAATATAATACAATATTATTTAAAGAAATGTGGGATAAATATGCAAAAGGCAATATTTCCGCATGGGAAATGGATTCATTATGTTTTTATTATCATGAACATGAATTAAAAAATATTGATGTTCATAAGTATGGAATAGTAGATTTCTTTAATTTACCGACAGAGCCAGAAGTTGATTATACATTTAAAAGAAATGGAAAAGATATTCCTATATTTAAAACTTATAAAATCATAGGAACAGTAATAAATAAAAATGATAATAAAAACTCAATTTCATTATTAACAACAACAGGAATAGTAACAGTTAAATTTACAAAAGAATATTATGCAATGTTTGCAAGACAAATTAGTGAAGTTGGTGAAGATGGCGCAAAGCACGTTGTTGAAAAAGGCTGGTTTATTCGTGGAACAAAGGTTATGGTAACAGGTTTCCGCAGAGATGATACTTTTGTTGCAAAGACCTATAGTAAAACAGCAACACATCAACTTTATAAAATAACAAATGTAAGAGGAACAGATATGGAACTTGAGCATGAAAGATATCAAATTGAGGAGGTTGCTTAATGAAAATAATTAAAGAAGGTCAAAAAATAGAAAAGAGAAGTTGTTGCCCATATTGTCAATGTCAATTTGAATATGATAATACAGATATTTATATTGATTATAGCTATACTTCTCCTAATAGTTATGTAATATGTCCTGGCTGTCATCAAAAAGTATTTATTTATAATTATCCACAAATTTATACTCCAATAACTTGGCCAGAAATACCTACTTATCCATGGTGGCATCAACCGCCATATAATGGACCAACCATAACCCTAGATTCAAATTGGTCAAAAGAACATCTGGAAGGAGAAAATAAATAATGAGTATAATAAATCATCCTTCTCATTATGCAGAAGGAAGAGAATATGAACCAATAGATGTTATCGAAGACTGGGATTTAGGTTTCAGTCTCGGTAACGCAGTTAAATATATATCTAGAGCGGGGAGAAAAGACCCTAGTACAAAAATAGAAGATTTAAAAAAGGCTATATGGTATATAAATAGAGAAATAGAAAGGACGTTAGCATATGGATGCGCACAACAAAATACAGATTATTTCGATAGATGGGAAAATCCGGAAGCGGAGCAAAGCAATTCATAGAGTGAATGACATTAAACATTCCTAATTGCGTAAAAGCTCCTAGATATAAAGGTGCTTCCGCAGAATTAACAACTACTAATTTTGTTGAAGCTATAAATAATGGAGAGATTATTGAAGCTACTGTCGAAGAAGATGGCTCTGTATATGGTACAAATATTAAAAATTTATCTCCTGATTATTTATATGTTTATGATTATCCACTTGAGGCTAGAGATTGTTTAAGATTTTGCCCTGATATTGAATTACTAACAGTATCATTATATTCTACTGAAAAGATTATGTTAAGAAGAGCTATTGATTTAGATTGAAACAGTTATGAATCAATAGAAGATTTTTTAAAAAAAGTTCAAAAAAGTGAAAGAAAAAATTATAACTTAGAAGAAACTCAATGTTTTATTGGATGCTGACATCATAAAATAAAACCTAAATATATACTACAAAAAATAAAAGATTATAATGATAAGTATCACGTTTTATCAAATTTGGACAATTTTATTAAATAAATTTTCACATATATAGATGGTTAATACCATAAAATACTTTTACAGGAGGATAAAAATGACATCTTATATTATTAAAAAAAGAGATGGTAGAACTCAAGAATTTAATAAGCAAAAAATTATTGAGGCTATCAAGAAAGCTTTATTAGCAGTAGAAGGTACTCTAACTAAAGCTGGAGTCAATATGGCAAGAAGAATTGCTAAATCAATTGAAGAAGAAGTTAAAAAGGGAGAAAAAGTATTTACTGTTGAAGAAATTCAAGATATGGTAGAAGAAAAACTTATGCAATCTTCTTATAAAAATGTAGCTAAAGCTTATATTTTATATAGAGAAGAAAGAAGTAAAGTTAGACAATTAAATACTCAATTAATGAAGACTATATCTGAAAAATTAGATGCCTCTAATGTTCAAAATCAAAATGCTAATGTTGATGAACATTCATTTGGGGGAAGGATGGGCGAAGCTAGAAATGAATTAATGAAAGATTATGCTCTTAATTATTGTATGAGTGAAAAGTCAAGAGAAAACCATTTAAATAATGAAGTGTATATTCATGATTTAGATTCATATGCAGTAGGTATGCACAATTGCTTAACTATTCCTTTTGATGATTTACTTGCTAAAGGTTTCAACACTAGACAAACTGATGTTAGACCTGCAAATTCTGTAAATACAGCATTTCAATTAATTGCTGTTTTATTCCAATTACAAAGCTTACAACAATATGGAGGAGTAAGTGCCAGCCACTTAGATTGGACAATGGTTCCATATGTTCGTAAATCATTCTTTAAACATTGGAGAGATGGGCATAAGTATATAATGCAAGATCCAGATGCAGATAATTTAGTATTTCGTGATGATTTATCAATAGATGATGACTATTATAAGAAAGATGAACGAGTATATACATATGCTATGGATATGACTGAAAAAGAGATTAAACAAGCAGTTGAGGGTATGTATCATAATCTTAATACATTACAATCACGTTCTGGAAATCAATTACCATTTACTTCAATTAATTATGGCACTTGCACATCTTTAGAAGGTAGAATGATAACAAAAGCTTTATTAGAAGGTTCAATTAATGGAGTTGGAAAAGTACATAAAACACCTATTTTCCCTTGCGGAATCTTTCAATGTATGAAAGGTGTCAACCGCGCTCCAGGAGACCCTAATTACGATTTATTTAAATTAGCATTAAGATCAACTGCACAAAGATTATATCCTAATTATGCAAATGTAGATTGGTCTACAAATGCAAGTTATGATAGAAATAATCCAGAAACATATGTATCAACTATGCGGTTGTCGCACATACAATGGTGCAGATATAAATGCAGACCCAGGTGTTCATCCTCAAACAAAAGATGGAAGAGGTAATATTGCACCAACAACAATTATATTACCAACTCTTGCAATGGAGGCTAATAAAAATATTGAAGAATTTATGAAATTATTAGATATTAAGATTGCTGAAGCAAGAGATAGCTTAATTGAAAGATATAATTGAATTATTAAACAAAATCCAAATTCTGCAAAATTTATGTATGAAAATGGGCTAATGCGCGGATATGATGGTAAAACTATTGAAAGCGCGATGAAACATGGTACTCTTGTTATTGGACAATTAGGACTTGCAGAAACTTTACAAATCTTAATTGGTAAAGATCATACAACAGATGAAGGTATGGAATTAGCTAAACGTATTGAGCAATTGTTTAAAGATAGATGTGCTCAATTTAAACAAGAATATCATTTGAATTTTGGAGTTTATTATACTCCTGCCGAAAATTTATGCTATACTGCTATGAAAAAATTCCAAAAGAAATATGGAAGTATTCCAAATGTTAGTGATAAAGAATTCTTTACTAACAGCATTCATGTTCCAGTGTGAAAACATATTGATCCATTTACAAAAATTGATATTGAAAGCCAATTAACTGGATATTCAAATGCTGGATGTATTACCTATGTAGAATTAGATAGCGGAGCTAAAAATAATTTAGAAGCTCTTGAGCAAATAGTTAATTATGCTATGGATAAAGATATCCCATATTTTGCAATCAATGTTCCTTGTGATACTTGTCTAGATTGCGGATATACAGATGAATTTAATGATAAATGTCCTCAATGCGGAAGCCATAATATTCAACAATTAAGAAGAGTAACTGGTTATTTAACTGGTAATTATAAAACTGCTTTTAATAAAGGTAAACAACAAGAGACTGAAATGAGATATCAACACAGTAAACAACTAGCTAATTGGAGGAAATAAAATGGAAGACAGCACTTATATTAGATTAGCTGGTATTGAACCTAATGATATGGCTAATGGGGAAGGCGTTTGCGTAAGCGTCTTCCTTCAGGGCTGCCCTCATCATTGTCCAGGATGCCATAATCCAGAAACTTGAAATTTTGATGGTGGAGAAAAATATGCAATTGAAGATGCTATCGATGGAATACTTAAATTAATTAGAGCAAATAATATTCAAAGAAATTTGAGTATTTTAGGCGGAGAACCGCTATGTCCTGAAAATATCGAGTTCACCGAACTATTAGCGGCGGCCGCAAAAAAGAAATACCCAAATATAAAAATATATTGTTGAACAGGCTATGTTTTAGAAGAATTAAATGAGAATAAATTAAAAAATATAGACATTTTAATAGATGGCCCTTACCAAGCCGAAAACCGCGATATTACTCTTCCTCTTAGAGGAAGTACAAATCAACGAGTTTTATTTAATGGAATTGATTTTTTAAAAAAATAAATATATAATATAATATAAAAAAGTAAAGAAAGGGATTAAAATAATGTTAACAGCAACTACATATAAAGATAAAGATTATAAATTAATAGCAGATTATCATCCAGATATTATTACTTATACAATTCAACCTCTTGAAACTCGTTTAACTGCAATAACTGCTTCAAATTTAAGAGATACAATATCGACTATGATAGAAACAGCTCCCCGCGAAGTAATAGTAAAAAACATAAGAGCAATAAAATGCCCTTGTTGTGGGGCACCTATTTCAAAATCAATAGACCATAATTGTAGTTATTGTGGAATGTATTTATCTTTAGAAAAGGAGGAAGTATAATGGCAGTACAAAGAATATTAAGTTATTATGATGAAGAAGATAGAAAAATATTAAAATCAAAAAGTGAACCCGTTGATGATATATTATGTGAAGAAACTCAACAAATTATTCAAGATTTAAAAGATACTCTTTTAAATGAAAATGAAAAAACAAAAGGAGGAATTGTAGGACTTTCTGCAGTTCAAATCGGAGTTCTTAAACAAATTTGTGTAATTAAATATGATATATATTTTCTTACAATTATTAATCCTGTTGTCACAAAAACAAGAGGAGAATTAATTTATAGAGAAAGTTGTGCTTCTAGTCCAGATACTTTTATTACAACACATAGATTTCAAAAAGTATGGGCTGATTATTATGATGAAAATAATAAGTTAAAACATGCTGATCAAGGTGGTTTATTCAGTGTTATACTTCAACATGAAATGGATCACTTTGAAGGAAAATGTTTAGTTGGAGAAGAAGCAATAAGAAGATTGGAAGAAAAGAAGGAGAATAATAAAAATGGGATTGATCAAGAAAATTAAAATCAAAATAGGAGAAAGAAGATTAAAGAAAGATTTAAATAAACATTTAGAAGAGATAGAAAAAGCTTATTATTTATTGGTTTCTAATTATACTTTTAATAAACATTTTGATTGGACAGAAGCTGATTATGAAGAATTATATGATAGAGTTATAGATCATGACTCTGATAAATTTTCAAGTAAATTATTTGAGATTTATAGAAAATATTTATATCCTGTAAATAAGACAGAAAAAGAATCCATTCGCGCCGAATTTGAAGAAGCAGTTAATGACCACAAAAATAATAATCGTCATCATTGGCAAGCTAGAATCGAAGACAATCCTGAAGAATTTACTTATGACCAAAAGATGGATTGTTTTGAAGAAATTCTTGATATGATAGCTAGAATGGGAGAACAAAGTCTTGATTATTTTGAAGGATTCAAGAATGATATGCATATTCCTGAAGTTCAAAAAGAATTTATGGAAAATATACTTTTTGATTTATATAAAAGTAAGGAGTCTTATTAATGAAGTTAATTAAGGGTAAGTTTAGAAATAAAAAAAAGAAACAAACTAAAGTTGCTATTGGCAATTTATATGATTTAAATAAAAATTTAGTTACAAAAACAGTTTTACCTATGAATGAAGAAGAAATAATAAATAAAAAGCAAATAATTTTAGATTTGCTTAATAATATCCCTCATGAATATATGATGTTATTATGTCATGACCGCAGAGATTATACAATTTTTCAAATAGACAATAGTATAGAAGATTGCGTAAATATTCTTATTGATGAATGCTGTAAAAATCGCGGTCAGATTTGTTCGATTGAAAAAACCGAAGATGGACAAGCTATTGAAATTTGATTAAATATTAATAATGAGGCTTTTTGTTATTATTTCTTTTCATATTGTGAAGCAGTTATTAAATGTTAGTAAAGGAGTTGTGAAAATTGGCTAACATAAAAATTTTGAGAAAGATGATTTGTGTATTACAACCTTTTGCTCCAAGTCAATTAGTTTTTGTTTATGAAAATGGAAATAAAATTGATGCTGCAGAAGTCGAAATAGATAATCTTATAAATCAAATTTTATCTTTTTGTGATAAATATTATTTGTCAAAAGTCTCTTTCACAGGCCCAATTCAATATGCAAGAGGAATTGGTAAAAAAGTTCAAGAAAAATTTATTACTGAATATGGAAGAGAAATAGAAATAGAATATTTAAATAACTAGGAGGAAATAATGAAATTTCTTTTAAGAGTAACTGAGGAATATAGAGTTGATAGTGAAAATGAAGCAACTCAATTAGAAGAAAAATGTAAAAAAGATAGCGCTTATCAAGTTATCAAATGTACTAAACAATATAAAGAAAGAAAACAAAAGGGAGAAGTAGTAGATGCTTGGTATAAAGTGACTATTACAAAACAATTCACAGATGAAAAAGAACCTATAAATATTTATACTCCAAACTATACTTTAGGAAGTACATTTGATAAGGAGGAAGATTAATGGAATCAACAATTAATATAAAATTGCTTAATGAGTTTGCAAAAATTCCAACTCGCGGAAGTGAGGATGCTGCAGGATATGATTTGTATGCAGCAACAGATGGCCCAATTCGTATACCCGCACATAGAACGATTCTAATCGGAACAGGATTAAGTATGGCGTTACCAAAGGGGACTTTTTTAGGAATATATCCAAGAAGCGGTCTTGCAACAAAACAAGGATTAAGACCTGCAAATTGTGTTGGTGTAGTAGATTCTGATTATCGCGGAGAAATTAAAGTAGCTCTACACAATGATACAGATAATGATAAAGATATATTAGCAGGAGAAAGAATTGCTCAAGGAATTTTACATTCTTATATTCCAATGCAATTTAATATGGTTGAAGAATTAGATAAAACTGAAAGAGGAGCTGGAGGCTTTGGAAGTACAGGAAAATAATATAGATAATAAAATTTTTCAAATTTTAAAGAAAGAAGAAAAAAGGCAACAAGAGAATATAGAATTAATTGCAAGTGAAAATTATGCATCAAAAGCAGTTCGCCAATTACAAGGAAGTATTTTTACTAATAAATATGCTGAAGGCTATCCTGGAAAAAGATATTATGGCGGTTGCGAGTATATTGATGAAATGGAACAGCTTGCTATTGACTATGCTTGCCAATTATTTAATTGCAAATATGCTAATGTACAACCTCATTGTGGAAGCTCTGCAAATATGGCGGTATATAGAGCGCTACTTCAGCCTGGAGATACTGTGCTAGGTATGAATTTAAATTCTGGAGGACATTTAACTCATGGCCATAAAATGAGTTTTAGTGGGCAAGACTATAATATTGTTAGTTATGATGTTAATGAAAATGGTTTCATTAATTATGCGGAAATCCGCGATATTGCGGTCAAGACCAAGCCAAAGATGATTATAGCGGGAGCTTCCGCATACTCAAGAGCTATTGATTTTAAAATATTTAAAGAGATAGCTGATGAAGTTAATGCCTACCTAATGGTAGACATGGCTCATATTGCTGGACTAGTTGCCGCAGGATTACATCAAAATCCTTGTGATTATGCTGATGTAGTTACTTCTACAACACATAAAACATTAAGAGGTCCAAGAGGTGGAATTATATTAACTAATATTGAAGAAGTTATGAAAAAAATAAATAAAACTGTTTTTCCTGGTATTCAAGGCGGTCCGCTAGAACATATAATTGCCGCAAAAGCACAATGTTTTTATGAAGCTCTACAACCTGAATTTAAAATTTATCAGGAACAAGTTTTAAAAAATATTCAAGCTATGGCTGATAAATTTAAAGAACTTGGAGATAAAATTATTAGTAATGGAACTGATAACCATTTAATTTTATTAGATGTTTACAATTCATTTAATTTAACTGGTGCAGAAGCAGAAAAAATTTTGGATAGCATTCATATTACAGTAAATAAAAATACTATTCCAAATGAGACTTTAAGTCCTGTTAAAGCAAGCGGAATCCGCATAGGTAGTCCCGCAATGACAACAAGAGGATTTAAAGAAGAAGATTTTATTCAAGTAGCGGAAATTATTCATAATGCATTAAAATCTCCAAATTCCGCAAGTGAATATATTGATAAAGTTCTTGAATTAACTAAGAAATTTCCTATTGAAGGAGAATAAAAATGAATAATACTAATGTAAATATAACTAATTTTTATGTTGATTGGCAAGCAATAAAATCCGCATGTATGACCACAATTAGAAAAGAAGCTGGAGATAAAGAGCCATCTTCTATATGAAAAAGAAAACTATTATTAGCAGAACATAGTCCTATTAGACGTTCATTAATTAGTTGGAAATGGGAAGAAATTCCTTATGCTATATCTACTCACTTTGCAAGACATCATGAGGGGGTAGAAAAATTTGTAGGAACCTCAAGAACAGATAGAACTGGGGTTGATAGATCTCAACGCAGTCAAATGGATGTTGTTCCAATGGAAATGGATGCTAATATCCAAGGATTAATTAATATTTCTTTAAGACGTTTATGCACTTGCGCAGACCCTATTACAAGAGCCTACTGAAAAGATTTATTATTAAAAATAAAAGAATATGATGAAGATATTTACTGGGCTTGCGTTCCGCAGTGTGTTCGCCATGGAGGATGCGTTGAATTTCAAAATTGTGGATTTTATGATAAATTAATGGAAAATATAACAAAAGAAGAACAACAAAGTTTAATGAAAAGATATGATATTTATAATGAATTTAGAAATAAAGATGTTAAATAACATCTTTATTTTTTTTATTATTTTTTGACAAAGAATAAATTTTATATTATAATTATAAATAGAGAGGAGCGGTTAAATTGGAGACAGAAAATAAAATTCCAAAAAGGATTATATATTGTTGATTTGGCGGAAAAGACAAACCTGAAAATGTGCAAGCCTGTATGAAAACTTGAAAAGAGCAGATGCCAGATTGAGAATATATAGAAATAAATGAAGATAATTTTGATATTAACAATAACAAATTCGCAAAAGAAGCTTATGAAAATAAAAAATGAGCTTTTGTTTCAGACGTAGCCAGACTTTGAGGGTTATATACTTATGGCGGAATTTATATGGATACTGATGTCACAGTATTTAAACCTTTAGATAGATTTTTAGTTCATGAATGTTTTACTGGATTTGAAAGTCCTCATTATCCAGTTGCCGCAGTTATGGGCTCGACTAAAAATAATAAATTTATTAAAGAATTACTATCCCTTTATGATAATAAAACTTTTGAAGTTAAAGATAATTGGTATGAATATGAAACAAATACAATGTTACTAGGAACTGCTATTGGAAAATATATTGATAGAGATAAAAATATTTATCAAGAATCTCCTCAAATTATTGTTTATCCAAGAAAAATTTTTACATATAATGACAACCAAGATGGAACAGAATATACTAGACATAATATGTTTGGTTCTTGGGGTTAGGAGGCATAATGGAACAAAAACAAAAAACAATATATGTTTATCAATGCCACATTTGCCAAATAGGTGGAGTTGAAACTTTTTTATATAACTGATGTTATGAATTAAGACATTATTATGATATTACTGTTTTTTATAGCTCTGGAGATCCCTTGCAATTAGAGCGTTTACAAAGATTAGTTAAAACTCAAGTTTATAACCCAAAAGAAACATATACTTGCGATATTTTCTTAAGGAATTCAGTATGAGGCCAAGTTCCAGATAATTTTATCTCAAGAGACGGAAGATATCTTGAAATGCGTCATGCTGATTATAAATGATTACTAGATCGCGGAGTTCTTTATGAACAATATCATAAATTTAATAAAACTAATGAAGTAATAGCTTGCGCAGAACATGTAGGCAAAAAAAGTCATGAAGTTCTTGGAGATAATCCTATAACTATTTTAAATATATTAAAAGAACTTCCGCCAAAAAAATTAAGATTAATTAGTTGTACTAGAATTGATAGTCAAAAGGGCTGAGACCGCATGAAGCGTATGGCATATATGATGAATGCGGTGAACATAGATTTCCAATGAGATATTTATACAAATGGGCCAACAGACAATTCTATTCAACAAATTATTTTTCATAAACAAACATTTGATATTTGAGATGAGCTAAGAAGATCTGACTATTGCGTTTTATTATCGAATGCGGAAGGGTGTCCTTATACAGTATTAGAAGCTTTACAATGCCAAGTCCCTTGCATCGTTACTGCAGTAGATGGTTGTATGGAACTAATTAAAGATGGGGTTAATGGGTATATAGTTCCTCTTGATATGAATTTTGATATAAATAAAATTTTAAAAATTCCAAAATGTCCACCTTATGATAATAAAGCAAAAGAAAAATGGCTTGAACTCTTAGGAAATCCAGTTTATATTAAAAAAGAATTTAGGAATATTTCTCAGGTTTTAGTAGAAGCATTAGACACATATGAAAAATTAAGATTAAAAGATGGTGAATTACAGTCTATCCCTAAACGCGGACAAAGGTGAATGGTATCTGAAACTAGATTAGAAATTCTACTTGGAAGAAATAAATATAATAAACCTTTTGTTAAAGTTGTTCCAATTGAAACAAAAGAAGATAATGAAAGTATTTAAAAGGATTTAATTTTATATTAAGTCCTTTTATTTTTTTGCCTTCTAAAAAAATTTTTGATAGAATAAAGTTAGAAGGAGAGAGATAAATGATTTTAGCTTTAGATTTAAGCACAAAAAGTAGTGGTTGAGCAATTTATGATAAAAATAATTTAATCGCATCTGGATGTATTACTGCGACATCTTCTGACTTAATTGAAAGAATAATAAAAATAACGAAAGAATTAGATGAAGAAATTTTAAAAAAATATAATATTCATGAAGTAATTGCTGAAGAAGTTCAACCTACTGGTGGTTATGGAGTAGGAAATCAAAAAACACATAAAGCATTAATGTGAATACAAGCTTCTATTGCTTTATTACTTCATCCTTATCATATAAAATTTAATTTTGTATATCCAAATTCATGGCGTTCACAATGCGGGATTAAAACGCGGTCGTGGTATCACTAGAGAAACATTAAAACAAAAAGATATTGAATTTGTTAAAAATAAATTTAATAAAATTGTTAATGATGATGAAGCAGATGCTATTTGTATTGGATATGCTTATACATTATCAAGTGCTAATGAAATAAATTTTGAATAAAAAAAGAACCCTAGAGATTAATTTCTCTAGGGTTTATTTTTATGCTTGTAAAACAAAATCTATAATTGTTTCATCATCTACGTTTTGCTGTGGAATAATAGATACTACTTTTGTATTTCCTATTTCATAAATACCAGTTGAACCAATTTTAATTGGTATTACTGATGTTGTATTATCATTTAATTTTATATTAAATATTGCATTTATATCAGATTTTATTCCTAAATGCCAAACATAACAATTAGTATTAAAATTACCTTCTGTAGAAGCTTGAGCTTTTATTTTTGCCATAATATCTTCTCCTGCAGAAAAAGGTCCAATGACTTGATCTTGGTATAAATTTTTAGTATTAGCCATTTTTATCTCCTCCTATTAAGGATTGCTTTCTTCATCAGGGCCATCTTCTTCTATAAACCAAGGGCTTCCTTCAGCAAAAACTGGATCTGGTTCAGGATCTCCTTGTTGAGGTTCCTCAGCGACTAACGCTCCTGTTGCATTCATAGAACCTGTATAACTATAATAAGGACTATCTCCATTATTAAAAGTGATTTTTAAATAACCTGCCGCACCAGTTACATTAGTAACCCATTTTATTGCTTTTGGATAAGAGACAACAACATTATCATTTTCATCATAAAAAGTTAAAGTCCCGTCATTAGCCATAGCAACATTATTTACTCAATTAAATTCTCAATTTACAGATTCTCCATTATTATAATATACAACAATTTTTCCTTCTTCTCCTTGGTCTTCTCCGTTTATAACGATATGATCAATCCATTTAACTGCATTACTAAAAGTAGTATCATCTTGATTAGTATAAGAAACTGTGATGGTTCCTTCTTCATCCATATCAATATTGCTAATCATATTATAATCTCCAAGATAATAATCTACTCCAATAGGAGTACCAGTTTGATCATAATTATAAGCAGTATAAATTAGATATTCTTTATCTTCTTCTAGCGTTACAGTTTGTCCAGAAATACCAGTTGGAAGAACCTCTCCTCCATCTGCAAGATATGTTCTTAAATTTTTAAAAGCATCTCCTTTAATTCCATGAGGAATTTTAAATTTTCATTTTTCATAAAAATATTTATCGCTATAATCAATATAATCAGATTGACCTTCTGTACCTTCGTGTCAGATACGTTCAGCAGAAGCCCCTACATAAGGAGATTCGTCCTCTGCAGTAATATCTATAACCATATAAGGAATTTTAAATCCTATCCACGCAGTGGTTTCTACTCCATTAGCATCTCTAATTGAACAATAAATATATTGAATATCATTATTAAATTGAATATTTTGATTTTCATCTATATATTTTCCTGGAAGTAGATCATCACCATCAACAGTATAAGTACCTGTTGCTTTATGGTCTCCTGTATGAATAGTTTTATCATCTATATCATCATAATGATCTAATATTAAATGAGGAGCTTTACCTGAAGGACCAACAATTTGTCCTATATATTTAGCCCCATCTAATTCTCTACAATAAATCTTTCCATTATCTGCGTCATTTTTATTTGGAGTATCGATAATAACATATTCTCCATAAGCAACAGTTTTATAATTTACTCCTTGAGCAAAAGCCGCATTCATATCTGTAATACTTTCAAAAGAGGCAGTAATTGTAAAAGAAATACCTCTTCTTCCTCCATAAAAACTATTATATTCCATTTGTCTGCCTCCTTTCTAATATTGATAATCTAAAATAAAAGGTTTTAAAGTTTCATTTTGTGTCTCTTGGTAATAAATAAATCCTAAAAAAGAAATTGAATATCCATGATTAACTTCATATATTCCAGAACGTCCAATTTGAATTCCTTCTCCATCAATGCACATTTTTAAACCAATAGGACCTTGAACACCTATTTGTTTTAATTTATTTATATTTCCGAGTCAACCTATAACATTATTAATTTCCGCAAGTTTTATCACTTGTAAAGTAACAATTCTTTTATCTCATCCAGCCACCCTGTTTAAAAGAAAATCAATACGATCATAAATTTCATCTGGACTTATGACTAATTCAAAATCAGCATATTCTGTTGATGGTCCTGCAGGAATAGTAATTGTTTTTAAAATTTGTCGATCTTCATCTAATGGATTCTGATGAGCTAATTTAATTGTAATACTTTGAATTCCAGAAATAATAATTCCTTGCTCTTCTCTATCAGGCATTTTTTGAATTTTAAATTTTAAATAATAACATTTTTGAACATCTGAAATTGCGCTACCTATTTGACACAATAAAATAGGATCTTTTGTACTATCTTCATGTTCTATATAACTTTGTGTATAATTTATATTTGTTACATATTCATGACTTCCATCATTAACACCTAAAAATTGACTAAAATTATAAGCCATATTATTCTCCTTTCTTTAAAATCTTTCTAATGCTCTGGTAGCTGAAATAGACATGTTTCCATTAATAGCTAAAGGAATTGAAATAGTAGAAATAATATAATCTCCATATATATCACTTTCTAAATCATTCACTGTTATACGAGTATTAGGTTCTAAATAAAAAATTGGAATTGATTGAATTGTAATTCCCTCATTATAATTTGTATATTCATATAATAATTCTCTTATTTTTACATAGGCAGAATTTAAATTTCCACCAGTAGCTAATAAACTATAAACAGAAGGTTCAACCTGTAAAAATTTTTGTCCTTTTGCTATAGCCTCATTTCTACGGATATCTGTATCTGGTTGTCCAGTTTCTATTAATATATAATCATAACTTGCCACATCTGGTTCAAATATACAATTTATATTATTATCATTTACAACTTGGCTACGACGACCAATATTAGTAATATTTAATTCATTAATTGCAGCTCCAACATCTATAAAATCTAAAAAATACTCTAAATCTTCTGGTCTATCAATATAATCTTGATAAAAATTTCCATTTTCAATATCATAAATTTTAGGTCATTCATTTAAAAGCTCTGCATAATAAGAATTTGTTCATGTTGCCGTAGGTTCTGCTTCAACCCCTTGAAGATATAATTCTGTTCTTCAATCTCAAGCAAAAATTGTTGTTAAAGGAGAATTTTCAACTAATTTCATTTCTCCATCTTTTCAAGTATATATATGTCCAGTATCTTTAGCAATATAAAAATTTCCTTCCGCTCCTTGTATAGATAATAATTCTACTTCTGTTGCAAAATAAATTGGTTTTTTTACTTTTGTTATTTTATCATCGGGATCTTCATAGAAAAATAATCCAGAATGTCTCCCATAATAAGGAGTTTCATTTTTCCCATTATGTTCCCCATATCCTTGAATTTTTGGTTTAGAATCAATGGCTAAATGATATCTAATAGGAACATCATTTCCATTAGCATTCTTTTTAATACCTCAAACTAAAAAATCATTTTTAATATTTTGATAATTTGGGTTATTTTGAAAAGAAGATATTAATACACTATCTTCAAAAGTATAAACTGCTTTATTATGAGATAAATCTAAACTATAATTATTTGTATTTATATTATCAATAACTATTTTTGTTTCAGTATTATTTAAATAATTTTTAATTTCTTGAAAATGAAAATTTCCATATATATCATAAAAATATTCAAAATTACCTAAATAATTTTTAATTTTATCTAATTGTGTGCAAATACTTGATCCAGCATCTGCAACTAAATCATCTGTATAAACAAAGTCTGTATATATAAATCCAACATCATCTTGATATTGATGAGTTGTAACTATTCTTTCATTTTTTTTAGCTTCATTATAATTTGTTGTAAGAACAGAGTTATTTTCATTAACTCCTGTATAAATAGGCTGATTTCCTAATCATTTCATTACCATCTTAACTCTATTATCTAAATCTTCTACAAAAATTTTATCTAAATTTTCTCCACCTAAATGATTAACTAATTCAGTAATAATTTGAACAATAGGAACTTTTTTAGTAATTCAATTTCCATTTTCATCAATAGTATCGTATTGATCTAATTGTACAGAAGACTGAATAATACCACCCATTTCTCCATTTAATAAGCACATTTTATCTTTAAAAGTTGCCTGTAAATTTGTTCCTCCTGTACTATGAGTAGAACTTATTGCACTAGTAACAAATATACCTTGAGGATATCATATAATAGGATAATCAATATAATCTTCAGTCATATTTTTTAGTCCAATTAAAATTTGGACTTTTTTATTTAAAGAAATTAAATTATCAAGTGAAGTAATTCCTCCTAATTCTTGATCACTAATAAAAATATTTAAAGAACAAGTTCTTCTTACTGCGGATTTTCCGGTCTAAATTAATATTTCCGCCAGTAATAATTCCTTGTATATCTTGAACAGGATTTTCTTGTCAGTCTAAGATAGTGATTTTTACATATTGTTCAGTTAAATGAAGTCTATCCATTTTCTTTAAAAAATCACTATCTGACAAATAAGGATAATTAAACTGCATAATGCCCTCACACTTCCTCGCAATAGTAATCTACTAAAGCGGCGACCGGGCATTGTATATCATTATTATTATTTATTTCATATCAAATATTATCATGATAAATATATCGTTGACCTGCTACAGTATAAACATGATTATATTGTGGATTATTAATATTTTCAATACTTGAATAACTTTCATGATTATTGTCTTCAATAAATTTATTATAAGGAATAGTTAATTTTGCATCATCATAATCTTTTAATTCATAAAAGTGTTTTCCGTAGAAATAAATATTTATAATAACTGATTCTGGATCATAAAAATCTAATGATTCAGTAACTCCTAAAACATGTCTTTGAAAATCTGTTTCATCAGCTTCTTTTACATAGAAAACAATTCCTTCATCCCCCTCAATTCTCATTCCATTAATTGAAATTAATTGTTTGTATCATGTTGTATGCATTTGAGTGTGATGTCTTGTAATATCTTGAACTAAATCTATTTGAGGTTCAAAAATATTAATTATTTGACCAACTTTCTTTTTATAAGAAATAGTAGAAACGGACTTTTTACTATCAATTTCTTGTGATAAAACTAACTCATAATCAATTGTCACATTAGTATCTACTGGAAAAGTAATATTTGTAATTTTTATTTCTTCATTTTTTAATTCGTAAATACCTTCTGGTCCAACTACAATTGTATTAATATTATTGTCATTTCCTATTGTTGCTAAATATCCAACATATTCTCCTTCTTCTCCTGAGCTTGCAACTTCAGGCGTTCCAGAATTAACTTTTATTAAATAAGGTTTATCCTGAAATTCTAATTTTAAATATACTAATTTATCAATAGAAGCAACAAAATTTTGTTTACAATATTTTTGATAATTATCTTCTAAAATATTAATAACATTTTTTTCTGCAGGAATTGTTTCATTTAAGCGTCCTACATAATTATTTAAATATTCATAAAGAATAGCCATTGTTCCTATTTTTTGGATACCATAAAAATCATAATTTTCAATAGAGCATTCATCTATTTCATATGCTGTCGCAGAAAAATTTCAGATATTTCGTCCCAATATTTGATTTGGTGTTAAAGAAATATTCATTAATTTAACTAAAATATTTCCTTCAGTTGCACTACGATATAATTTTACATTATTTTTATATAAAAATTCTATAATTTTATCTCGAAAATCTTTCTCATAAATAACTTTGTCAAAAGTGTCTGAATTATTATTTTGCATTCTTTGATTATATAATGTTAAGACATCTCTATCATAAGTATCTTCTTTTGAAGTAAATAATGAATTTTCTATTTCTAAATGATTAGGTTCAATTTCTTTTGAAAAAACTAATTCTGCCTGAGAATCATAAATATTATCACTTATATCATAATTATCCATAAAACGCGTAATTGTACCACTTATTGTAAATTGTTTATAGTCTGTATTTCCATTTCTTTTAATAAATGGATATTTACTACCAATTGTATCTACTTTATTTTCAGACACAACATGTTGAAAAGAAGAAATTTGTGGATTATATCTAATACAAATTTCCTTTTCTTCCGCATTTAAAAATATGTCCTCAAATTCTATCATTAATTCTTTTGGATAAATATTTAAAACTCCACGATTATCTCCATTTTTTGATTGGACTCCATATTTATATCATTTTCCAGATTGGACAGTATAATCGTATCAAGTATAATTTAATACTTGATTTCTAATCGATACATTTGCTATATCCTCTCATTCTGTAAAATTAGTATCTCCACAAGATCTACGAATAATAAGATTACCATTAAAAGGATCTGAAACAATACTTGCAATATTTAATTTTATTCTTCCTCTAATAGCATCTTCTTCAGAAGTAAAATTGATATTTAATTTTTCAGTTCCTTCATCAACCATAAGAATTTTATAAGATTCAGATGAATTATATCCTATTTTTGTAGTATAATCAATTTTTATTACATAATGTTCGCCATCTTTGAAAATTCTTTTAATAGTATGATTTATTTCATTTATTCCAGAATATGGATTGGTATATAATTCTCCAGAGTCATATAATAAATTTTCTGCTCCATCAAATAGTTGTATATCATATCTTTGTAAACAATCAGTTTCTTTAGTATTTATATAATTTGACCAATAAGAAGAATAATTATCTCCTATTGGAACTTCTTCATCTGGAACTACTACAGGATAAGCTTCTCCACTTCCAAAATATAATTTTCCTACAATATCAACATTGCTAGTTTTTCATTGGACTTCTTCATCTTCAGAAGAATCTAAATTATTAATAACTAAATGCGGATATAAAATTCCTCGAGTTAAGCATACTGTTGACCATTCTGAAAAATTATTTAAATTTTGCACTATTCATGTACTGATAGATTGCTTTTGAGTATTTGGTTTTCCTTCTTCTCCTAAAGTAACAGGACAAACAATATTATTTTTTATAAATCTTATTTGAACTTTATAATAAGTATTTATTTGAAATCCATCTTGTATATCTGAAGGAAAAATTCTTATATAATATTTATTATCAGTTTTAATATCCTTATCTAAACTTAATCTTGTTAACATTATATCGCAAGGATATAAAGATGTTGTTAAAGCAGATAAATTTGTATTTTGTTTAAATACCGTAACTTGAACATAATCAGCAATTTCCGCTTTAGCATTATATTTAGATAAAGAAAAATATATTTTACAAATTTTATCTGAATCTAAGCCCTCAGATCCAATAATAAAGGGCTCACTATACGTTGGTAAAGTTGGAGGATAAATATTATTTAAAACCGCCATTTAGCCCTCACTCTCCTTTTTCTTCTTTTTATTTATTATCAACCTTTTTAAGATCATTTTCATATAATGCCTGTGTACGCATAATATTTTCATTTTCTATTTTTGGTAATGCTTTTAGCTCTTCCATTAAAGCTGTAACATAACTATTACCATCTTCTTTTTTATAATGTTCATATTTTCTTTCAATTGATTCTAAACTAAAATAATCAATTGCTTTAACTTCATAACAGAAATGATGATGTTTTTCAACAATTCAAGATTTAATATTATTACGATCTGATTCAAGAACTAATTCAAGTGCAGTAAGTATTTTTTCCATTTCAGCATCTTGTCTTTCTTGAATTTTAAATAATTGATTAATTTTAATTTCTATATCTTCAGCAGGATCTTGTTTCCCAAATTTTTCCTTTAATCATGCTTTTGCTCAATCTCAAAAACTAGCTACCGTTTTAAAAGCTACCGCAATAGCTATTAAAAAAACTAAAATTTCTTGAATTGAATAATTTTTTAGCAAATCACCCAAAGTCTACACCTCCACTTATTTTTCTAATTCTATGTTAAAAATAATTAAAATAAATAAATGTATTTTGGCCGATTATTTTTAAGAGCCAGGTTATTTATTATCTGGCTCTATTTCATCCTCTTTTTCTTTATTAGCCTCTTTTTGTTCTTTTTGAAGTTCTGAAAAATATAATTTTTCTATTTCAATAAAAATATCTTTAAAAACATAATAAACAACTTCAATAGATAAATTTGAATTGTTTATTACCTTAAATATTTGTTGTTTAAAATTGTTTAGTATCATATTTTTTCCCTCTTTTATTCTTCTATATCATCTGCATCAAAAGTTCTACCGGTTCTATAATCTGAAGTTTCTCAAAGCGCTCCTGGCAAAGAACCTTCTTGATAAGTACTAATGCATGCGTTTAAAGCACTTTCTACACGAGTAAAATATAAAGCTTTAACATCATCTACATCTGCTTCTACATATGGAGCGTCATTATTTGACATCCCTAATTGTTCATGAAACATCTTAGCAATTTTATTTCATAAACTTGCTGTTAAAAAATCTCCACTACTAACAGATAATTCTCTATTGGTATATAAAGGTGAAAATCCGCACATAAGTAACTTCTTCTCTTAAAGTTGTCTTAAAGCTATTTCATTCACTTGCTGAAATATTAAATATTAAATCTGATTCAATTTCCGAAGTCCAATAAAAAGGTTCTGGAGGATTATTTTTTGATTTTGTTGTAAATCCAGTTGAACCAATTCAATCTCACTCTGTTATAATCTCTTCATCTGGTCCTTCATCTTCATATTGGCATCCAAAATTAGCAACATAAGAAGTTTCTGGATTTAATCCTGTAAAACGAACATAAATATAATGACTTTCTCAATGAACAAGATCTCATATTAACATATCGTCAGAACTAGCACTAGCGCGTCTAAGAGCTACTCGAACTGTGTTTTCATAATATCTTTGTCAATGAGATAGTTTTAAAACAACAACATTTTTTCCTACAAATATTTTTTCTCCACTTATACTTGCCATAATTAGCTCCTATTCTATTTAAATTTTGCATAAAGATTTAAATCTTTTCCATTTAAATAAATTCCATAATTCATTCCACTACTTCCTATATTTAAATCACTATTTACTTGAACCACTCCTCTTACTGCCTCAATATATACATCTCCGTCCTCCAGATGTTAATCGAATATTTTTTGTCCCCGATCTATTAGTTTCTAGAACAATAGAATGATCCTCACTAAAAATTCCTAAAACATTTTCTTTATTATTTCCTTCAAACATTCCTAAACAGTCTGCATTAGGTATATAACTAAAATCATCCTCTACAATTTCAATTCTTGGTGCAGAAATTGAACCATATATTCCTCCGCTGCTATCTGAAACTCCAGCACTTAATGAAACTGGACCAGAGGAAATTGATCCACTTCATGCATCGTAACGAGGATTATATTCTCCATGAACAAGTCAACCTCCAATATAACCAGAAGTTGCGACTACTCTACCAGTAAGATCTGCATTATTAGCAAATAAATTACCATTTGCATCTACTTTAAAATTATCCTTAAATTTAAATTCCGTTGGAGTTAAATAAACATTTCCTTCGCTATTCTCTAATCCATCTCCAATTTTTCAATCTCCTATAGCTCCACTTGTAGCATGAATTTCTCCTTTTAAATAGACTCCTTCAGCAGATAATTTACCATCATTATCTATTAAAAATTTTCCATTTCCATATACAATTCTTGGCGCAGTTAAATCAATAAGCATTCCTCAATCATTTTGATTATTATATTTTTTATTGCTATAAACATAAGTAGTATTTGGTAAACCATTTTCCTTATAACTTTTTCAAAAGCTAGAACTATATAATAAAGCTTCATTACTACTAGGATCAAGAATTATTTGTCCTGGTCCTCGTTTACCAAAAATAGCACTTCCATTATCAGCGTTTAAGAAAATAGTTCTTTCTCCTTGACTGTATCCATGCAATCCAGTATAGTAATTTTGATGCCCTGCTTCTTTTACAGTTCCGCATTAGTAATCCTGTAAAAGTATTTGTTTCAGGATCTTTTCTACCAGCTCCAATTTGTGGGGCTAAAATCGCACCACATCCATCTGCATCAATAGAAACACTATTTCCATCTCAATTATTTAATGCGGCATGTCCATATCTATTTAACATTAGATGGACTGGAATTTGTAAAATAGCAATTTGATTATTTCCTTCTTTAATTTTACATTGAATAATATAATTTACACAATGGCCATTATATATGTCTGGTGGTATGACTTTAATTTTATATTTATCAATAATATGTCCCTCATCATCTCTAAAATAAGTAATTCTAAATGGTTCTTGTTTTTCTCAATATTTACTTTCTGTCCCATCTTCATTTTTCTTTGTCACATATAAATATCCATATGCATTTCAATCAAATGTTAAATTATTAGTAATATCCATTGCTCCATTTTTTACATTTATTTCAAATGGATCAGTATTATATTGTGGTCTAGTTCCATCAGCGCCATAGGTAACATATCTAAAACCATTAGATATATTAAAAATATAATTATGTCCATTTCCATAAGCAATACCTCAATTTAGAGGGTATGTAGCATATAAATTCATATCCTGATATTTTATTGAACTTTTTATATTTAATGCAGGAGAAGGTTCTTCTAAAATATATTTTTTATCTCCTGTGGTTGTTTGAGGAGTATTATTATCTAATCTAACTCAAGTTTTTATTCCAAGAATTTCTTCATAGCCAATATAAGACTTATCTTTTATAATATTATTGTTTTCATCTTTTTCATAACTATTTTTCGCAATATCTCAATCAAAAGTAAAGCTTCCATCTGGAACTTTGTTTCCATTTTCTCAAACTTCAGTTTTTAAAAATTCATTTAAAGTATATCCTTCTAAATATTCTCCATTAGAATAAAATTTTAAATCTTCAGAGTTATTATTTCTAATTACCAATAAAGGAGATGTTATTTTTTTAGTTCCTCAATCTTTTGGAACAATACGACAATAATAATCTGTCCCATTTGTTCCATCTTCGCCCTCTTTAGTGAATACAAAATCTGTATTTGTTATAAATACAGCTCCTTGATAACCAACCTCTAAACGAATTGTATTATTTGTATAATTATAATTATACTGTGAAGCAATTTTATATGATAAAGTTTCATGTCCTTTTCATTTAGCTCAACGATTTCCATCCTCATCAATAATAATGTCTTCTTCAGAATATTCTCCATCAAAAATTAACATTGTTTTATCAAGAGGTAAAAATCATGTATAATTACCATTTAAATAATCATGCTCAACTTCATTTCCTAAACTATTATATAATATAAAACTTAAAGCTTGAATTTCAAAAGGTGTCCCATCTAAGTTCTCATTAGGAGCAACACCATTTTCATTATATTTAAATATTTGAGAACCATTTTTAATTACTAGAGTATATTGCCCACCTTGTTCCATACTATTAGTAAGAGTAACTGTACCAACTCCAACAAAAGCATAAGTATTATCTTCTTGTAATTTAAATACAGAACAACTATATGTTGAAAAATTTTTAATTTCATAAATAGGTAAATTTTCAATTTTATTATCTGTAATTACTCCTCCTTGCGGAGTTGTTCCTTCTATATAAAATTCATTCCCCAAATAATCTGTTAATCCTCAAACATATATTAAATTGTTTGTAATAATAGTTTCTCCTTCTTTTACTTCACAAGTTAAATCTGTTAAGCCTGAATCAAAATAAAATAATTCTCCAGCTCTTGAAGTAACTTCTACTATATATTGACTATCATAATTATGAATTAAAGTTTCATAACTTAGATTTATTCCATTATAAACAGCTACACATTTATATCGAATTTGTCTAGAAAGAATATCTTCTTTTTTAATAGTTAAGGTACTTTCTCCAGATATCCAATCTATTGTTTCTGGTTGATTTTCCCCTTCTGCGCTTATAATATTATATTGATTTAAACATCTCCATCCATTTCCTCCATAAGCACAATAATTTTTCTTATAAAAATCTTTATCTTCTCAATTAGGATTTACTCTAACATCTTCAACAAATCAATAATAATTAACTTTTTGAGATTTTGGATTTACAATTTTACCGCCAACATAAATTGTAGTTTCTAAAGTTTTACTACTTTTATCCTTATGGGTTTCATCAAAATATGCTCCCATTGGCGCGGTAATTACCATCCAAGAGCCTCCTGGAGAAGCGGCATCTATTTTTTTAATAGGAATAATTTGAAAATTATGTATACAAATATCTTGAATAGTACTTTCTGGATCTTGATAAGTAAAATTTCTACTAAAAATACTAATTTTTTCAACTTCTACAAAATTTTCTCCATCAGCTTCATAATCCTTTGTTTGTAAATAATCTGTTAAAGAATATGGATTATTCGCTAAATCATTTATATCAACAATATAAAAATTTCTAGAAACACAATTACTATCTAATTCACCAGCATCTAAGGAACCATCCTTTTTAATAAATTTTAAAGTAATTGCAAGTCCAAATTGACCAGTTCCGCCCTGTTGTTTTTGTTCTATATTAGTTGTAAAAGAAGCCCCTATACGGATATGTTGTGCATCTACTAAATTCTTTTTCAAAATATCATTATTAATATCTAATTCACCATAATTTTCAATTACTTTTTCACCTTGTTCATTAAAATAAGTTCTATATAAAATTCTTTCCTCTTCTTTATAAGAGCTTAATTTAAATTTATCTATTGTTTGGCTTTCTCTCTCAACTGCATTATTTCCCATTGGAACATATAAAATATCATTTCCTATAACAGAAATATAATTTGTTCCTAATTTTTCCGTTGAGCCTATAATTGTTTTATCTCTTGATTGATCATTTCCAGGAATTAAAACATAAACTTCTGACCCTGGAGTAAAATGAACATCAGGAGATGAACCATATGCAAAAAATATTGCATCTTGATAACGAACTTTATATTTAGCAATAGATTCATCATCACATGATAAAATCGTACATTTAATAGTTTTATCATAAGGAGCTGCGGCAACCGCATGATCTACCATATATTGTATTGTTTCAATCAATTTATTTTCATAATTGTAGGCCAATTTTTATTCATCTCCTTTTTTCTCTTTAATCTACTCTATATAAAAATTATATCAAAAAATTTAATAAAAATCACCCAAAACAAAAAAGAGGGTGAATAAATCACCCTCTATTATTTTATATTCTATTTCTATTAACTCTTTGCGAAGCTATATTCATAAGATTATCAAATGCTTGTTGAATTTCATTATGGTCTGTTGCATTAGGAAAATCTGCATTAATAACTACATTTTGTTCAATTCCAGCGAATGCTGGGTCTCCAATGCGGTTTCCGCCTAAAGATGCCAATCTTGAAAAAGCTTCAGAACCAATATTATTTACAATATTTCTCATAATATCTAAAGCATTTAAGAAATTATTTGTATCTTGAGCATTTAAAACAAGTTCTTTTTGATGAAGAACTGCAAGTCTTCCATTATCTCCTCAAGATCCTGTGTAACCACCAGTATCATAGCCAGTAAGTTGGTCTTCTCTTAATCATCCATATGCAGAATCACTAGATTTAACATGAATAGGATAAGGTCTTCCACTAGCAATTCCAGTAACTTTAACTAATTTACCAGGACCTCTTGTGCCATGTTTTCCCTCTCCATAAGAGGTTTCATAATATGGCCCTCCAGTATATGTAACACTATCTCCAATATCAATTTGTCCATTTCCTCCTGATGATTGAGCACTTCCTCTTCCGCCACCTGAATCTTCATCTTCTCAAACAGGAGCTGGATTTCTATCTAAACTAGCATCATTTGATTGAGAATTTGGTCTACTTGATTCAGAAGCATCATTAGCAGCTTGCTCAGATTCAAGACCTTGTAATCTATTTGCCTCATTAATTTCCGCAATTAAAGCGCTATATTCAGATTGTAAATCTTGCAAAGCAGGAATTAAATCACTAACAATATAATTAACCTGTTCTTCATATCTATTAATTATATCATCATTAGCTTGAATAAATGGTTCTAATGCATTTAATCTAGTATCATCCGCAAAATTCTTAATATCATCAAAAACTACTCCTGCAGTTTCTTGAATTTTATCTAAATCATCTCTATATTCTTGGTCTTTTTCCATCAATTCATCCACAGCAGCTTCAACTGACTCTTTAAAGCCATCTGGACCAGATCATTGATCCATCATATCTTGAACTCCAGATTTTCATTGTGGAACAAGATCATTCATGAAAGCATCAATTTCTTGATCTGTCATATTCTTAAAATCTAATGCTTCTTGTTCATATAATTCTCCATGCTCTGTTGTTGCAGATTCAATTAAATTAGTACTAAATCTTTCATTTTCATCTTGAAGCATTCCAATATATTCATAATATTGTTCTTTAAGAAGAGTTTCTTTTGCGATACGGTCTTCTTCATTAACAATTTTTGCAGCTTCAGCCATTTTTTGCATAAATTCTTCATAAGCACTTGCCGCCTTATCGAGATTTTGTCTATATGCCTTCAAATCAAAATTATATAATTTGTTATTTAATTCATCTAATTCTTCTTTAGCTTTATCTATTTCATCATTATTAGCTACAAATTGATAACTGTAATTACCTTGAGAATCTCTTCTTAATCTCATTGTAGTTTTATTATTTTGGACATCTTCAAGCTCCATTTGTTTTAATGCAATTTGAAGTTTTAATTCTGCTCTTTCTAAATCTGTTTGAGTTAATCTATCTATTTGTTGTAAATAATTTACTTCAGAATTCATTAATTCATTTAGTCTACGTTGATTATTTACATCAGTAGATTTATCAATAGCATCTAAATATTTATTTTGAAGTTTTTGAATACCATATGCTGAATTAATAGCATCTAAATACTCATCTGAATTTTTATTAATTAAAGACCATTCTTCTTTAATATAATCTAATCCAAGACCATCTGTAAATTTTCTATCTAATCTTTCAAATACTTCATCAATAGCATTCTCTCACTTTTCTTTTGCAGTTTCGACAGCTTGCTCTAATGCGGCATTTGCACTATCTATTGCAGATAATCATTGTTCTTTTGCATACTCTCATTCATCAGAATTTTCTTTTGCCATATCCATTTGTTCTTTTCAGAAATCTCTTTGTTTTGTTTGGAAATCTAATTGTTGTAAATTATTTTCATGTTGTTTTTCATAATACTCACTTAAAGATTTATATTGATTATCTCCATAAATTAATTTAATTAATTTCATATCATGCTCAATATATTTTCCTGCGCGTTCAAGTAAATCGACTTGTTCAGAAAACTCTTCAGTAGCCTCTTGTAAAGCTCCTAAATAAGCGCCTTTAATACTGTCAATTAAACCTTTAATTTCTGTTGCTGTATTTATCGCATTTTCTTTATATTCTTTTAAATTATCCAAAGCTGTTTGAGTTTCAATATATTGATTTTCTCCAAATAAGCCTTTTTGCCCATTAAATGCTTTTTTAACTTCTTCTTGTAATTCTGCTAATTTTGTAATTTGAGTTCCAACTACTCCAGAACCTTGAAGCATGTTGCCTGGATTTGCGACACTTTCATAATTTTTATAAAAATAACTATTTAATAAATCTAAATCCTCTTGAGCCGTACGTTTTAAATTTGTTTGCCAATTTCCATTTTCATCAAAGAAACCTTTACTAAATGTATTAGATTTTCAAATCTCGTTTCAATCATCAATAACATCTCGCTTAAACTTATCTCAATTCTTAATTGCTTCTTGCATATCTAATCTGATTTGAATTTCAAGATTAAACTTTTTAATATTTATAGCCATTTGCTCTTTTAAAGCATCTCTAGCATTTTCTTCAATAGCATTTATAAAATCAGTTTTTAATGTATCAGAACGATCCATATCAGTAAAGACTTTTTCCATGGCGGTCTTTGCTTTACTTAAAACTTCATCTTCATCCCATTTTTCTTTTTCTACCTCAGAAAGTTTATCATATTGTTCTTGCAAAGCATTATATTCAGCAACTTTTGCTGCAATAATAGTTTCATAATTATTAATTAAACCATCTTCACCAAAAGTAACGCCAGCTGCAGATAAGCTTTCATGTAATTCATCATATTCTTTCTTTGCAATTTCTAATTTTTTATTGTAATTTTCCACTTGCTTTGCTAATAAAGCATATTGTTTATTTAAATTCTCTATTAAATCCGTACCAAAAGCTTTATCTTGAGTTTTTTGTAATTTTTGTAAATCGTTAGTAACAAGCTTAATTTGACTATCTATTTCATGGTATCTATCAGCTTCTTTTTCGTAAGGAGTGGATTTTTTAGCCTTTTTTGAAGACCCTCCTCCTCCACTTGATTTTGAGCTTCCTCCTCCTGGAGATCCTCCTCCAGTATTTCTAGAAGAGTAATTATTTTGTACACTGGTTGCCTTTTTAGTAAAAGATTTAATTTTCGGATGATTACCATCTGTAGTCATCGCAATGGCATCAACATAATCAACATATTTATATGGTTCTCCAGGATAGGTTTTTGTTTCTCATCCGCTAGGCACTTTCATTGTTGATCCATCTGGCATTGTTACATCCATCGAAGGTTTCAATTCTGTTACAGTTCTAGTTCCATGACCAGTTTTTTCTACAGGTTTTTGTTCTGTTTCAAATTCAGTTTCAAAACCCATCGTTTCAAAGAAGGATTTTGCTTGATCTGCTGTCATATTTGCAGCATTAACAATTTCTTGACATCTATTTATAAAATCTTGTTCAGATTCATCTAATCCATTTAAAGCAAAATCCATTCCAACTTGAAAATTTGGAATGTCTGCTTGTAAATCTTTTAAATATGTGTTTACTAATCAATCTTTAAATTGTTCAGCTTCGTTTCCGACTAATCCATTATCAATGGCAATTTCTAATAAAACCTTTTCCGAAGCAGCCTGTCTTAAATTATTAATAGCCTCTTCGCTACCCTCTGCGGCTTGTTTAATTAAATCTGCATTTTTTGCAAAAAAATCACCATCTAAATATTTTTCCGTATCTCCAGATAAATCCAATAAATCTCCAAAAGCATCTCTAATATCTGTTAATGCATCAAAATATTCTTGACTTTCAATATTACTTTTCTTTAAAATATCAATTCAATTTTCTTGATTTTTCGCTAATTTATCAATTCCACTATTCATACGAATAATAGAATTAGCAACTAAAATTGCTGATTTTGCATCATATTTTAAAGAATCTGCAAGATCATTACTACCATCTGCAGCCTCTTCTGCCCCGTCTGCAATATCCATTAAATGTCTCGCATAATTTTTAATTTCTTCACTTTGCTCTTCAAGTTTCTTTTTAGATAAGCCTTCAGGCAAAGTATCTTGAATATTAGCGAATTCATTTTCAATAGCTGCGTCAATATCTCAAGGTAAATCTCTAATAGACTCTTGAATTTTTAATCCTACTTTTTCTGCGCTTTCTCCACCAAATTCTTCTAATGCCTGGTCACTTAAACCAAATAATTTTGCAACATCTTCTGGAGCCATTTGAGAAATTTGTTCTACTTCATTTGGATCAATTTTTCCAACTAAAGAAGATAAATCAAGTTTTTCTTTATTCGGATCGCTTAAATAATTTAATGCTGATTGAGAAAAATCTGCTCCAAATTTTTCTCCGCCTTGTTTTCCTTGCTCAATTAAATTATCTAATAGCTGAGCATTTTGTTCTCTATAAGATTCAGCAATTCTATCTGTTCGAGCATCTCTATATTCCATTCCAACAGTTTCAGTAATATTTTTTCTAACTGTCCCTCGCTTTTCTGCTGAACTTACATCAACCAGTACGTTTCCTTGAGTATCGACATATTTTCCTTTTTCAAAAGTAGCTTGACTTAAATCTATATTATTTAATTTAGCCCATGCTTCAGCGAGTTGTTGATCACTATCTAATTTAGAATACCCTAATCTTTCTTGAATCTCTTTTTCAGACATTCCAATGTCGCCTAAAATATCTGTAACTAAAGTATTTTTATTATTTCCTCATTCTTTACTTCAAAGTTCCGCATTATCAGCTAAATTTTTACTACCCTCTCCATTTCAATTTTGATACCATTTTAAAAAATTATTTTCATCTCGATCAGCACGTTTTCTTTCTATAAATTGTTCTTCACTTTTTGCATTATTTAATAAATTTAAAACCTGATCTACTTCTCCTTGATTAGAAAGAGATTCAGAAAAATGCTCTCCATATTTATTTCTTAAATCTATTAAATTTATTTCTTTGGCATATCTTTTTTGTGCCTCTACCATCTCTTCGGTTTCAGAAACTAAAGATTTAAAGGCACTAACTTGTTCTCCAATACTATCTGCTAAAATTTGAAAATCATTATTATCTGAAAATTTTTCTTTAATTCATTTAGCAAATTCATCCCCGCTTTGAGTTATTTTACTATAATCTAACTCATTACGCTGTTTTACTGCTTGCAATGCTGCAACGATTTTTTCCGTGTCAGTATTAGATAATCCTTTTGTATTTTTTGCTGCAGCCATACTTAATGAAGTTCCTAACGTTACAGGATTATAAGTTAAAATATTTGTCAAAACATCTCTTAACATTCCCTGGCCGTCTAAAGCTAGGCCCACCGAACGAGATGTATTAGTAGTATTAGATGTTAAACGCTTTTGATTATATTGTTCTTGAGCTAAATATTTTTGTCTCTCAAAAGAACTAGCCGCTGCGTTTGCTCTTGTTTGAGCATCTTTTAACGCCTGTTCATCAATTTTAATTAAACCATCTTCATAAGTATAATTATCATATAAATTATGTGTTTCAATTAATTTTTTAGCTTCTTCATTAGCTTTTTCTAAAGCCTTTGTATATTCTTCTGTCCCTTTTCTTAAATCTTTTAAAGCACCAATAGCATCATTATAATTAGAAATTGATTGTTTTAAATTATCTGCAGCTTCTTTTGCTTTATTATAACTTTCTGTAACAAGCTTTAAATTTTCCCCTGCTGCTTTTGCGGCATCAGCGTCGGCATTCCAAGCTTTTATTCCTAGGTAAACTGCAGCTGTAACCAATGCTAACGCTGCCGCAACTCCAAGAATAATTGGTAAAATTGGAGCTAAAGCAGTCCATAGTGCAGCTCCTCAAGAGCCTGTAGCAAGTGTATTTGCCATTGTTCCTTTTTCTACCAAACCTAAACCAACAGAAATTGCTCCAAGAGTTTTAGGTAAAGAAATTATCATAGGAATTGCAGTAGTTAATAACCCAATCGCAACAGGAACAATTCTACTAATTTTATCTTCTAATGATAAAGAATCATCATTAATTGTCTTTATAATTCCAGAAATCGCAGTAATAGATGCAACCAAAGAAGAAATTAATTTAACACTTTCTTGAATTGCTATCTGTCTTGTTTTTTGTTGTTCTATCTGATTTAAATATTCTTCTTGAGCAGCATTTCTTTCTTTAATTTTTTGAAGCTCTCCCGATTCTTCAGCTTGTCGAGCTTCAATCGCTTGATTAATTTTTTGTTCTGTATCAACCTGATGATCAAGTTCTGTGTCAATTCGTTGAATAGTATTTCCAACTATATTGGCAGTCCCCTCAACATCTTTTGTCCCACTAATAACAGTATTCATAATAAGATCGACCTGATCTTTAGTAAGTCCAAGCTGTTGAATTGCTTCTGGAGTTAAAATTTTTGTTAATTCATCAAAACGACTTTCTGAAGATCCAGAGTCATCATATAATATACTAAGTAATTCTTCTCCTACAGTTCTTTGTTGCTGTAATTGTTTTATTTGAGCTTTATATTCTACGCTCTTTTTTTGTAATGTATTTAAACTAATATTTTCAGTATTAAATATTTCTTTTATATTTTTTTTATAATTTTCAAGCTGAGTAATACGCTCTTTATCAAGGCCCATTTGTTTTTGCATTGTTGTTAATTGTGCATATTCCTCATCTGTTAAAGCTTTCTTGATATTTAAAATTCGTTGAGCAACATCAGCTTCAGTTTTTACACGTTCAGAATCACTATCTAATTTTACTCCTTGCTTAGCGTAGTCTTGCAAAATAGTTGAAGTCAATTCTTCTTTAACTTTTGCAGCATCTAAATTCGCTTTAAAAGCTTCTATATTCTCAATTTGAGTTTCAATTCCTCGACCAATTTGTTCACTAAATACATTTGCCAAAGTAGAACCAAAAAATAAAACTGCATTAGTTCCACCACCAAGGCCTTCAAGAAAATTATTAAACACTCCTAATAATCCAGTTAATGAATCTGAAAATCCATTAACCACATCCATATCAAAAAGTGTATTATAAGTTCTTTCTGCTTCAGTTTTTAATTTTTGTAAATGCGCTGCTGTGCTTTGCATATAAATATCTTGTTCTTTTTGTAATTCACCTGCTGCATTACGAGAAGTCTCTAGTGTTTTGGTATACATATCCCAGTTATCCATTAATGCAATTAAACGAGAATATTGCATCTTGCCACCAATAGCAACTGCAGCAGCTTGCTGTTGTGCTTGCGTTAAAGTTTGCCATTTTGCAGCAAGATCTTCAATAATATTTCCCATATTACGCATATTACCTTGTTGATCAAGCACTTTAACACCAATTGCATCTAATTGACTAGAAACTTTCCCAAGACCAATTCCATCTTCGTCTAAACCACCAAGCTTTAAATCACCCATTCTTGCAAACAATGTCCTAAATGAAGTACCAATTGTTTCTGGCGCTTCTCTTGTTACTGATACTACAGTAGCAAGCATTGCATTCATCTGATCTATATCTACACCAGCATTATTAGCCGCTGATGCAACTTTACTCATACCTACACTTAATTCATTCAAATCTGCGGCGGTTTCTGCTGCAACCTTTGCAAGCTTATCAATATAAAGCTCTGCTTCATCTGCACTAACTTTATAACCATTCCATACTGCAGTTAATTGTTCAGAAACATCTGCGGTCGCCTGCGCAGTAACATTTGCCGCTTTAATAGTAACATCAGTTCTAGCCTTTACTTCCTCATCTGATAAACCTTGTTGGAAATAAATTAATGAAGCTTCAGTATAATCTCTTGTTGAAGCTCCCATAGCTTTTGCCGCCCTATTGGCTTGAATTGCAAATTTTGCCATATCATTAGCAGATTTGTCTGTAACAATACGAATATCATTTAACGATTTATCTAATTGTACTGAAAAATCATAAGCTCTAGATATTTCATTTGCCATTCTATTAAAAACACTTGAAGAAATACCATATCTTACAGTATTTGAAAAAGTAGTTGCCATATCATTTAATAGCTTACTACTTTTCTTAATATGTAAATTCGTATTTAAGACTTGGCTAGCAAAACCATTAAAAGCTCTTGTTCCTGCATCTCCGCATTGAGTTAATGCGGTTTTTAACTGTCCAACAGACCCATAAGTTGAATTAATTGCATCTTTCATTTTATTTAAATTCAACTGACCAAGTTCACTATTCCAAGCTTTATGTAAAATTCCTTTTAACTGGCTTGCTGCAGTTGCCGCAGATTGTAATTCTTTATTCATTTCTGCGCCAGGCTCTTTCGCAGCATTGGTGATCTCAGTTAACATCTTTTTAACTTGATCTAAGCCATTTTTATCAGGAACAAAACCTAATTCTCATACCAATCTTTTATCGGATGCCATAGTCTTACTACCTCCTTTTCTCTCTATCTATATAATATTATTTTACATAATAAAAAAATCCTTTATTATCATAAAAATATGATAATAAAGGATACCAAATTAATTTAAATTGACCTTATTCAATTTCTCTTCCACCATTTGCAGCTTTTGCAAAATCAACCACTGCTTGATATTTTTGAGGATCAAAATTATCAATTATTTCTTTTAAGTTTTCAGCTTGCGCAGGTAACTCTTTAAATAAATTATAAATTACTCCTGCAGCAGTAGTATTATAAGTCATTTCTAAACGTTTTTGTAATTCTATGTATTTAATTAAATCATCATATTCTTCTTCATTAAATACTTCAATCATTTTTGCGAAAAATCCATTACTTTGTAAAGCATCATAAAGTTTTGCTTCATCTTCTTTTTGTTTATCTGTAAAAGTAATATTTGTATATAAATAAACTAAATACAAATCAAAATACATATCTAATTTTAATTCATTATAAATATTATCCTCTTTTGCTTTTTGCAAAGCGATAGAAATTAAATCATATTTTTCATCTATTGGTAAATATTGTTTTACTTCAATAGTAACTCCATTAAAATCAAAAGTCTTTACTTCCTCTTTTGGTTTTAATTTTAAACTTGTATAAGTAACTTTACTCATCCTTTTATCTCCTCCTTAATATATTATACTAAAATTTTTATTTAAAGTCCAGTTTTATAACTAACTTGTAAATTTTTTTGATGCAATTGCATTAGAATATGAACAATACGATCTTGATAAGTTTTATTAAAAGTATTTTTTAATCTAATATTTAAAATACTTGGAGTAATTTTTATATTTTCTAATTCTTTAAATAAAATTTCTTTAGTTGATTTAACTATAACATCTCCTGTCGTACGATTCATAACAACAAAAACATTTGCTTGACTAGCTCCTTCTTTTAAAGGATTTCCTCCTACTAATGCTTCATAAGCAACTTCAAATTGAAGAACATTATTTGCGATATTACTAGTTTCATTTTTAATAATTCTTCCTGCATGACAATTTAATCAATGATTTCCATAATTTCCTTCTTCACTTAATTTTATTAATGCAGGAAATAAAGATACTTGTCCCTGTAATGCTACTCTTGATGGATTAGCATAATTTTTAACTGATGCTAAAACATCTTCTTTATTTAATTCCATACTAACATCAACTTTATCTGGAGAACTTCCTAAAATATATTTTGTTCCAGTTTCATCCATATGTATATAATTAGATAAATTTTTTGCAATCAAATTTTTATCAAAACTAATTACAGATGTTTTTTGTCCAACTATTCTGGACAAAATTTCATTAATTGTATTATTTACATTATTATCTATCGCATCTCCACAAGCAGCAACAAACATTTCTCCAAAAGCTCCTGATAAATTTGAAATTCAAGTATAATAAGTAAAATTATCAATATCTTCTTGAATTTCTCCTAAAGCAGATTTTTTCCCAGCTAATCGTTTATATAAAGTACTAACTTCTTTTATATCTGCTTGAGAGGCTTGCCCTTTAATTCCATCAATTTGAATTTTATCCAATAATTTGTTTATTCGTTCTACTAGGCTTTTCTTTTGCAATAATTTTTCTTTAGTTAAAGCTTTCTTTTTTAAATTTTGATAATCACCTGAATAAGCTCAACCTCCACCTACTTTAGCATTCCCTTGATATCATCCTAAAACCGCCGCAGTAGATTGCTCTGCCAATTTTTCATAGATTAAATCTACCATTTTTTGAAAAATTTTTTCACTTTCTTGTTTATCTTTATTATTTTGAATTGTGTTATCTTTTGATAACCTTTGTTTTAATAAAGCTATTGTTTCATTGCTTAATTCCTTAATAGCAGAACTACGTTTTTTCTTAAAATTTTGATAACTTGATATAGCATCAAACTGGTCTTTTTTTGTCGTTCCATATTTCAAATAATTTTCAGTTTTTAAATGTATATAATCTCCTAAAGCCCCCATCAATTACCAACTCACTTTCTAATTTTAAATAAAAAAAATAGAGGGGATTACTCCCCTCTTAAAAACTAAATTGAAACTTCTCCACTTAAAGCTGTAGAATCACTTCCTGTATTTTCTTCTGGATCATATCCAAGAGATTCAGGAATTTCAAATCCTGCTAAGTGAGGCATTACACTCTTTCTAACAACCTCTGATTCATCTGTTTCTTCAATAACTTGAATTACGCAAAGCACTTTCTTTGTTCTATCAAAGTAAGTATATCCTGGGAAAGCATCCATTGTAAATGTAAATGTAGATGGATCACCAGTAGAAGCCATTGAGAATGTAAAGTTAGATTGAATCTTAACATTAGGTAGAGTAATTTCTGCAGGCATATCTTTACCTGTTGATTGGTCTCTAAATAATGTAGCAGCTTCAACATAATAGTATCCAGCGAAGTTTTCAGCATCAATTTGAATTTCAGAAATTTTAGATGATGTTTTAACTACATAATAATCAACAAATACAACTTTGCCATAATAAGCAGCAGTTGCTCCTGTTAAAGATTTTCCATCTCCTGCGACAGTTAATCCTGATAAAAGTTCTCCTGTTACAGATCCATCGTCTTCAGCAAGAGATACAAATACTGGAGCTGTTCCATCAATTGAATCATTTCCTAAAATATCTGCTAAATCAATTTTACCAGCGTTATCAACATAAGCTTGAGATGTTGTATGTACATGAACTTGATCATTATCTGTTCCTTTAATAAGTCCAGCACCTGATAAAACTGAAAAACCAATAGGAGAAAGTAATGCGTCTTCAACTGTAAATGTTAAAGTTTTTTCACCTTCCCATGCAATTAATCTAGTATTACCACGTCCACCTGTTGCATATACTGTTGTAGCAGCACCTTCAAGTGTTGATGTTTTAGCTGTATCGATATATAAAACTGGTTGGCCTCTTCTGAAAACCTTGTTACCAATTTTAACGTCTGTTTTTGCCTTAAAAACTACGTCACATATCTCACGAACACCAAATTTCATAGGTTTTTCCTCCTCTTTAAAATTTTATATTTAATATTACTTTATTAAATCCTTGTTCCTCTTTCTAAAAATTAATTTTCATCTTCCATTGAAGAAAGACGTTCCATTCAATTCTTAGGTTCTGTTAAATTTTGCGCTCCTGCCATTTTAGCTTCAAAATAGAGGTCGTATGAAGCCTTTAGCTCATAGCGCCTAAATTCATCAAACAACTGATAAACTGTATAATTCATTAAAGAATTTAAATCTTTATGTTCCCCAACTGCAAGAATTGAAACATAACGACTAAAAATATCAATTTTCTTTTCAGATTCTGACATTTGCTGTTTTCGTTTATTACGTTCTTCAATACCCTGTCTAATCTTTTTTGCAATAGACTGAGCCATTTTCCCGCTTGGATTGTAATTTTTATTAAAACCCACATTTTCTAAACTAAACATTTTAAAAACAATATCTTGAAAGTTTTGAAAATTTTTACTATTAATTTCATATTTTTCTTTTCCTTTAGTAAGTACAATAGACTTATCTAAAGAAATAATATAGTCAGGAAATATAAGACTTAATACCATTTCCATACATGCTTTATTTTGTTGTACGATGGCACTTTTGTCCTTCATTATTGACATTAATATATCAAAATCTGTTAAATTCTCTAAACGATTTCTGTCCTCTTCATTTAAACTATTTTTTGAAAATCTTAAAAATTCTATTCCAGTATAAAAAGCTTGTTCCCCAATATAAGAAATTTCTTTAATGGTTGGCTGATGTAAAACAACTTGAGCTTCTGGAAAAGGTATATCTACTCCAGAAAGAAATATCAAATCGTTATCCATACTATTCTTCCTCTAAAGGAATAATATCATCAGTGCCATGAACAGCTCTATAAGTTAAAGTATAACCACTAAGATTTTCATCTAAAATTAATTCACTTGCCCCTAAGAAATCAAAAGTACCAATACCAGATAGTCTAGCCTTATTTAAAATCCCATCAATATATCCAGCAATTTTAAGCGGTCTTATTTGATAATTATCCATTTCTCAATAATCTGTATGACAAATTATATCAAAAGTAACGGTACAATCTCTAAAAAATGGATTAGTTTCATTTACTGTGAAATTATCAAAAGAAAGAATAATATAGGATTTAACTTCTTCATGTTCTGGCATTCTTATTTTTGGAGATAATTTAATATATCCTTCTTTGCGTAACTTGCTTAAAGAAGTGTTTTCAACTATCTCTTTATATTTAGTACTTGTTTCATTAGTTAAGCAATCAGGCATATTTATAACTAAAAGTCTTTTTAAAATATCGCTATGTGGTCGACATTCAATAAATAATTTTTTTAAAATTGTTTCAGCATCTTTATCACAAGATAAAAATGATGATTGAATTCCACCGGTCATTACTGTATCTCTAACCATAAATACACCTCCTATAATGAACCAATTTCAATGGTTAAGCCTTCAATATGACCATTTCCATCAATATAAGTTAATATAAAATTACCTTTTCTGCTTGTAATTATTTCTAAAATAATTTCTGTGCTATTTTTATTTATGATTTTTACTTTCTTATTATCACTAATTTTTCAATCTCCATTATGTTCTCCCTCAAGATAAAATCTTGCTCTATCATAAGGATAAACTAATGTAGGACCTTGTATTAAGCTATTATCTTCACTTTCTTCTTTCACCAATGCAACAGTCTCTCCTTGAACTTCATACTCAATTGTTTGAGCATTTTCAGAAGGAGTTTCTTCAGGAATTTTCCATACATCTACAGTTTTTTCTTCTTGACTTGCTTCATCTTCTAAAGTATTTTGATAATATTCTTTTAATTGAATAGTAAGAATTCCTGGATTACTTAAATAATCAACAGCTTGTACTTCATAAGGCTTTCCTTCAACTTTTATTTTAGTAAACCTATGAAAAAATTCTTCAGTCTCTGCATTTCTAGTTACATACATTTCTATCTGATAATTTAAATCATTTCAAGATTCACCTTTTTTAGTATGCCATTCAATAGAAAGCTGATCTGGACCTTTAATATAAACTTTATATTTATTTCCATTAATATCTACTTCATGATAGCATCTGCGGCATTCGCCTCTAAAATAAGCATATTCTTCTACATGTTGGAGATAAATCAATCAGAATGATTGATTTTCTTTTCATTCGAAAACATCTCCTGCGGTAACCCCGGTCTCTTCTTCCCCGTCCGAGGTCTTGCCTTTTCTTTCTGGCATAACTTCATATCTTATTGGATTATTATTTTCATCAAACCCATCTACCATTTGTCCAACACAAATATCTTTAAATGGAATTGAAATAATTTTTTCATCATAGGTATTTTTTAATTTATTAGGGTTCATTAAACAACGGAACTCTCTTCCATCTGCTAATATAGCAGTTCCAGCTTGATAGCTATAAATTAAAGCTTTCTTTAAAGTTTTTAATTTATCTTCTATCATTCGACCTTGTTGCTGAAAACCGCCCATAGCATTAAGTCTAATTCCCAATGTCTCTATTGACATTTTTTCATTATACTATTTGCTAAACTAAGGCATTCAAATATGGTTCTTCTATATTGAAAAAAATCATTTTCCTCAGTTAAAGTAAATAGCCCTTCTAATTTACATAATAAACAAAAGAATGTTTCATGTTGGTCGACTAGCAATCTATCCATTCCCGCAAACTCTTCAATAATAGTTTGTAAAGGAGCTTTTCAATCAAGTCCTTCCTCTCTATTAGGAAGTAATTTATATGTTTGGTTTATCAATCTCTTTATGTTTACCGCAAGAGTTGTTTTATCTATATTTAAATCATACTTCATATTAAAACTCCTCTCATGGCAATTCAGCCGGTTCTTCAGGTTCATCTGGATTTCAATCGAAAAAGTCTTGAGCAGATTTTTCCATGATAATCCCCATGGTTGAACGCGGAATTCCATCTTCATCTGGAGCCCTTCTCTTATATAATCTTTGTAAATGAAATCCTTCCCTTTCATAATCTCTCTTTAGAGCTAGTAATTTTTGCATATGATTTGCTTGAGATGTAAATTTAAAATCAGAACCACTATATTTCATTCTAGTATTTTCAACACTAGCTAATTGTTGTCCTAACCATTCTACAATCATATAGGTTGTAATAATATTAATTTCTTCTCAAGTCAAAACAATATTAAAGTATCCACCTGCAAAAATATAGCATGGAACTTCAACATTATTACTTTCTACTCCTTGATAAGTTTCAACTTCATCTATTTCTTCATCATAATAATCATTGATATTTTTTCTTGGAAACTCAAACTTATGAATTGCATTTACCATTAATTCATGTAATAGTTTATAAGTTTGTAATTCATCCAATTCCATATACATATCACTAGTTATTTTTGATAAAAAATTATCATATAATAAAGAGAAAGGTGTAGTATTAGTTTTCCCCATATTACACCTCATTTCATCTATTTCTTTACTGTTATTACCGGAGCTTTTCTATCTCCTTTTGCTGTTACTTTAATAGGCTCACTTTTTCTTCCAGTCTTAACTTTATTATTTTCTTCTTCTCCTTCTGTAGAAGCTTCATTTACCATAATAGCTGCGCTAACATCAAAATTTAAAATCTTTTTAATTGCATTTCTTTTTGCAAGATCATTTAATTTTGTCTCAACCGCAGTTTTCTTGATTAATTCAAGAACTCCATCTGGGGCATAACGAAGGCAGTCTTCTAATTGTTCTACTGTTCCCTCTGGTGAAAGTAAAATTTTAACTTCATCTTCTGAATAATAATATTCAGGTTGAACTTCTCCAAGTAATTCTGCTACTGCTTCTTCATTATCTAATTTTAAATAGTTTGTTAAAATACGCTTTCCGCCAGGAATCCAAGATAATTTTTCTAACTCTTCAAAAGTAAGAGTCTTAGTTTCTCCTGCGGAAAATCTTCTATAAAGATTATTAAGATCTGGAATAATGTAACCTACTGATCCACTATCTCTATTTGTAACTTTTATTAAAGTCTTTTTATCAATCATAAATATCTCTCCTTTTATCTCCTTTTTATATATAAAAAAAATGGGAGAATCAAAATTATTAATTCATATTAACTTTCATTTTGATTCTCCCCAAACGGACTTATCTATAAATTAGATAGACTCTCCATCAATAAGAGCTTCGTTTCTATATACACAAATATTATTTGTAATAATAGCTGCAACTCCAAGTTTTTTATAAACTTGAACTTCTCTTGACCAATCAGCATTCTTTCTCTCGTCAACTAATGTTTGACCTTCAAAAGCAACTTTAACTGGTTTATCATTTGATCCAGTTGGGATAATCCAAGCATATGATGGATCAATAACTTTCTTTTTATTTGTTTCATCTTCATATGATTGAGGTAAAACAATTACTCTGTGACCTTTGTAGTTAGCTAGGTAACCATTTCCCCAGATTTCATCCTTCATTCTGTCTGAAACCCATCCTTCAGCTGGAACCATAGTAGCTGCAAATTCATATGTGCAATAAATTGTAGCTGCGCCATAAGCATCAGCGATAGCAATTAATCTATCCATTTCAGCTTCAATGAAACCTGTTCCTGAGAACTTATTAGCTTCTTGTAATTGAGATACAGCGCCAATAAGAGCTCTTTCAATTTCAAGATAAACGCTTTCATCTAAACCATTCATAACAATGTTTAGAACTTCAGCAAAATCTACTCTTCCATCTAAGAATTCTTCTAGACCGATTTGAGCAGCTCCACCGAAAGCACTAGTTGGAACTTCATAATTATGTCCATCTAGTTTGAATACTTCATAAACACCAGCTAAACCAACTTTAGTAATAAATTGTTTAGCTCTTCTTCTTGAAGCTTCTGTAATTTTTTGAACAAATACTGGTTTATCTCCTTGAGCGAAAGTTCTAACTTCTGCAAATTGACCATATTGTTCTAAAACTTTCTTTGGTAATACATCATCGATAACTTGTTCGATTAATGCGAATAGAGTATTTTTATTTTCTCTATATAATTGATATGAACTAGAAATTTCATTTAGTTCATTTCTTAATGTTTCGTTTAAATCAGCATAACTGAAATTGCTTCCTTCAAATGAGTAAGCTACTGGTGAAGAAGGATTAGCATTTGCTACAGTTTTAGCTAATTTAATTAAATCTGTTTTATTTAAAGCCATAGTCTTAATCCTCCTCTTATTTAATTCTCATTACTTTTACGGCATCTTGTCCGTCTGGTAATGTATAAACTTTTACTACTTCAAATTGAATATCACTTGTTCCATCAGCTGCTAAGAAACCATTAGCATTGATTTTAAGAACATCTCCAACTTCAACGTCATCCATTTCTGTTTCAACGCCTTTAGCTCCAGCTTTCTCTAAGCAGTTAGTTGTATAAATATCTCCAACATTTGTCTTAAATACTCTTGGAACCATTTGTCCTTTGAAAGGACCTAAACCATCATGAGTAATTGTATCGCTACCTTCTGTATAGTTATCAGCAATCATAGCGAAATCTTTATAAGATTCTCTCCAACCATCATAAAGTTTAACTTCGTTAAATACAAGCATCCATTCGCCTTTTCCGCTAAAGTTAACTTCTCCATTTGCATAGTCATATTTTACAAATTGACCATTTTCTAATTGCTTAATATTAGCATTAGCTGGTAATTGTGCATAGATTTGAGCAGTTCTTTGAGCAGATAGGTGATTAGGTTCTACTTGACCAAATCCTATTCTTTTCATGAGATTTCCTCCTTATATTATTTTATTAAAAATTAGTCTTTTTTATTTTTCTTAGTATCCATTACTGCAGATATCCAAGCTGGAATTGAAGTACCATTATCAACAACAGAATATGTTGTAACTACTTCTTCCTCTTTATTTTCATTTTTATCTAAATCTGATGAATCAAAGTTAACCTTTTTTCTGTAACAAATTACTGAAAGTTTTGATTCAATTTCATCTTTAGAATATTTTGATTTATTTTCAATAACATCTTTTTTGTCTTCATCTGAAAGCATGTAAAAAGATTTTATTAATTCCTCTTTTTCCTTGTCTTCTACCTTGTTCTTAAACTCTACTAATTCATCATAACTTTCTTTTAATAGAGAATAGTCAGCTTGTAGTTTTTCATAATCAGCTTTTAATAAAGAATAATCTTCTTCACTATTATCACTTACTACTTCTTCTTCTATTTCTTCTTCAGGTTCTGATGGTTCAGTAGAATCAGGTTCTTTAGGTAATTCTTCTTCTGCTGTAGGTTCTTCATTAGAAGCTTCTGGTTCTTCTTCAGTAGCTGGTTCAGTTACTTCAGGTTCAACTTTTACTTCTCCTTCTTCTACAACAGGAGTTTCTTGAACTACTTCTTCATTTTCTAATTCCATTTCTGACCCTCCTTCTAACGCAAATTTTAAATCTTGCATCATAGCATATAAAGTCTTCTTAAAAGTATCATCTACTTTTGAGAAAGATGTGCTTACTTCTGGCTTACCAATACTAGCGCCTTCAAAGCAAGGTTCTACATCATCTCCTAGAATACATAATTTTGAAAACGTAGCATCGTTAATAATGAAGAATTCCATGCCATTTTTTTTATCTGTTTCCCAATGTCCATCCAAAGACTGTTCATCTAGTTCCATTGATTGGCCTTTTCCGTCCTCTATTACAGATTGGCACTCACTATATTGACCTGTCCATAGATAACCCGTTGTCATCAGATATTCTCTTTGAATTTTGTTTCCAAAATCATCTGTATCTTCAAATTTTTGAAACCATACTTGAGCATCAGGAGCAACAAAGCCATAAGGTTTAGTTAATTTTTTAAACTTAACCCCATCGCCATCAATAATAACTTGTTCTCCATGATCAGCAAAGTCTTCATTTTCTTCTTTGTAGTAACCTACAATAGGAGCTCCACGAAGAGATTTTGCCATTTCATTCGCTACATCTTTTGTTATATAGCTATGATTTCTATTCTCTCCAAGATATAAAACTTTAATTTCACATCTTGACATTAAAGGGTTAACATCAAGAGGTTGAAGATTTATAAACTCAGGAGAGTCAATTGTCGCTATAGATTGATGCATATTTAACTCTTTCCTTTCGTATTGTTCCATTATATAAATATAATTTTTATGAAACCACTTTTATAAAAATTTGTCCTATCTCTGCTAAAATTATTTTGCACTTTCTTTATTTTGTTGTGTTTTTAATGAAGTTTCCTCTCCTTGAGATTCATTTGTTGGTCTTCCAACTCCATCTTCACTATTATTATTTCCCTTATTTTTATTTGCACTACTTGTATCATTTAATCTTTTTAATACATCACTATTCATTGTACTTGACATCATAGGTGGAATAAATACATTAGCTAAATTCAATACATCATTTTCAAAATAAGCTGTCGCTAAAATTGTACTTTGCGCTTGACCAAGAGCAATTTGAGGTAACATTTTTGAATAACCTAATTGAGTTTGTTCTTTATATAATTTAGCCATTTCTTTATAGTTATAAATTGTTGTTGTTAAAATTTGTGCTTTATAATAAGTTTTCTTTACAGATTTATTATTAAACTTTCTTTCTAATAGAAAATTTAAAAAATCTTGGATTTGTAATAATAAATTATACATTGAAGCTTCATCATTTAGAATTGATTTTTCTAATGCTAAATTTCCATTAGTATTGAATTGCATTTGAGAAACACCGGCTTCATTAAATACAGCTCTCTCAACTTTTTCTAACTCATCTGTTGAAGTTGTTGTTGCATTATCTGACATACTTGCTACATCAACATCAGCAAAAGTAGTTAAAACATCAATACCAATAGCCTTACCTAGCATTCTGACCGCATTATTATGTAATTGTTGAGCTTCATCAACATCAAATACTAAATCACCATTTTTATCAACTGGCATTTTTTGAATAATAATTTTTAATAATCTTTGAGCCATTTTCTTGCGGTCAAGTTCTTGTGCTGCATCCAAATCAATAATTGCAGGAATAACTGCCGCAAATGCAGGAAAATCTTCTCCATTCATATTAAATTTAATTGCATAATTTATATCTAATAAATACCAGCCGCTCTTGTCTCCAATTACATCACTAATTAATTTTCCTTCTTTATATAATTTATATCCTTTTTTAAAATCTTTTGGGAAAATTTCTAATACTTTATTTCTTTGTTCTGTATCTCTGTAGCAATCATCAAAATACCTCATATTAAATTCTACCGCTGGTCGTCCATCTACAGAAAAACGCGAGCGACAATATGAAGGTGGTAAATCTTGTATTGCAATTTTATTGTTCCCTGTTTCTATTATATAGCCATAATAACACCCATCTCTAATAACTTTTAGAAATACTTCTCCACCAAAACGCTTAATTCCAAATTTATCAAAGAAATCTAACACCTGATAAAATTTTTCAATAGCTTTTTCTTGATCTTGTTTATCATTAGACCCAATAAAAGGAGTAACCATCCAGTCGAAACGATATAAATATGCCATATATCTACATAATCTAGAATATATACCACTAGTTTTATAAAAGAAATTAGAAATTTCTCTTAGTGTTACTAAATCTCCACTTTTGAGAGCTTTCATGACCTCTTTTTTATCTCCTAGTCTAGAGTCTATTCTTTTATAACCATATAAATCTTCTAAAATAGCATCTTCAAGCATTTTTGCGCCAACTTTTATTTTAGAAAAATCTATCGTTTCTGATAAATTATTGGTGTCTTCTTCTCTAGGGAACATGGCAAAGCCTTTAGCTTTAATTTCTTTTATTCTATTTTTCAAAGCTCAGACACCTAACCTTTCTACCTAAAATAGTTATACCATAAATTTTCATTTTTGTCAAACGACCTAATAGCCGCCTAACTTATAATAAGCATTCATAATATAATCATAGTCCATTCTTAATTCATCTGTATAAGGAATTGCAACTAAAATTATATTATGCTTCTTACAGTATTCACGTTTCAACATATCGTTATAACTTTGCTTTCTTAACCCTTCAAATCCACCAAATTTACTTTTTGGCTGATAATGTTGAATTCCTTGGTATTCAATTAAAAACATTAAATCTCCATCATCATCAAAAACCGCAAAATCAAAACGTAATTCTCTTCCTGTTGAACTAATTAAATCAGGAAAGGAATATTCTTCTTCAAAATTTAAACCAGCTTGTTCAAGTATCTCATGAATTTTTACTTCACCCTTGCTTGCTTTCATTATACCTCTCCTTTTTTTACATTGTTATATAAAAAATAGCTAAAACATTTAGACATAAAATGTCCAAAATTTTTAATTCGTTGAGAAAAACATCATATCACCAATATTTCTCTTTTTTCTCTTTTTACGTCTATCTTCTTCCTGCTTAATATAATATAAACCATATTCAAAAGCAGAAAACTTATCTTTCTTAATTGAACGATTAGATTGTTTAAGGATAATATTAATACCTTCATTTTCTTCGACTAAATTAAGCATTTGTTCTCTTAAAATTGTAGTTAAGGTAAATGGCATTAAATAATCTGCTCTTTTATTATTATCCATATTCTGTCCATTTTTAGTAGACATCAATTTTACTTTTGCTTGATTTTCATCAATTAAAAATTTAATTTTTCCACTTGATAATTGTGTTTGAACATAACTATGAGCTTCAGTATTAATTGGAGCATTTGCTTTCATTAAATACATTGCATCAATTTCTGTTTCAGTTGTTTTAAATTGTTTATAAAATCCTTCTTCATCATTTTCAACTCCAAAATCTGGTAATGTTTCTCCAGATTCAGGATCAATTTGCGCTTTAACCATATAATCAACTAATCCAATACCCAAACCATTAGCATCAATAACAACTTTTCTTGCTTTATATTTATAAAACAATCTTTTAATATTTATTGCTTGGTCTTCAAAATGGTCTTCATCTCAAGTGTACAAATTTACAAGAGTCTTAAGTGAAGTTCCTTGCGCTTGAGGAGTAACTTTAAATACACATACTTCAGTAGTACATCCTTTTCTACCAACATCGACGCCAAGCACATAATAAGCTGTCTTACTACTTCTATTACTATATTCATATTCAGGCTGTAATAATACTCTATGTTTATCAAACTTCTCTGCAGAGAAGAATGCATTTTCTGCATCTCCACTCCATTCAGATTCATATTCTCTTGCAAATGAAGCATCATTGTAAGTTCCATCAAGTTTTAAATCCTCGATAAATGACTTTTTAAGTAAGTGTTCCATTACAGGAACTCGTCAAGTTCCGCCTAAAACGACGGCTTCCTCAGGTTCTATAATTTGTTGTATTAATAGTTGAATTAACTTCTCATAAGCGAATGAATTTTTCCAACCCGCTGTTGTTACATATATTTGACTTTTATTAACTGTTTCTTCTTCTATTCTACTTCCATCTGCTAAACGTCTATCAACGTTCATAGTAGGAATAATAATTTCATTTAATAATGTTTGGTCAATAAGAATACACTCTTCCATAAGACCACCAGTACTTCTTTTACCTCTTGAAGTTTGTTGAGCCGCAATAATATCTAATTTGCTACCATTTTTAAATAAATACTCAACCATATTCTTAGAGGCTTTTGAAGCACCTCTTGACCAGTCAATCTCATTTTTAAGGCCAGGAATTAACTTACATAGTTCTTCCGCTTTTTCTCTAGCAATTCCTGCAGCTTGCTCTTTTCCGCCTGTTGTTACGAATAGATGGGCATTTGGATAAAGAACACAACGCAACATAAGAATAAGTACTGATAAAAATGATTTAGAATAAGCTCTTGGGAAGGTCGCATACGCGTACCTATGGCGCATAACCGCCCTTAAAAAAACTCTTTGATAAAAGAATAAGTGAAAATTTTCTGGGTTAGAACCGCATAAAAATTCCACAAAAATATCAGGATACTCACGCCAAAAAGCCACATAATTACGAATGTGTGGCAATTGAGCTCTAATTCTTTCTTCAGATAAACCAACTTTCTTTCTATTTTTATCAAGAGAAACAGCCATAAGTTCTGCTAAGCCCATACTATTCCTCCTCTTCTAACATTTGTTCATCTTGTTGCTTTTGTTCTTCAATAGCATCATAAAAATCTTGATAATCTTCATCTTCTAATTCAATAGCATCTTCAGGAGTTTCTTTTTGCTCTTCCGCAAGTTGCATTTCCTTTTGAATTTGTATTTTTCTTAAAGAATCTTCAATTTGTTGTCCAAAACCTAAGTCTTGAGTAACCAATTTATGCAAATAATCATTCATATCTTTTAAAGTTAAATCAACCTTGTCTTGAGGAATATCTGTTACATATCTAGGAATAAAGCCTTCTTTTTCACACATAGCGACTAATTCTCCGAACGCAATCAACATAATCATTTTTTTCTTCTTTATTCTGTGCCGCAGTAAACTTTGCAGACTTACGCAATGCTTCATAAACTCTAGATAGCTTTTGAAACCCATCTAAGTCTCCATTATCAAGAGCCTGATTCATTTTTAAATTAGTTTTGCAAATAATAATTAATGTATTTATTGTATCAGCATCTTGAATATCAAAAGAGTTAGTCATTTCTGTATAAAATTTTTCTAACTCTACTCATTCAGATGGTTTATAAAGTCTACCTCACTTCATAGCCATACGAATTTTATCTTCTTCAGTTAATTCTTTCCCTAAATCAGGAATTAAATCAGAATCAATAAAATCTCCTTCATTATAAAAAATAGATTGCGGAGCCGTTGCTCCAATTCCCGCCATCGCCGCAGTCTTTTCCGCATTCTGAGTTGCCGCACTCATTAAGGTTTTATATTCAGCTTCAGACATTTCTCCAGCCTCATACTTAGCTTTTACTCATTCTTCGCGCTTTTTCCCCTCTTCCTCGGCCTTTTTACGCTTTGCCGCATTTTCTTGCGCAATTCTTTCAGTATCAGCTCATCTATAATCTTTTCATTGATTTAATTTCATTTTAGATAAATATTTTCCTAAGGTAGCGCTTCCGCCCACTTTATTAGGATCTTTTGCATAATCTTTATCTCTTAAAATATTTCATTCAGTTTCAATATAAGGTACATCTAATTTTTGTAAAATTCAAAGAAAAGTATCTGGCTCAAAATTATTAACATGCATTGTTAAACAATCTTTACACATTTCTACTTTGTCGCCGCTTCTATAAGTATAAAACTGATTATCATTTTTAGTTTTTCCGCATTTTTCGCAAAGATAACCCATTTAATTAGCCCCCTTCTTTTTTGTTTTAGAATTTCGGCATTCTTTACAAATGCTATACCAGCCATCTTTGGCTGTTTTATTTTTTGAAAAGAACATATTATTGGCTAATTTAATTTGACCGCACCTTGAGCATTTTTTCCATTTTCCGCGCTCAACCGCAGTATAATATCATTCTAAATAATCACGTTTTTCTTGCTCTGCCAATAGCTTAGGAATTTTATTACGTCAAAGCGCACTTATATATTCTATTGAATGTTTAATACCATATTTCATTTGTAAATATCATTGGATTTCCGCATTAGTTCTTCCATCAATTTTTAAAACCAATAGGTCAAAATATAATGGATAATTTTTTCGCAATGTTTTTTCTACTAAATTATCTAAATCTTGCATCATGTATCAACAGTCAGATGTAAAATTACCATAGCTTTCTTCCTTTAGCGCAGAATAGTTGCATAAAAGCGCAGATAAATGGGCAGGATTAAAGAATGAAATCAAGCCATCACTTTCCGGCTCTCCGCTTTTCATTAATAGTAATATTTTCTGTGAAAATGCCATGCGCAAAAGATTTAATTATATTTGCGGGTTGCATAGTAGGTTTAAAAATATCTTTTACTACATATTGGTCTTGATAAGTTTCTATTAATTGCTTTTTAAGCAAATATTTGCGTTTGCCGCGTGCGCCTTTCTCTTGTTCTTTAAGTGATTCTATAACCTCGCGCAATGCTTGCAAAGGCTGCATTTCCGCAACATCTTTAGGAGTAATAGAATTTTTTTGTGTAAGAAGAAGGGTGCGGCCTTCATTGATAAGATTATAAATGCCATCTTCTCCATTTTCAAATTTTTCTACTAAACCTTGATATGAGGTTTCGCGCTTTTTAATTGTAACCATGCGGTTATCGGTTAATATATTTTTTTGTTTGCGCTCTTCTTTAGTTTGCGCAAAAACTATATAATTTGATAAAATTTCTATATACTGCGGTGTAAGGCTTTCAGGAGCCGTCTCCTTTAGGAGACGTTCCACAAAGGAAGCCCTTTCCGCAGGGTCTTGAATAGTATAATCTAATGTCATTTGTAAAATCCTCTCTGGCGCAAATGGTATTGCGCACTTGTATTACCTTTCTAGTATTATTATACAAAAAAATTTTGGTCGGGTCAATTAAAGGAAGAGGAAAATGGACAAATTTAGATAAGGGATTTTATTTGTATTTTTTAAAAAATTTTTATATAATAATAATATGAAAAGTGAAGAAAATAAAATAAAAAAATTAAAAATATTAATAGTTATGATGATGTTAATCATCATCTTTGAAAGCGCAGCCTTTGCCGCATTTGTTGCAAGTAATGCTATCTTTTGGAAAGATTATGAGGTGGCTATGGAGAAGGTGGCTTATGTTGATAAAATGGCAACGAAAGAATACCTGGCATGGAGAGAAAATAGATAATGCTATCGTATTTTGGATTTAAAAATAGATTTGGAGATTTTTTGGTCGAGGACAAACCAAAAAAACAAAATCCAAAACTTTTTTTCCCAAAATATACCCCCTTTTATTGTCTTGGTACGTTGCGTAGAAACCACAGAATTTTCAACCACTTCCCAATAAATAGGGTGGGATTTAAACAAGATAGATAAACAAAGAAGAGAGTAACAACTCTTCATGAATGAATAGATAAATGAAAAGAAAAGAATAAATCATGCTTTTTGAAGCAACTATAATAAAACCTCTTTAATGAATAAGAACCAATTTGAGATTAATCAATTGGTTCTTTTTCTTTGCTGCTCGCTTCGACGTGGGCCATGGCGAAGCGCTTTTAAAGAAGTAGGTAAGGCTTTGGAATTATGTCAACCAACAACTGGGCATTCAACTCGGCAAAGCTTTTTCCTGGAACTAACCAGTTAACATAACGTGTTGACACTTGTAACATAAATGTAACACAATTGTAATGGAATTGTAATTGACAACCGCTTCTATTAGTATTATAATTTAATTATAGAATAGAGAAAGGGAGAGAAATACAAATGAAAAAAAGAATTGATATTATTTTATTTATAGTAGTAGGTACAATAGCAACAATGTTAGCTTTTGTTGGAGGTTTAAATGTTATTAAGTTTTTAATAGACAATCCAATTATCTTAGCAATTGTATTTGTTATAACAATAGCAATTGAAATAAAAAATTATTTAAAAAATTATTAAAAAGTTGTTGACAACAATAACTTATAATGTTATAATGTAATCATAGAAAAGAGAGAAAAAGGAGATTGATAATTATGAAAAAATTATTTTTAGTAAAAGCAGAAAACACTGATTATGATGAATACGATGGAGTTGTTATCGTTGCTGATAACATACAAGAAGCAAGAGAAATAATAAATAAAGGTTGTTATGGACAAAGCTATTTTAATGATGACCAAGGCGAAATCACTTACACTGAAATTGACTTAAATAAAGCTACTTCTGGTGTTGTGCTTGATAGCTTTATTCAAGGTTAAACCAAGAGAAGAAAGGAGAGACTAAACAATGAAAAAAATATTTTTAATTGTTTTATTAATTATTATGTTTTTATCAGTAATGACTTTAAATGTTATTATTATTAAGCAACAAGAAAGAATAGATAACATAACAAAAGAACTTGAAATTGTTGATGTAATTGAAACTGAAAAAGGTTTGTTAATTCAAATTGAAATAGAAGAAAATGTACATAATTATTTATATAATATTGACTAAAAAATGAGGCGGAAAGCCTTATTTTTTTTATACACGAAGCGGAAATGTACACCTGAAGCCTACGCTGAATTATGTAAACTGCGGCAAGCGGATCCAGCATCTTTCATCTAGGATCAACCTTACAGGTTGACATAAGGTGTTAACAACTGTAACATAATCATAACATTATTTTAATTCATTTGTAATTGACAATAAATAATAATAATGTTATAATAATTATAGATAATAAGAAAAGGAGTTGATTAAAATGTTATTAGCAATAGTAAGTCTATTAAACATAACTTTTCTATGCGGTGTTGGTGTTTATCAATACATTAAACTAACTGAAATAAAAATGAAAAAATTTTAAAAAAAGTATTGACACTATAATAGTATAGTGTTATACTATAATCAAGATAAGAGAAACGAAAGGGGAAATTAATTATGGAAGAAAAGAAAGATTACATGTTTTTTATTTATAATACTTTAAGAAAGGGCTTTACTACAAATTGTCTTGTTACTGAAGAGCAAGCCGAAATAATTAAGAAGCAAGCCAAATCAAATGCTCTTTCAAATAGTCAAGAAGTTTGGCTAATCTTCCATAAAAGCGAATACAAAAAAATGGTAAAAGAAAGTGGTTATTGGAACTAGTAAAAGAGCCGAAAGGTTCTTTTTTATGTAAACTTATCTACCAAATTATGTAAACTGCCGGCCGGCGCGCGTGCGGTCGTGGCGCGCCGCGTTTACATAATACAGATAGGTTTACATAATTTTTATACGAATTTTTATAAGCGCAGGTTGACCGCATTGATCCCGAAACTAGTTAACATAATCTGTTGACTAATATAATAAAAATGTAATAAAATAGTTATTGACTTGTAATAATTGCTATGATATAATTATTATAGATAATAAGAAAGGGGAAATGAAAAATGATTTTAAAAATAACAAGTGAAATAAATATTGAAGAGGATGAAATAATAAAAGAATATTATTTAGTATCAACAACACCATTTGTTGACATAATGAAAGCAGTTCATGACTATGTTTTAGGTCTAGATGATAGCTATTTCTATTTAATAGGAATAGAAGAAGAAAAAGAAATTGCTGAAAAAATTTATAATAAATTACAAAAAACTATTGACAAATAATTTTATCAATGTTATACTTATTATAGATAATAAGAAAGGGGTTAAAAATTATGAAAAAAATTGTAAGATTTTATTTAGAATTATTTGATAACAAAATGCAAAAATGGTTATTAATTGACAAAACTCGTTTGCAGTATTGTGAAGAAAAAGAAATTTATAGGGAATATAATTACAAAGATTTTTGTAATCAAATTTTAAATAATAATAAAGAATATTGGGAACATAATTGTTTTTATGTTAGAAAAACTCTATTCAAAAAAAATGTTGTTCTATACGATAGAAGAACAATTTGTGGAATTATAGAATATAAAGAAAAAGATTTTCAAAATCTTAAATTTAGAATAACAACCGAAGAAAGCAAAAATGTTACATTAAAAGAAATTATGGATGAACTACCTTATCAAGAGTTTAAAGAATTTGTAAAAGATATCGGCTTAGACATTTTGTATAAATAAAAAATTTTCAAAAAGTGTTTGACAAAATCAAGCACTTTTGTTATACTATAATCATAGAAAGGGGATAGAATTATGATTAAAATATTTTTAGATTTAGACGGAACATTAGCAAGATTTAATGTTAGAAATGCTTTAAAAAGATTTGAAAATGAAATTGGTTTTTTTGAAAACTTGCTACCATACAAAAACATTGGAGAAGTTGACAGACTAGCAAACAAAAGAAACGTTTACATAATTTCAGCAAGTCCAAATCTTCGTTGCGATTTAGAAAAAATGCTTTGGCTTAGAAAATATCTTCCTAGCTTACCAATAGAAAATATAGTTATTTGTAGGGTTGGAGATAATAAAGCAGAAGTTATCAAACAAAAACTAGGAGTTGACATAAATGCGGAAACTTACTTACTAGATGACTATACAAAAAACCTAGTAGACTGGGAAAATGCTGGGGGAGTAGGCATTAAGAGAATTACAAAAGTAGCAGACAATAGTACTAAAAAATGGAAAGGGTTAACCATAAAAGATTTGGCGGAATTGAGAGAACTTGAAAGCCTTGCATAGCAGGGCTTTTTTAATGCGGGAATACAGAGGTAGACATAATGCGGGCGGGCCGCTGACGTTGGAGCGGCGCCGCGATTATGTAAACTAATACCCCTTAAACATTTTTCAAACGAATCGCCGCAAGCCCTAGAACGCCAATGCTTTCCCGAAACCGCACGAATCTGGTTTACATAACGTCTTTACCTTTGCAACATTTTTGTAACACAAGCTTAACACTTTTGTAATTGACTTTAATAAAAGTAAATGATAAAATTATTATAGAAAATAAGAAAAGAGGTGAAACAAATGAAAAATTTAGAAATGTGGGTTGGTAAAATTGTATTGTTACTATTAGGTTCTTTACTATGTATGGGTATTTTTGTATTAGGTTTATTTATTCTAAAGAATATTATGGACTTTATGTCAACTCATACTTGGGCTGTTGTTTTATTAGTAGCTTTAGATACATTTTTATTGGCTAGAGAATATTATTTGTATAGCAACATAAAAAGATAAAAAAAATTAAAAAAGGGCTTGACAAGTCCAAGCCCTTAATGTATAATAAGTATGTAAAATAAATAAAGAAAGGGTTGATTTAAATGAAAACTATTGACAGAAGAAAAGCTAGAGAACTAGCAGAAAAAAGAGCAAAGCTAAGAAAAGATTTAAGAGAGGGCAAAATTACAAAAAATCAAGTTAAAACAAAAATGAAAAAAAGAGCATAAAAATTTTAAAAAAGTGTTGACACCACTTATTAAAAGTGTTATAATTTAATTATCAAATAGAGAGAAAACTCTAAAAAATCAGAAAGGTTAGGTGGTCATTATGACAAAGAAAACATTAAGAGATTATTATAAGGAAATTATCGCTATGGCGGAAAATGCTGGAAATACTGAAATCGTAGAATTTTGTAATGGTAGAATTGCTCAATTAGACAACAAAGCAATTAACAAAGGCGAAACCGCAAAGCAAAAAGAAAACGAAAAAATCAAAGATATTATGTTAACAAAGTTCCAAGACTTAGGCGATAAAATGGTAACTGTTACAGACTTATTACAAGACACTGAAATCAACGAGCTTGTAGGCGGTAGCAACCAAAAAGCAACCGCACTATTAACACAACTTAAAAAAGAAGACAAAATAGTTAACATAAAAGAGGGCAAGAAATCTTATTACAAATTAGCCTAGTCCACGAGAGCCGAAAGGCTCTCTTTTTTTTATGTCAACTTGCAGGTTAACATAATTCTTTGCCGAGCGTCGCGCCGGCGGCCATGGCGCGACGTTTTTGCATTATGTTAACTAGTTTAGAATTTTTTTTAATCGGTTGCCGCGTTATGTAAAGTTAACTATAGTTCCTAAAACTTTTTAAAAATTTTTTTAAAAAAATGTTGACAAATAATTGTATCAATGTTATACTTATTATAGAAAATAAAGAAAAGGAGTTGTTAATTATGATTAAAGCAGTTTATTGTCCAAATTGTAATGCACCTATTAAAGGTTATGTTTCACATTGTCCATATTGTGGAATTTGTATTGATAGAAATCTAGCAAGAGAAGAAAAAGAAGAACAAAAGGAACATCATAATTATTTATTAGAACAATGTAATCACGAATTTGAAGTAAGAAAATTACAAAACAAAATTAATGATTTAAAAAGTTATTTATTTATTACTATTATTTTAGCTATTGCTTTTTGTATTTCGTCATTTTTAGTTAGCTCATTAATGTTATTTAAAAATGGTCAATTTTATGAAGATATGAAATGGGAAAATCCTACACTTTATCAAGAATTAAAAAATTATCAAAAAAGTATTGACAATTATAATTCTCAATGTTATAATGATTATAGAAAATAAGAAAGGAGATAAAAAAAATGAAAAAAACAATTAAGTATGAAATTGAAATTAAAAGTGTTTTAAAATTTGATGAGAAAGAAATAATTAATGCTTTAGAATATTTTGAAGATAGAACTAGTTACGAAACTAGTGAAGATATCCTTAATGATATTATAGGTTATATAAGTAATTATTGTCATAATATTGATGATATTCAACTTGATGACCGTTTTTGTTTAATCAATGAATTAATTACTACATATAAAGAATATTGTTCTAAACATATTTTAAAAATACTTGAAAATGAAAATAATTAAAAAATTTTTCAAAAAGGCTTGACAAAAAGCCAAGCCTTTGTTACAATATAATTGTAATAAGAAAGGGGAAGATAAAAATGATAATAGAAGATAGAAGCCAAGTAGTTAGAAATTAAGGTTGCAACCGCTCTTTGCAAGAGAGCGAAAAATAAGGTTTTGCCTTTTTCCTTGAAAAACGGTCATTCAGCCCTGATGTGGCAGGGAACGTTATTTTGTAAATTTTTTGGAACGTTAAAAAAATTTTCAAAAATGGAGTGGGCTTGCAAACTACTCTATTTTTTTTGCTCTTTTTTAGTTTACATAAGTCGGCCGGCCGGCGTGCGATCGCGCCAGGCCGAGTTTACATAAAGTATTGACACTTTGGGTTATTTTTTGCGGCTTAGCACTCACGCATCACGAGTGCTAACTTCCCAAAACCGCCTAGGTTTACATAATGTATTGACGTTTGTAACATAATTGTAACATTATTTTTACAAAATTGTAATTGACAAGTTTTTGTTATAATGCTATAATGATATTGTATTAAGAAAGGGGATAAAAAAATGAAAATTGATAAAAGAAAAAACTACTATTTAATTTTTGACACTGAAACAACGGGGGGAGATGTTAACATAAAACTTATTTATGATATAGGTTATACAATAGCAGATAAAAAACAAATTTACATAAAAAGAAATTATCTTGTAAAAGAAATTTTTGAAAATGAAGAACTTATGAACACTGCTTATTATGTAAACAAATTACCAAAGTATAAAGAAATGGTAGAAAATGGAGAGATTGACATAAAACCATTTGCGGAAATTGTTAAAATCTTACAAAATGATTTACATAATTACAATGTAAAATTTGCTTGTGCTTATAATATCAATTTTGACCTAGACGCATTTATGCAAACCACTGAACACATTTATGTAAACCGCTTCAAAATGTTATTTAGACCTACAAAGAGCGGAAAATGGGCTCCAGATTATGTAAACTTCGTTAAAAAATATATCTTCAAAGACTTGCAAATAGAGGTTTTGGACATTTGGACAATGGCTTGCCAAACATTATGTAACCAAAAAACTTTTCAAGCATTTTATAAAAAGACAACCGCAAAAGGTAACATAATTAGCAATGCTGAAATAGTTTACAATTATGTAAACGACTTAAATGGCGAATTTGTTGAAAGCCATACTGCTCTAAGCGATAGCGAGGTTGAAACTGAAATTTTACAAAGAATTTTAAAATTACGTAAACCTGAGTTTACTATTGCTTATTTTCCTTTTAGGTTAATCAAGGCTTGTTAACATAACAAGCCTAAAAAATTTTTTAAAAAATTTTAATTTTTCTATTGACAATTCTATAATAAAATGATAAAATTATTATAGAAAATAAGAAAGGGGAACAAAAAAATGAATAGAAAAAAAATAAATAGAAAACATTTACAAAAATTATTAAAAACTTATCAAGACTTTGCAAATATTATTGATAATTCAATTGAAATCAAAAAAGGCAAAATATGGCAATCAATACCATTATTTAATGAAATATATATACCTATTCCAAGCAAGCAATTTTATGAAAAATCAATTCAAGATTTTTTAAATAGTGTTTATGTAAAGCTTCCAAAAGAAGAAAAAGATATAGTTGACATAATACCATATTATATTTGGTCTTTTCTTCACGAAATGGGACACGTTCAAAATTATGATATAAAAGACCCTTTTATAAGCATTAGAAAAATTACAGATTTTTTGAGTTATCATTTTGGACATATTAGCATAATAGACAAACTTACAACATATTTATATTTTAATCTTAAAGAAGAAAAACGAGCAACACAATGGGCAATTAATTATGTAAACGAAAATTATGACCTAGTAAGGCTTTATTCAAACGAAATCACAAAAGCATATTTAAAATATTATGGAAACTATAATCCTACAAAGTGCTAGAAATAGCACTTTTTTTATACACCCTAAGTTAACATAATGCGGCTAGGGGAGAAGTTAACATAATTCGGCGGCCGGCGCACGAGCGTGCTGGGCCGAGTTTACATAATAACTTTACCTTTACATTATTTTCATTTCAAATTTGGCCGCGCGAACACCCGTTCGGTTCTCCCAAAACCTAGAGCCAAGCGGGTTTGACCTGGATCCCGCAGTTTACATAATGTGTTGACTATTGTAACAAAAATGTAACAATTCTGTAATTGACTTTATTTATAAATAATGTTATAATAAATATGTAAGATAAAGAAAAGAAAAAAGCATTTAAAAAAAATAATTTAAAAAAATTAAAAATAATGCTTGACTTTTAAAACTTACAATGTTATAATTATTATAACAAAAGTAATTAAGAAGTCAAAAAGAGTGATTAAAAAAAATCAAAAAAAATTAAAAAAAGTATTGACAAACTTAATTACAAATGTTATAATAAATATGTAAGATAAAGAAAAGAAAATCTTACAAAAAAAATTAAAAAAAAGAAAGGAGTTGTTCATTATGAAGAACACAAAAACACAAAAAGATTTTTATAAGGAAGGTATTGAAATGGCTGAAAGAGCTGGCAACACTGAATTAGCCGATTTCTTCAAAGGAAGAATTGAAATGCTTGAAAAGAAAGCATCTAGCAAGGGAGAAACAGCAAAACAAAAAGAAAATGAAGTAATCAAAGCTATGGTACTTGAAACACTTGTGGCTCTAGGCGATAAAATGGTTACTGTTACTGAATTGCTACAAGACAAAGACATTAACGAAAAAGTACAAGGTTCAAATCAAAAATTAACCGCCTTACTTACTCAATTAAAAAAAGAAGATAAAATCGCAAATATTAAAGAAGGCAAAAAATCTTACTACAAAGCAATGTAATATAAGGGGCGAAAAGCCCCTTACAAATTTTTTTAATTTTTCTATTGACTTTTTAATTTTAATGTAGTAAAATAATTATAGAAAATAAGAAAGGGGAAATCAAAATGAAATACGAAATCAAAGGTAAAAAAATCAATATTCCAGACCAAGAAATTGAAAAGTCAATGAAACTACTTGACATAACGCAAGAGCAAGCTATTGAAATGTACTTGTGCGACCACGATTATATTAAAAATGAAGAGGTTGAAACCCTTACAAAAAAAGCCAAAGCAAGTGGTGCTGATAAAATTGTAAATAAGGCAAAGACTACAAGAGCCAAGACCGAAAGAAAGCCAAAGGAAAACCCCTTAAAAACAAGCATTTTAAATTGTTTACATAAAGCATTGATTGACAATAGCGAAATGCTTAACATAAGTCCAATAGTACAAACAAGTAAAGGAATTGACCTTTACATAAATGAAAAATACTTTACAATTACACTAACTGAACATAGACCACCGAAAGCCAAGAGCGAGTAGGTACAGAGAGCCATAAGGCTCTCTTTTTTTATCTTCTTGAAGTTTACATAATCCGGGCGGCCGGTTTGCGGTCACCGCAGGCCGCGATTTACATAATAACCTTACTTTTGGGTTATTTTTTATCAAAAACTATATTATTTTTGCGTTATGTTAACTCCTGAAACCGCATTTTTGCTTGAAAAATCAACTTTTTTACTTAGAAAATTAATAAAATGTGCCTTTTTCCGCATATTTGGTCGCATTTTTAAAAATTTTTTAACAAAATTATCATTTTTTATTGACAAAATAATAAATAATTGTTATAATTATTATAGAAAATAAAAAAAGGGGTTGATAATTATGGAAGCTAAAGATTTAAAAAAATTACAAATAAAAATAAAAAAAGACTTGACAAAGAAAAGACAAAATGATAAAATGATTATAGAAAAAGAGAAAGGGGAAAAGAAAAATGAAATTAAAAATTCCTAATTGTAAATGTGGTGGAGAGATTGAAGATGATGAAATGGTTGATTTTTATGGTTCAATAGAAGATGGCTACTTAACTGAAGAACATCTTGGAGTATGTCAAAAATGCGGAAAAGAATATATTGTAATGGCAACCGCAACAATACTACCAGAAACAATTAAAATATCTATTGAAGAAAATTAGATTGTAATGACCTTGCAAGAGGTCTACAATAAAGGTATGGTGGCTAGTACCAAGGAAAAGCTAGTCGTTGAATTTAACGAAAAAAATTCCGATTACCATTTGAGGGGTTATTAAATGGCGTGTCTCTTTATCGTTATTAAGAGCGGATGTTTGATAATTTCTCACGTTAGGAAGAAATTGTCGGAATAGAGTAGGCTTGCAACTACTCTATTTTTTTTGTCTAAAATGCGGTTAACATAATGCGGCAAAGGAATTATGTAAACCTGTTCAACGGCGCGCGACCGACCGAGGTGGCGCGTTTTTCTGCCTGAACGACACCTATATGGAATTTTTCTAGGAACTACCAGGCCTGCCGCGCTTCCGCAATTTTTCCCGAAATGCTCGCTTCGCTCACGCAAGAGTAAAAGAATTAGAAGCGGGATCCCGCTTCTGGTGGGGGGCGCCGCAGGTTTACATAATGTCTTGACGTAATTCAATTTATGACTACTTATTATGTTAACGAAGTGGGCCTAGCTTAGCTCTAATAAGCTAAGCTATATGCAAAATTGCCATGAACTACGCAGCAACTTGATTTTATTTTAAAATTATTATATAATATAATGGGGTAATATATTTAATTGAAGAAGCGGGTCCAGCCGCTTCTTATATATGCCGCTTCCGCATAGAATCCAAGAGCGAACGCAACTAAATAATATAAATAAGGATAACGAATAACGAAATAAAGAAAATGGTATTTGGATGGAGGTCGGTCCACCACACCCAACTCATTTCTAGCACATTTTTAATATATCTCTAACATATTCTTAATACATTTTATATATTATATATTCAAATCTATTTTTATATTATAAACATATTCACTAATTTTTAATCCATATCTCTTCCATATAAAAATATATCTCTTGCATGCTCAATCAAACTTAATCTCTCAATCGCATCATAATCTCCCTGTATCGCTTTCATTTTTAATATTCCTAAATCTCTATTTAAATTACTTTTATATTCATCAATTTCTCTTTGTGTCATTCTTATAAAATCTAAATCAAAAATTTTATCTAAATCCATTTCAATTAGTTCTCTATATATATTTAACAATACTATCTTTCCTTTATCATTTTCAAAAAATCATTCTCTATATATAGGTCATATTTTACATAAACCATAAAAATAATTACTAACTTCCATACTATCAAATTCTTCTTTCCTAAATCTATTTAAAATTACATAATTAAGATGCAGATATCCCTCTTCCTTTATTTCTCTTATCCATTCTTCATCTCCATATACAGTCATTATATCCTCTTTATATCATTCAATATATTTATCCTTTACTTCTCTTATATCATCAATATATCTTCATCCAACATATATAATACTATCTTCTTCTATAATACCAAAAACAACAATATCTTTTTCTAATTCCATATCATTTTCCTCCCTTATTAAAGCGAGCGCCTATAACTGCTATTTCACTCTGAGCTTGGAGGCTGAGCGAAGCGAAGTCTCCAAAAGCGAAGAAGTGATAATAGCAGTTGTTTACTTAGCACTCTTTATTTATATTTATTTAGATATCCTAGAATTTTTACCTAAAAGTAAGTAGATTTTTTACCTAAAAGTAAGTAGATTTTTTACCTAATCGCTACTTTTTATAATAATAACTGAATCCAGTTAATCTCTTTCGAGGACTTCTATCATCAAAATAATCTACATAATTTATCAATCCATTATTTTGTAAACAAGTTAGAGCATTATTCAATACCGTATACCCCCTAGAATTACCCTCTATATTAATGCCCGTATGCGCCCCCAATTCTTTAAGAGTAAATGAATAAAGTATACCCTGACTTAAAGCATACTTATACCTCTGCCCCAAATATATATAAACCTTAATAACATTTTCAGTCAAAGTATCAATTAAGAATTGAACTGTACTAAGCGGCAATAGCAAAAACATATTTTCTCTATCCCCCAATACATAATACTTGTCGCGGTCTTCAAGAAACCCGTAATCAATTAAACTTTGTATATGCCTCTTAAGCGTTTTGGGTGATTTAATTCCAACAGCTTCGCATATATCCGCCTGAGAAGGTAATTGCTTTTTATATACCCTCGTTTCTCCATCCTCAGGATAAGATTTCTCTTGTAAATAAGCATACAATTCACCATTGATCTTTTTATTATTCAAGAAAGTCATTTCATCTAATTTGGTTTCTGCAGGAAACCTTTTTTGTATTTTATCATTTTTACCCATTAAGTAAAAACCTCCTTTTTTACCTATTTCTATTATAATATAAATTTCTTTCTAAGTCAAATTTTCAAAAATGACCAAATAGAATTTTTACCTAAAATTACCCCCAATATTTTACTAGTAAGTAGAATTTTTACCTAAAAATTTTACCAAAATCACTATCTCTTTAGATATTTTACCTAAGTGCTAGTAAGTAGATAAATTACCTAGCGGTTTTCAGCTCACTGCAAGAATTTCTCTCCTCCTCGGATCCCCTATCGCCACCGCCCCCCATTTGATTTCCATAAAAAATTTATATATAATATTAATATACAAGAAAGGAGACAAAAGAAGATGGAAATATCAAAAGAAATATCAATTAAAGACCTATTAAAAAAGGGAACAACTGAAAAAGAATTACAAGACATTTTATCTGAACAAATTAAAGAAGCTCAAAAGGAAATCAATGCGGAAAAGGTTAACCACAAAGTAAATAAACGCGCAGCCGCAGTTGAAGCTTTTGCAGAATATATAAATTCTATTGGATATGGCGAAATTATGTTTGCTGATGATGTAGAAAAAGTAATTGATTGAATGGAGAAAAATGAAGACTTAGTAAAGAATTTAGTAGATGTATATTTAAGAAAAAATAGAAAAACCTATACAATAAAGAAAGATCCTTCTATTTTAAACGCAACAACAAAATCTACAATAGATGATAAATTTGATTATATTGAGAAAATATTAGACAAATATAAGAAAATGTTTGAATAAAAAAAAAGAGAGATAGTTAATTAAAACTATCTCTCTTTTCAATTATTTCTTTGGCTCTCTATGTTTAATTAAATCTATTGTATATTTAGCCCCTTTATATTCAAAATCTATTTTCTTCTCTGGATTTGAAATATTTCCATTGATATCTAATTCATTTTCAAGAGCAACTGCTAACATAGATATTAACCATCTCTTATCTGCATCTTCTTTTCTAGTTACTTCTCTCTTGCCCCTCCTTGGAACTACTCCATGGACTGTTGCGGTCACGCGATTTTCTTTAGCCTTTTTTGTTAATTCCTCAACTTCTTCATTAACTTCATAGCCATTATCTTCTAACCAAAGTTGAACCGCATCCTCAAGGCTAATATCTAATTTTTCGCAAAGATTATCTAATTCTTTATCTTTAATTTCTATTTCTTTACCATTCGTTAATTTGTGTTTCATCAATATCAGCCTCCTCTTCTCCATAAAAATCATATACTTTTTCATGTACTTTTGTAGATTTTAATTCAGGTAATAAATCATCAAGACTATCATACCAGCAATCTATTGCGGGTTCTTCTCTTCCATCATCCATATAGTCTGCTTGTAATAAAAAGTGAAAATCAGTTTCTCCGCATGGAAGCACAACTCTAACTACTATATTCATTTCCCAACAGTCTGCAATTATTTCCTTGATAGAACCATCATCATTTCTATCAATTACTTCAATATCATACCAATTTTGAAGTTCTTCCAAAACCTTATCTTCAATTTCTTTAACTACTTTATTCATAAGCGGCAACCCCCTTCTTTATCTTTTTTCTATTTTTTTTATTTTCTATAATAATTATAACATATTTTATAAAAAAAATCAATAGGAAATTATTAAGCAAGGAATTCTTTTAATGAACCACTTCTAATTGGATTTCTTAATTTCTTTAATGCTTGGTTCTCAATTTGTCTAATTCTTTCTTTTGTTAATCCATATAGTTTACTTATTTCTTCAAGAGTCATTGGATTAACTTCTCCAATACCAAATCTTTTTCTTATAACATCTGCCTCTTTATCACTTAAACTACCAAGCAATGCGGCAACCGCATCTTGCAAAGCACTCTTTTCAGCTTTTCTATATGGATCTTCCGCATTATTATCTGCAACAAGATCGCCTACTGTTGTATCTTTATCCTCTCCATTATCAATAGACTCATCTAAAGAGATTGTTGTCTGATAATAGTATTTTAACTTCTTTAATTCTTCTAATGTTATCCCCATTTCTGCGGAAAGCTCTTCATCTGTTGGAGTACCTCCAGTTAGTTTAGATATCTTTTCTATTGCGGCATTCATCTTACTTATATTTGAATATATATTTATTGGAATTCTAACTGTTCTTGCTTGATTAGCTACTGCTCTACCAATATATTGTTGTATCCAATATGTTGCATATGTAGAAAATCTAAATCCTTTATCTGGATCAAACTTCTCTGCGGCAACCATCAAACCGATATTTCCCTCTTGGATTAAATCCATAAAAGCTACTCCACGATTCATATATTTCTTTGCGATTGATATAACCAATCTTAAATTTGCGGAAACAAGTTCATCATAATTTTTCTCCTTAGCTAATTCCTTCTCTTTTTCCGCAGTTAATAACTCGTGATTGTAAACTTCCTTAATATATTCTCTTATGATATTTACTTCTCCACTTCCCATATGAAACACTCCTTTTCCGTATTTTTTCGGATTTACGAAACCCACTCTTCGCAAATTTAAAACTGACCATTTTTAAATAAATAGCATCAAAGGGAGCATAAATTACCTTATGTTCCCTTTGATTAATTCTATACTCTATATGTTAGTTAATACTAGTCAGCAATTGAGTATTTTACTTTCTTTTTGCTTTCAGTAACTTTAACTACTCTGTCGCCTAATTTCTTAATTAAAGCAGTTACTTTTTGAGCAGAAGTAATACCTTCAACATCTTTAAGACCATTGTAGATATCAGTTACAGTCATAGCTTCATTAGCATTAGCAAGAAAATCATAAACCTTTTCAGCTAATTCAACATTTGCTTTAGCTACTTTTGATTCAGAATGTTTTCTATTCTTGATAAGAGCTACTCTTGAATCAATGAAATCAATTAATTCAGCTTTGTTATCAACATTTGAATCTTCTACAACTTCTCTTAACATACCATAAAATTCTACTTGAGTTACTTTTTTCTCCTTTACTTCTACATTTACATCTCCCATAATAAATCCCTCTCTTTCTGCCATTTCTTGGGTGGCATCCCTTATAATTAGTTGCTACCATTATGCTGGGTAGCTCAGCTGTTCTTTATTTATACTCGCAGCCCCTAACGAGATATATGTTTAATAAGAACAGAACCATATTGAAGATTTCTTATTTAAATCTTTTTTCCAATTAGATGGATGGTAAAAGAAATTATTTAATTTCTTTTTTTTATTTTCTATAATAATTATAACATAATTTTTTATAAAAAACAATTAAATCTTTTTTGGGGGAAGTATTCTTTTACTTGTTGCCCCCATCAACAAGAATAATATTCCACGTTGTATTATTTTATATGGCACAACGTTGAAATCATATACGTGAAGCTCTAAGCCATATTTATTACTTTTTCTTTTTTATTTTCTATAATTATTATAACATTTATTTTTAAAAAAATCAATTATATTTTTTTATCTAAATTACATATATAAGTACAAGCCTGCTGGGCTTTTTGGCGATCCGTCCAAGACGGTCTCTGTCTAATCTTCATTTGCTAGCATAGTTATATATTAGACTACTATCCCATACTAGGACTCGCTCTAGACACTATCCTAATAGAGGGGTTCCAAGGTTCCACTACTGGAAACGCACTTGTACTTATATATATAATTTATGTAGAAAATAAGAAAATAGGATTTTTCAACCTCCGCAAGCTATTAATTTTTTTTATATGGAGTTACACCATACAAACGATATTATTTCTTTTCTTATTTTCTATATATATTATATAATAATTTTATTAAAAAATCAATATAAAATTATTTATTAAGATAAATAAGGACTTATCTCTGTCTTTGTCCTCACTTATCAACCACTGACAATGAAAGGGTTGTTGCAACAGAGACCAAAATCTACATCATTTTGGCGAAACTATATATTTTTAATTCTTTGATTTTATAATTAAAATCCGTAGTGTTCTATTTAATTAGTATTTGACACTACGGCGGTAATTGTAAATCTATATTGTTTGAAACTTAGCGTTACCCAGAGGACACCACGAGGAGGTGTTTCAGCTGTCCTCCATTAAGGACTGCATAGGTAGCTAATCTATGTCTCACGTCCTTTGAATATATAATATCGTCATATTATATATTTAATATTAAAAGTTTTAGGTAGATTGTTCGCCTCCTTTGTTTCTTCCATCTCCTACAATCCAGAATACTCCCCTCGGACTACTTAATCTCTTGAATAAGTAAGCTGTAGGCTTAAATATTCATCCTTATTGGCTGTGTGTTCTCCCACATTTGACTACCGAGCCTCAGGTAGCACCAAATTATTTAATAAGAACTATCTTATTTCCTCTTAAAACAAGACTAAAAGTCAACTACCAATCTCCGTAGTCGCCAAGTTATTTATTCAATAGAAAAGGTTACTATCCTATATACCATACACCACTTAACTTTTTTAAGAAAGTTAAGTAACTCTTTTTTTATTTTCTATAATTATTATAACATTTCTTTTATAAAAAATCAATGAAAAATTATTGGCTGGGGTGAGTGGGCTCGAACCACCGACCTAGTGATTAACAGTCACTCGCTACCACCTGCTGAGCTACACCCCAATTTATATGGTTGAGGCAACAGGACTTGAACCTGTAACACACGCCTTAGAAGGGCGTTGCTCTATCCATTGGGCTATGCCTCAATTTTTGGTTGTCCTTCAGAGATTTGAACTCCGAACCATCTGGTTATGAGCCAGTTGCTCTAACCATTGAGCTAAAGGACAATATTTGATAGTTATTAGTTTTAATCCAGAGAACACCACGAGGAGGTTACTATCAAGTTCTCCAAAAGAAATGCTTTACTAGAACATGTGTCCTAGTGCAATTAACCGCTCTGCCACCTTTTTAGGGGAAAGGATTCGAACCTTTGAAAGCATTTCTATTTTATACTATATAGCTATACGTTCTATTTTTTCACGATAAATAGACAAACCCGACTAGTTGGTTGCGAGAGAGGGATTCGAACCCTCGACCTTCAGGTTATGAGCCTGTTGAGCTACCGCTGCTCCATCCCGCTATATAAAGCTGCCTGCAGGAATCGAACCTGCCATAGGGAGCGACCCTACTACCCACAATCGGCATATAAATGCTAGGCATTTCCTCCTAGCCGCACAGGCTTCCGTGCTAATACTTTCGTATTACCTGCTTTGTTTCCAACTTATTAAACTAAGGAGAGCTTAAGGTCACTCGAACCACACATATTTTTGTGCTGAACATTTGTTCTTTCAGCATCACGCTGTTTTCCAAAGAATGGAAGGTGTTTGCGATCCTTCGACTACAGGCTGTTTGTTCTCCAACATTTATCTACTGAGAGTAAGTAGCACCAAAATTTTTAAATTTCTTTTTTTATTTTCTATATATATTATAACATTTTTTTTATAAAAAATCAATATCATCTTCAACTCAGTTCATTTCCCTATTGAAGTTCCTCTACCATTATTTGAGTTTCACCCAGATAGGCTGTCGCCCGTTTCACAATTCTCGTCTCTGTTGCCGCCAACATCTTTTAACTACCATCTCAGGTAATGAGTGCCCTGAACTTCCTGACGTTTCCGCCCCATAAGTTCTACGTAGCCAGAGTTCTGTTTTTCAACTTATGATTTATCTATGATATTGATATTCTTTGGTCACCCGTGCGGGAATTGAACCCACGTCCCGACCGTGAAAGGGTCGTGTCTTAACCTCTTGACCAACGGGCGATATGGTAGGGACTATAGGGCTCGAACCTATGACCCCCTGCTTGTAAGGCAGATGCTCTCCCAGCTGAGCTAAATCCCCATAAAAATTCTATTGGTGAGGATGGAGAGACTTGAACTCTCGACTCCAAAATTAAAAGTTTTGTACTCTACCAACTGAGTTACATCCTCAATTTCATATGGTGGGCGATACAGGACTTGAACCTGTACGTCTATGACACTAGATTCTAAGTCTAGCATGTCTGCCAAATTCCATCAATCGCCCATATGGTGGACGAGGTGGGACTTGAACCCACACGAGATTGCTCCCACAGGATTTTAAGTCCTGTGTGTCTGCCTATTCCACCACTCGTCCATATGGTGGGAGGGGAAGGATTTGAACCTTCGAACTCGATGAGAACGGAGTTACAGTCCGCCGCCTTTGACCAACTCGGCAACCCGCCCATAAAAAATCCGTGGTATTCTATTCAGTTAACGGTCTGGCACTACGCCCCACGGCGGCAACTACGGACTTAGCGGTGTAAGTCTACACTTTTGGACTTTTAGCATTACCCGAGAAGCACCACGAGGAGGTATTCCAATTGCTTCTCATAGACACCCGAAGGTGTCAATTTTAATAGATACCCTAGTAACCCGAAATCCTAGGCATATAAATGGTGTCCATCATCCTACCCACTTATATCTTAAATAACCTCTCAATTCCTCTTTTAGATGGCATCAAGGAATTTCTTGATAAGTTATTCGCGTTCCAATTGCTCAGTCTACGTCGAGCAATCTAATATCTATTATAATTGTTAAATCTTAATATCTTAGCACCACTGAAAAGAACTAAGTAGCATCACCCACGCGCGAGCTTATCTCTTTTCCATCTCTGGATCAGTTTCTTTAATATTAAGATTAGTCAGGCTGTCTATCGCTCTTGACATTTAACTACCGAGCCTCAGGTAGCACCGAATTGAAGATACAACCGTTTAGATACTTCAATTAATCTCTTTTTACATCAAGTTGACGCTGGAGAAAATAAGAAATAATTTTTTTTATTTTCTATAAATATTATAACATTTATTTTTAAAAAAATCAATTAATTTTTTTTATATTTTGTCCAAAAATCGCTAGTCACGATAAAATTATTTATTTCTATATCTAATTGACGAAACATAGTAGCTTCAAATTCATCTATCCAGCCATGCATTATCTTATCTCTTGATGGATCTTCCCTATCTTTCATTTCAAATATAAAAAAAGAAATTCCATCTGCTCTAGCTTTTTTTACTTGTCTAATCCAAAATCTATTTTTAAAGACATCTTTTTCGAGACTACGATTTATAGCTTTTACTATTTTATTAACTTTTTTCTCACTTTTTGTTTTAGCCATAAAATCATCTCCTTTTTTATTTTCTATATATATTATATCATTTTTTTTATAAAAAATCAAAAATTAATCAAATACCTCAATGCTTCTTACTATCTCAATTCTGCCATAGCCATCATCATAAAACTTATCATAATCGCCGCCATCATATTCTCTTGTATCATTATCTCCCCAATCTTCACCAATTCTAATATAATTAAATAAATGATTTCTTTCTTCTAAATCATCAAGCCATGCCCAAAATACTGAACACATTGAATCTTTATCATACTCTCTCCATTTTATCCTTTCCCAAGCTAACACAACTAAATCATTTGAATTAGATAGGTCAATAACACTACAAGTTCCAAAAAAATGTTCTATTTCATATTTATCTATTTGACTGAAATCTATGTTATATTTTTCTCCTAAATGATTAATTAAATTTTCATTTATAACACCATCTTTAAATTCTTTCCAATCTTCTTTTGACATAATAACTTTAACATCACTATAATAACCCATAACAATCAACCCCTTTTTCTTTTTTATTTTCTATAATTATTATAACATTTTTTTTATAAAAAATCAATAAAAAAAATGAAGAAGATGATTAATCTTCTTCATCTTCATCTTCATCATCATCTTCATTCCATTCGCAACCATTTGGACAATTACAAATACCATCTTCTGTACACCAATCGCAATATTCATCTCCACGTTCACAATAATATTTTCTTTTATAATTTTTTGTTAAGAAACCTTTTCCATTATAAAATACGCAATCATTATTTTCATCTTCATCATAATCTTCACAATCTTCTCCAATATATGAACCTTTTAAAATTCCTTCTCCAAGAGCATCCTCAATTTGTTCATCAAATACTCCAATTTCATAATCTGTATAAACTTTATCTTGTCCTGAGCAATCTTTTTCAATTAAACAATATACATTTCCACTGTCGTATTCAGAGTAACCATATGGATTAACTCTATATGCACTACCACAACTATTTTTCTTCCATCTATTATCTACTTCTAAATAATTAGCAATTACAGTTTCAACTTCTTCTCTTAATTGTTTGATGAAATCATCAGAATAGTCACAGCGGCCAGGGTAAACTGAATTAAAATGTATAGCTTTCATATCCTCAGATAAAGCAATCCACATTCTCATTCTTTTATATCTTATATCATTAAATACATATTTTCCACCTAATGTAAATTTTCCATGCCTATTCCAAACATAAGTAATGATAGATGCATGATCAAGCACTGCCGCCATACAACCATCGGCATGAGAATCTTCTCTATTTAATTCTAATTTATAACAAGAACACCAATCATATGGATTTTCACTAGCAAGCATTATATCAACAGGGTCAATGGACATAGTAAAAGTAGCTTCAATTTTATTATTTTCATATATTCTACCAATATCAGTTACAACTTCATCTTCAACTTTTAAATATTGTTTAAAGAAATGTGTAATAGCAGTTCCATCAATAGCAAGAGTAGGGAATAATCTTTTAATTAAATCTCTAACATCCCAATCCATTTCTCGTTGATTCATCTTTAAGGTTTCTTGGTCTTTAAAAGCCTCAATCCAACTTGCATATTTTACATATTTAATTTCTAAATCTCTAAATTTATTTCTTCTATCATCACCCATTTCTTTATATGTAAAAGGAATATCTAATTGAAGCTTATTTCCAAACATTTTAAAATATTTAATTTTATTTTTTGCCCAAGTAAGCAAATAATTTACCATAACATCATCTTTTATTTCTTTTATGTTTAATCCAGAAAATTGTGCAATGCATTTATAAAAATCTGGTAAATTTACTTGGTTAATCATATCCTTATATAACCCTCTATCAATTATATCTAATTTTTCTAATACTTCTCTTGTTTTTAACATTACTATCAACTTCCTTTCATTTTTATTATTTTTCTTTTTTTCTATAAATATATTATAACATTTTTTTTATAAAAAAACAATAGACTTGTTTATAACAAGTCTATTACTGTATGTAATTGATTAGCAACACTATTAACAAGAGGTTCTACATATTCTAATATTTCATAACAAATATGGCATTCATCATTATTAAGATAGCCTCCATTTGTTATGTGATCTCCTTCAACAGCATCAGTATCTTCTATATATTGACTTAATTTATAAGTTTTTCCATCTATCTGACTAATAGCAACTCCAATTATTTCCCAAAGTTGCCTACGTATAAGATTTTTTCTGCGCTCAACTTCTTCTGCTAAATATTCTTTTTTTGTTTGTTCTTCTTTATTTTCTTGCGTTTTTTCAAGTGCAGAAATATCTAGCGGTTTTCCGGTCTTGAAATCTATAATCTTATTCATGTCGATCATCATCCTTGTCTATTATAGTTTCTACATTAACGCGGTCATAAATAAACCATAATACCCAACATATAGATAATCCATAGAAAAATACTCTTGCGGCAAGTGGTTGTATAGTAAATCCCGCATAAATTATTTCTAATGGAATTGCAATAATAAAAGTAAATAATACAGCTGCGAATATTGCTGCAAATATTCTTAAAAATTTTTCCATCATATTATCTAATTTCCTCCCATCCTTCATATAAACAACAATAAGTACCATCATCATCATAGAAATGTTTATCTTTATGATAATGACCAAAATACCAATGGTCATATTTAATTTTATCTTTTAACTCATCTAACATTTTTTCACTTGTTTTATCAAAATCTTCTCCCATAAATTGAGGATCTGCAAGATAAGGATAGTATTTTTGAAAGATAGAATAAGGACAACAATGAGAAAATACATAATCATAATGACCTGATGATATATTTTCTATATCTTCTTTTGTTATTTGTTCATCTTCCCACCAAGATAAATGTTTAGTCCTACGAAATTTATCTATTGAATCTGCCCCGCCAATAAATAAACATTTTTTACCTTCAAAATATAACACAGTTCCACGCCTTAACCAGTGGATATGAGCAGAAATAACCCCATCCTTAAATGTTTTAAGAAGATCAAAATTCTCATGATTACCATCTATAAAATATAAATAAGGTCTTTTTTCCAATTTTTCTTCCCATCTATATACAAATTTCTTTAGATCTTCTCCATCTTTTCTCCAACATAATCCCATATCACCAAGCACAATAATATTATCTGTTTCTTTTAAATTCATTTTCATTGTAAATGATATTAATTTTTCAAAATTCCCATGACAATCACCTGTAATATAAGTACCCATGACTATCATTCCTCCTCTTTTAAATACAATATTTTTCTCCAATAAAATTTTTATTTTATTAATTTCTTATTCCATTTTTCTTGACTTGCAAATTGTTCTTTTGTTACAAAAGATACCACTTGAATTCTCTTTATTCCATAAAATGTTCCATATTGTAGGTCTGTTAAACCTAACATCTCTCCAGCTTTTTGCAATCTTCTTCCGTTAACAAAATCTCCGAATTCAAATAAATCTCTTATATCAAAAGAATGTTTTTTAATTATTTTATCAGATCCGCCATAAAGTGTTCCCATATTACCCTGCATTTGTTTAAATCTACCTAAATTATAATATGTAATTAATTTAAAAATATCTCCATCTGTTGTTCTAATATATTCTCCAATTTTAGGTTTTTTATCTTCCATATTTATCAACTCCTTTTAAAAAATCAACATAAGCATAAAGGGTTTGCATCTTTATACTTATGCGTAAACTCCTTCTACTACTTGGTAGATGAGTATATTTTTTTTATTAAGTATTCTTCTCTGTTCTACCTTCTTCTTCATGTAATTCTTTTATGTATTTTTCTAACAATTCAGGATGTAAGGTTAAAAAGGGTTTGACAAAATGAGTTCCATCTTTGTTTTTCATAAGCAAAAATGTGTTTCCTCCATCATTAACCATCTCTACGCCATCTTCAAGTTTCATTATTTGTTATCCTCCAATAATTCTTTAATAAAAAATTCTTCTGCATTAGTTATGTTTATAATCTCCATCTTCATTCTCGGTGATATCAATATAAAAATCTTTAAATAAGTCTTTTCCTCTTCTTCCTACAATCCAATTAGAAGCAAAGTCAAATTTATATTCTAAAAATTGTAAAACTAATAATAATATAGCTATACTAATTAAAACTATTTCTATCATTTCAACCCAACTCCTTTACTCATTTTTATAATCACCTAGCTTTCTTGCAAACATTCAGTTATTTCTTCATCTTCCTCATACATTTCACTTCCACTTATTGTATATTCGTCAAACATTTCACAAGCCTTTCTATATGCTTCTTCTTTATCATTAGCTTCTACACTAAATGTATCATCATAAGCTCTTTTTATAGTTACAAAGTATTTATTCATCTTTACCCCCTAATATGTATTCCATAGATTTGAATTGTTCTTTTGTTACAATTGATTTAATATCTTCTAATTTTAAATGATGATTTATTAAGTAATCGCTTTCAATTTCAATTTCTTTATACTTATAGCCATTTATATCAACTTTTTCATTAAAGCCAACAACTAAATGTCCATTCACATAGTCGCCTTCCTCTATTAATTTGATTATGTTGAAATCATGATTTACTATATCTTCCAAAGATAGACCTATATATGGTTTATTGATTTTATAGGTAATATAATCTTTTCCATTCATACGAGCTTGAACTGTATGAATTTCTTTAATTTTGACTATCCCTCTTATAGTTCTTACATATTCTCCTACTTGTATTTCCATATTATTCATTTTTACTCTTCCTTTAAAAGTTCTTTTATACTATATTCTTCTCCGCTCTTTAATAAATTGGAAGAGATGGTTAAAGAAATGAAAAGCTCTATCATCGGTTTTACCACACATTTCTACTCTTAAAAATAAAGTCCCATTTTTAGTTCTTCCAATATATTCAAATATTTTGTCTATGTTTTTCAATATAACTTTTTCATCTTCCGTTAAAGATGGTTTTATTTGTTGTTCCATAAATTCTGCAAATGCTATGCCATAAGGACAATTGCACTTTGTTTTACTATACCAATTTTTAAAGTCGTACCATAATATTTTTTTATAATTTTCATCTTTTAAATATTTTTCTGCATTAGTCATTTTTATTGTTGCATTTGTTTTTGCTGATATATATGTTTTTTCTTTATTATTTAAGCATTCTATTATTTCATTTATTTTATTTGTTATATTTTCTAAAGCCGTAGGCGTTCCTACTATATATGAAGATATTTTTTCTTTATCTATTTTCTCTATCATTCTAGCTATTCCCCCCTTTTTATAAATTTGTTCTATAACCTCCATCATTTTCTATTGTTATAGAATAATTTATTATATAAAATTTTTTTCTTAAAAATTCTAAAAATGCTTTTGTTTCTGCTAAAGTTTCTATTACTTCTCTATCTCTTAAATCTCCATTTAATGTTATAATTACATCAGTTTGATACTCCATATCCATATCTAATTCAACATCATAAGACCAAGTATTATACCCACCAAGAACATTAACAAAAGTCTCAGCATTCCCTTCAGAACCTGTTATTTGAGGTGCTCTAACTAACTCACCCTCTATATGCTCTTTTAATTGAGGTTTATCTAATTCTTTAAATGTATCTATATGAATAGCTCCTGTTATATGCGTCCATTTGCTCATATTATTCATCCTCCCTTGGTAAATAAATTTTTCCGCCATGGTCTTCTACAATTCTAATGAAATCATTATACTCTGTTTTAGCGGGAATAGTAAAATCATCTCCCCATAGCCAAGCAACAGCACCTCTATTAATATCATTTATACTTACGCTTCCTAGCATATATGGTTGTTGTATATCCCATCTATCCTCAAAATCAAAAAACAACTTCTTTTGTTCTATAACTGGATAAATTCCTCTACCATTTTTAATTTCTTGTTCAGGAGCATTATAATTATGTTCATAAGGAATTCCCGCATTACATTCATATGGGCGATCATTCCAATCATCTCCAGATTGATTTTCCCAATCACTTGTAAAATAAGCTTTATTTTTTTCATCATCAATATAACATAAATAAAACTTCTTATCCATAATTATACTCCTTTCTTTTCTTCTAATATATATTCTCCATTAACAATAGCAACAATCTCAAAGACTTTTCCATCAAATCTAAACCAATCTCCTACTTTCATTACTATCATCTCCTTTTTTATTTATTTTCTATAATAATTATAATATTTTTTTATAAAAAAATCAATAGAGAAATAGTAACTCTATTGATTTTTAATTTTATTCAATTTCTAAAACTTCTTTTAATTCATAATATTCTTCTATTGTAATTTCATTATTAACAAGTTTTTGTTTTAAATCTTTTTCTATTTGTGAATCTTGACTAAATACATAAACTATTAAACCTAAAACAAAAATAATAAAAAATGTTATAGCAAAACCTATTAATCCTGCAAATAATTTATCTTCTAAATCATGCATTTTAAATCCACCTCGCCTCTTTAAATTTTTCTATTAATATTTTAATTGTTTCTAACTTTAAAGTTCCATATAGTTCTATTTCTTTATTCTCTAAATCTATTTCTAACCCACTATTATAATAAATTCTTGTAAGTGTTCCATCTTCATATATCTCTCTAACAGGGCGATCATAACTAGTTGAGTTATCATTTTTAAATAAAGATTTGTTTAATTTTTCATCAATTTTAGTCATTTTTAATTAACTCCTTATATACCATATATTTAATAAAATCTGACTCTATCTCTTTAGGCACATTAAAAACTGTCATATCTCTAAAATCATTATGTTTTTCTTCTAATGCTTTCATTTTTTCTTTAATTAAATCTTTATAATATTGTTTTCCATCTTTTAAACCAAAAACATAACCATCATCAAAAATTTCACTTTCAAATTCATCTCTTAATGACATAATAATCATTCCTTTCTTTTCTTATAATTATTATATATTATTTTTTATTAAATATCAAGAAGTGCGGGAACCCGATAAGGGATCCCCCATCAAGATCCGTACATCTTTTAGCAGCTTCCCGCATTTACGGTCAATTTTAATTTACCGCTTTTAAATAAAAATGATATAATTTAGTAAAAATAAGACAGAAAGGAAGTTAAAAATTATGTATAGATTATTTAAACAAAATGATGATGTTTCTGCATATGTAACAGAATTTATTGCTGATACAGAAGCAGATGTAAAAGATTTACCTAATAATGTTTATCCAGGCAGTCTTTGTTTAATAACTTCAACTTCTGATGTATATGTTTTGAGCGCTCAAAGAAAATGAGTAAAACTATCATAAGGAGGGAAGTAAATGGATTTAATTACTTATGCTTTATGCAGAAAATTAATAAAAAGGTCTATTGAATCTTTAGGAGATATTTTTACTCTTAAAGGGAATGTAGATTCAGTACAAAGTTTACCTTCGACAGGTAATAAAGCCGGAGACATTTATTTAGTTGGACCTAATCAAGACGGCTCTTATGATGAATATTATTGAACTTCTGATGGAGAATGAGAAATAATGGGCTCAACAGGTCCTGGATTTGATGGAGTCATTACTGAAGAGGCAATGTATAAAGGTGAAGATGGAACTGGTACAATAGAAAATCCTGCAGAAGGAACTATTTTAGATGTTGTAAATAGTAAAGTTTTAAAAACTGAAACTTGGGGAAATCAAAATTGAGAAAATGGTACTATTGAAATAATTGGCGCAGAACCCGTAGAAAAAATTGCATATAGAAATGAGCTTTGCGCAGATGCTAACCCAAGAATACCTAGTGACCCAGAGTATAATGAAAATGATAATTTAGAAAATTATTGAGATACTCCTTGACATTTTATAGAATGACTTCAAAAATGAGATCAAAATGAAGGACTTTATAATTACTTCTCTGCGATAGAACAAGAAGGTGCTTTTACTTATGATCCAACTCAAAAAACTATTGAACCTACAACAGGATTAAATATGAGTTGAATTACAGATTGAAATGAAGATTATGGATTTTCTGCGGCAATTCATAATGGAAACAATTCATTCATTACTGAAGAAATTCATATAGAAAAGGCCCCTGAAACAGAAGATTGAGTTCTTGTTTATGGGGAAGGATTTTATCTTTTTGATGGAAGACAAGTTAAGTTAACAAATGGAGAAAATGAATTTTTTATAGATAATAGCGAAAAAAGTGATTATATTTTAAAAGAATTGGAAAAATTTGATGAGGATGAATTTGTTAAAAAATCTGGAGACACGATGACTGGAAAATTAACAGTGCCTACTTTAAGTGTAGGAAATAATAATACTGTTGATGATGGTTGCGTTGGCGAAGGAGACCACGTTCAAGCAAGAAATATGAATTCTCATGCAGAAGGATATTATACCCATGCTTTAGGAGAAAATTCTCATGCAGAAGGAAATAGTACAAATGCTCTTAATCAATCTCAACATGTTCAAGGAGAATGGAATATTCAAGACCATACAGGGACAGCCTCTACAAGAGGAACATATGCCCATATTGTGGGAAATGGTACTCGTGAAAGCGCAAGAAGTAACGCCCATACTCTTGACTGGTCTGGCAATGCATGATTTGCTGGAGATGTATATGTAGGTTCAACTTCTGGAACAAATAAAGATGCTGGTTCTAAAAAATTAGCAACAGATGATACTTTTATAGGGACAAATGGTACAGAAAATGGGTCTAAAGGTCTAGTTCCTGCACCAACTTCTCAAGATACAAATAAATATTTAAAAGCTGATGGCACCTGGGATACACCACAAGGTGGTGGCGGAAGCTACACAGCTGGAGACTACATTGATATAACAAACAACGAGATAAGCATTACAGGAATTGTACCTAATGGAAGCACAAGAACACCACTTACATTAACAACAGGTCAATATTATTATTGCCGAGACGAAGGAGATCCTGTTACATTAACGACCGAGGCAAATAGTGGTTACTACAAAGTAGATAATAATACAAACACAAGTCAGGACTATGTATTTCAATTTTCAAGTGCAATAGGAGATGATAAGTACGTTATATTTGCAATGGACGACAACAACACATCTTTATATGACTATATATTAAGTAATCCAATTAGTTTTCGTAATCAAACTGGTGCAACAAAGTATTATGAAAATGCTTACTTTGGTGTAACGCTAAAACCTGGCGAAAGCTTTATTATTTCTTGTGAAAGCACAGACTTATATACGCCAAGTGCATATTTGATAAGTGTAACTAGTCGAGAAACCTTACAGCCAACACTTGGTTATTATTTTACCGCAGCTGAAGGATACCCAATAGAAATAGATGATATACTAGAAGAACCATGGGGATATTTTGTTTACGAGAATACAGGCAATAGCGGTGTATTTGGGTTCAAAATATGTTCATATTCAAATGACTGCCCTCTATTTGCAATCACAGATAGTTCTGATATTGTGCTAGGGTTTTCAAACTCTTCTATAGACTTTGCATACGAGCCAAGAATGATAGGCGTTTATTTGAATAGTGGAGACAAGATATATTTCAATACCTATATAAGTGGCTACACACCATCAATAGAGGTTTATTCGGAAGACACAGCGATACTAGATAGCTACACTAAATTTACAGATACGTTTGTTGGAACTAACGGAACATCAAACGGCAAAGCTGGTGTAGTTCCTGCCCCAACAGCAAACGATACAAATAAATACTTAAAGGGCGATGGAACTTGGGGTACAGTTAGTGCAGGCTCAAGCGATTATGATGACTTAACAGATAAGCCTCAAATAAATGGGGTAACTTTAAGTGGAAACAAAACATCTGCTGACTTAGGTTTAGATATGGTTATACTTTCGTATGGCAACTCAACTTGGCAAGACTTCATAAATGCTTATAATAGAAACGCAGTTGTATATTGCAGAGCAAGTTCTGCTTCAGACCCTGCTTCTGGAAGCCAAACAAGACTTGCGTTTATGGCATACGTAAATAATGCAACAAACCCAACAGAGGTAGAATTCCAATACTATAGAAGCGTAAGCACAAAGACCGCTTCTCAACAAGGAGACCAAGTATTTGTTTATAAACTAACAAGTTCAGGAACTTGGACTGTAACAACAAGAGAGAATGGTTCAAAAGTTGTAGCTGGAACAAATATGACAAGCACATACTCAAATGGCACATTAACACTTAATGTAAGTGATAATGTTTCTGAAGGAACAAAAGAATATGTAAGAAATCTTTTAGAAGAATTTGCTAGAGCAAATAATTTGACTATGCCAGAATAATAAAATATTTTTGGAGGTAAAATTTGATTAATTTTACCTCCACTTTTTTTATATATATAGTAAGAAAAATATATAGAAAGGAGAGGAAAAAGTGGCTTTATTTAAACCATGAAAAGGATTAAGTGAAAATTTAGATTCCTTACCTAAAAAAGAAGGTCAGTTTATTGTTACAACTGATGATGAAGCAATTTATTTAGATATATCTAGTAAAAGAAGAATTAGAATAGACCAAGAATTTAAAATTGTAAATGAATTACCAACAGAAGGAATTGAACCAAATACTGTTTACTTAATTTCTGATGGTGGAGAAGATAGTTATTCTCAACATATATACAAAGATAATAAATGATGTCTTATAGGCACTGGAACTCAATACTCTCTAGACTTATCCGAAGGAATATTAGTTTTAAAAGATGCTAATACTGGAGAGGTAATTTCTTCAGTTGATTTATCTACTAAATATGCGCTTATTGAAGATGTTCCTACTAAAGTTAGTGATTTAGAAAATGATGCCGGATATGGAACTTATACTAAACCAGATGATGGAATACCTAAAACAGACTTAGAAGAATCTGTTCAAAGTAGCTTAGATAAGGCAGATACCGCTTTACAAGAGCATCAAGATATAAGCGGAAAAGAAGATAAAATAAATAAAGTGACCAGTCTTTCAAACCTTTCAACAGATGAACAATATCCAAGCGCCAAAGCTGTATATGATAAAATTGTTGAAAAAACTACATTTTCTGACTTCGTAGGAACAGATGGAATTACAGATGGAGTTCATGGATTAGTTCCTGCTCCTGAGGCTATTAATGTTGGAGAGTTCTTAAGTGCGGGAGGTTCTTGAGATAGCCCGTTAACAATGAATAATCAAGAAATTATAGATATATTTTATTTTTAAGGAGGTAGAAAAGTGGCAACTAAAAAATATTTAGATGAAAATGGCGCCGTGTTATTAAATCAATTGTTAGCTGCGAAATTTAATACAAAAGCAGATAAAACTGAAATACCTAAAAAAACAAGTGAGTTAACAAATGATAGTAATTTTGTTTCAGATGCTAATTATGTTCATACTGATAATAATTATACAGCTACAGAGAAAAATAAATTAGCTGGAGTTGAAGCTGGTGCTCAAGTTAATAAAATTGAAACAATTAAAGTAAATAATGTTGCTCAAACTATTACAGATAAAGCTGTTGATATTACAGTACCAACAAATACAAATCAATTAGAAAATGGTGCTGGTTTTATTACAAAGAATGTTAATGATTTAACAAATTATACGACAACTTCAGACATGAATAACCTTTTAGGAGATAAATTAGATGCTTCTTTAAAAGGAGCTGCAAATGGTCTTGCTGAACTTGATGCGAATGGAAAAGTTCCAAGCTCACAATTGCCAGCTTATGTTGACGATGTAATTGAAGGATATTATTATAATGGTAAATTCTATAAAGAAGCGGCTCATACAACCGAAATCCCTGGTGAAACAGGAAAAATTTATGTTGATTTACCTTCTGATAAAACATATAGATGGGGCGGTTCTGCATATGCAGAAATTAGTTCTAGCTTAGCCCTTGGTGAAACTAGTTCTACTGCTTACTATGGTGATAAAGGTAAAATTGCATATGACCATGCTACAGATGCGAATAGATTGACAACTGCAAAATCAAGTGGATTTTATAAATTTGCAACTACAGCAGAAGGACATATTAAATCAGTTGCTAATGTCGCTAAATCTGATTTAACTGGACTAGGTGTTGAAGATGCTAATAATAAAGTAACTTCAATTAGTGGAAGTTCTACTAACACACAATATCCTAGTGCAAAGCTTGTATATGATCAATTGGCTTTGAAACAAGATAAATTAACAGCTGGCGACAATATTAATATCGCAAATGATGGAACAATCAGCGCAACAGATACTACATATAATGATTTTGTAGGAACTGATGGAACTAGTGCGGGAACCGCAGGTTTAGTACCTGGTCCTACAACCGCAGAAGCAGGAAGATTTTTAAAGGCCGATGGAACATGAGCTATGCCAGCAGGAACAGTGTATACTGGAGGAACAAGAATTTCAATTAGTGATTCTAATGTTATTAGTACAACTGCAGAAATAAATAAAATTGATAGCATTAAAGTTGATGGCACAGCTTTAACAATTACAAATAAAACAGTTAATATTACTGGAAAAGAAAATACAAGTAATAAAGTTACAAGTATATCTTCTTCTTCAACAGATACTCAATATCCATCAGCAAAGCTTTTATATGATCAACTTGCTTTAAAACAAGGAGAATTAACTGCGGGAAATAATATAGATATAACAAATAATACAATTAGTACTATTGGAGATACTGTTAAAATTATTTCAGATAATACAAAAAATATTTCTTCTTTAGAAGCTGGAATATATAAATTTATAAGTTCTTCTACTGAAATTTATATTAATAATAGCAGTCATTTTCAAGTAAAACCAGGATATTTATTATTATCATCAGATAGCGACAATACAGCTACTACATATTTTTATTTTGAGGCTGGCGGAATAGATGGTGGATCTACTGGTTGGATACATTATGGTGGTAGCTTAGGAACAAAAGATGCTTCACATCAAGTTTGTTATTTAAATAATGTAGAAAACATTTCAAACAAAGTGACTTCTTTAAGTTCATCATCTACTAATACACAATATCCTAGTGCTAAATTAGTTTATGATCAATTAGCACTTAAAGTAAATGCTGCAGATTTAGTAGCTTTAACAAATCAAGAGGTTAATAATATATTTGACTTTGAATTAGCAAATAGTTAGGGGGTGTCTAAATGGCAAAATATTTAGACGAAGCTGGGGCTGAGCAATTAAACCAACTATTAGCGGCTAAATTTGATACTAAAGTAGATAAAGTATTAAATACAAAAACTTATGAAAATATTTTAGGTACAGCTAGTGACACATCATGAGGTAATAATACATTCTATTTTATGTCAGTTAAACCTTCAACATTTACAGATATATGGTCAATTAGATATAGAATATATGTTTGAGTTGAGAGTGATAGTAATTATAGAGCTATGGCAAATGTATTATTTATGGGTTCTCAATCAGGTCTTGCATCATATGCAGTATTTAATAATATTTATAATACATCATATCGACCAGCTTATTATCATACTATGTATAGATTATTACAAGCAGGTTTTAATGCGGGTTATGGGCATGCTATTGGTGTAAGTTTAAAAGATGCAAATGCAAAAGATACAGCTGGAAAAGAAAGAACTATTAAAGTAGAATTATTGGAACAAATAAACTGTACTGCTACTTTATTAGATAATGCAATCAAATGAGATAGCTGAGAAGGAGCAAATGCAACTAATTATTCTGGTTTTGGTAGTGCTCCTCCTACATATAATTTTAGTGGCAATGGCTTACAAGAAACTGGAGATGCTAATGACAATTCAATTGCTTGAACAATCAAATCATATTATGATAAAATGAAAGCTGGTAGTGGAAAAGTATATAGATATAATATATGTACTTATTGTAATGATAATACTTTGCAAAGTTTTGTTACTTCTGCAAGCACAGGAACTACAAAAACTAAAAATACAGCTTCATATATGATAGGAGCTCCTTTATTTTATTTTAATTCAAGTTCTGACGTTGCTGCAGGAAGTGTTTGTGCAGACAATTCATTATGAACTCAGCACTCAGGAATTGATTTAAGATATTCAACTAATTGTGGAGCAACATTAACTCAATATCTTCCAGTTTATTTAGTTGGTATTCCAAATGGAGCTACATATACTTTAGCTGATACTTGATATACTCAAACTTTACCAACATCAGAAGATGGAAAAATATATATTTATTTAGGTATTGCATATAGTTCAAATAAGTATTCAATATCTTGAACAACATTTCATCCAATATATGAATATAAAAATGGAGCATTAAGATTATATCAAGCTCCAGTTACATCATCTGATGTAACAACAGCATTGGGATATACCCCTTATAGTGCGGCAAACCCTAATGGATATACATCTAATGCGGGTACTATTACAAAAGTACAAGCAAATGGAACTGATGTAGCTTCAAGCGGAACTGCTAATATTCCTGCGGCAACCACAAGCAAATATGGTGTTACAGAATTAAGTAGTGCAACCAATAGCACAAGTGAAGTATTGGCGGCAACCCCTAAAGCGGTAAAAGCTGCATATGACTTAGCCGCAAGTAAAGGAACAGGTACAATTACTGGAGTTTCAGTAAATGGAACTAGTGTGGCTACTTCTGGAGTAGCTAATATTACTTCAGTACCCGCTTCAATACTAAACGGAGCAATTCCTAGCGCGGTTACCGCAACAACACAAACTCAAGGCGATAATTCTACTAAGATAGCAACTACCGCCTATGTAGATACAGCTATTGAAAATTTACCAGACCCTATGATATTCAAAGGAAGTTTGGGTACAGGTGGTACAATAACTGCGTTACCTGTTGATGGTAGTGCAAATATTGGTGACACATACAAGGTCATCACTGCAGGAACCTATGCAAGTAAAGCTGCAAAAGTTGGAGATACATTTATATGTTTAACTAAAACAAGTTCTGCAAATACTTGGGAATTAATTCCTTCAGGCGATGAACCTAGTGGAACTGTTACAAGCATAACAATTAAAGCTACATCTCCAATAGCAATTGATAGCTCAAGCGCAATTACTACTAGTGGTACAAGAACTCTTAGTCATGCTAATTCAGGCGTTACCGCAGGTAATTATAAATCAGTAACAGTAAATGCCACAGGACACGTAACTGCAGGAGAAAATCCAACTACTCTTGCAGGTTTTGGTATTACTGATGCTAAAATAGCAAGTGGAACTATTACACTTGGAAGTAACACAATAACTCCATTAACATCAGCATCAACTCTTGATGCAACAAAATTAAGTGGAACAATCCCAAGTGGTTGTTATACAGATACAAAAGATACAGCAGGTTCAATAGATAGTAGTTCTAAATTATTTTTGATAGGCGCTACATCTCAAACCGCTAGTTCACAAACCTATTCACAAGATACAGCTTATGTAGGCACTGATGGAAAATTATATAGTAATTCAAAAGAAGTTGTTAATTTAAGTGATACACAAGCTTTAACAAATAAAACATATAATGGTTATACATTAGCTGCGGCAAGCGCTAAAGCTGTTGATACAAGTATTAGTGCAGGAAGTTCTAGTGCTAATTTACCAACGAGTGCGGCAGTTGCTACATTCGTTGAAGGCAAAGGCTATGTAACAACAGATACAAAAAATACTGCGGGAAGCACAGATACATCAAGTAAAATTTATTTAATTGGTGCTACGAGTCAAGCAGCAAATCCTCAAACATATTCTGATAATGAGGTATATGCTACAAGTGGTGTGTTAACAACTAAATCAGTACAAGTAGGTGGAACAGCAGTAACAATAGAATATAATTCAACAGATAAATGTATTGAATTTAATTTTGCTTAAGGAGGTAATCAAATATGGCACTTAAAATTTGATTGCCCCTTAATGGCAATCTAGAAAATAAAGGATTAAGTAATGTTACAGCTGCCGCAAATGGAGCAACTGTTGCTTCAAACGGAAAAATAGGACAGACATATATTTTTAATGGTTCAAGTGATTATATTTCTCTTGACAGTGCAGATTTACGTAATTGCTTTAAAGGAGGCTCAACTCCTTTTACTATTACACTTTGAATATATAATACAAAGACAACAGGAAGTAGAGCTATTTTGTTTGGTGATTATGGTTTAAGTGGAGCAGTTGTTTTTAATATTGAATTAAATAGTTCTGCAGGCAATTGAAATGATGATGTTAGATTTGATTGAAAAAATGGAGGAACAGATTATAGAGCCACAGGAACAAATATAGCAAAAGATACTTGGTCTCATTTGGCTATTGTATATGATGGGACTCAATTAAAATTTTATAAAAATGGTAATTTAATTGTAACAAAAACAGTAGTTTTAGCGGATTTAAACAAAACTAGTGGAGCTTTTTATTTAGGAAGAGATAGTAGATCTTCTGGCGTTGGTTTCCAAGGAAACTTGAATGATTTTAGAGTTTATGATGAAGCTTTAAGTGAGAAACAAATTAAAGAAATTGCTAAAGGGTTAGTTTGTCATTATAAATTAGATAGTAATAATATAAATGAAAATTTGATTTTAACAAGTAATAATATAACAGGTTCTTCAACTGCTAGTGGAATGACAAGAACAATTACAAATGGAGTTTTAAAAGTTGTTGCAGAATCTGGTAACGGAAATTGATGTACTGTAAGTTTTGCCAAAAGTAGTAATACTAATGTAGGTGAAAAAATGGCAGTAGGAGATAAATATACCATTTCTTGCGATGCTATGATTGAGGAAGGAACTAATTTTCCTACTTTATTTATTAATAATGGAAATGGTTATAAAAGATTACGGAGGAGGAGATCCAACTCAATTAAATACATGGCAAAGAGTTTATTATACTAATACTTGAAATGAACCTGGAACTCAGTATGGAAATATTAGCTTACATCTCGGATTTTCTGGTTTAGTTGGAACTTTTTATTTTAAAAATTTTAAATTAGAAAAAGGAGATTTAACTAAATGAACTTTAGCTCCATCAGATAATGGGTATAATACCTCAGAAATAGGTTTTGATATAACTAATGATGATAGTGGTTATCAAAATAATGCTATATTAAATAAATTAACAATAGCAAATATAGATACTCCTAGATATAATAGTAGTATTACTTTAAATGGAAATTTAATAAATTCTCCTGCTGGGGCGATTTTAGCAAATTCAAAGGATTTTACTATTAATGGTTGATTTTATCATACTGGGGGAACTAGTTATTATGCTAGTGCAGAAAGTTATAATACTTCAGTGTGTTTAGAAAATGGAAGATTTTTTGTTTATTCATCTAGTGGAAGTGCTTATGTAGGCAATTGAACTGCAACAAATAATGTATGACAAATGTTAACATTAGTACACAACAGTACAACTAAAACTTTAACTTTATATGTAAATGGGGTTCAAAGAACTCAAATTACAACGAATGGAACTATATATCCAAATGATACTTTAAATATTGGAGGAAGACAAAATGTTGCCGATTATCAAGGTAGTATAAGTGATTTTCGTATATATTGTACTGCACTTTCTGCGGATGATATTAGGCAACTTTATGAAACAAGTAGTTGAATTGATAATCAACAGAATTTATATGGATTAGAACTAGAAGAGAATGATGCAAAAATTTTATCTCAATCAGATTGGATAGCTGGACATACAAATTTTAAAACCGCGGTTTTCACTAGAACTTTAGTTAGTGATATTGATTCTCCTTCTGGGCAAGCTACTTTATTTGAATGCACAACAACAGGAAGCGGTTATTATATTGGAGCTGGAATAGAACCATGAAAAAGTGGTAAAACTAATATGATAAATGGCGAAAAATATAAAATGACAATGTGAGTAAAAATGAATCGAGAACACGCTTTTAAAATGAATGTTGAATGTGGTTCTTCACAAAGTCAAAATTCTTGAACAGTAGGAACTGAATATCAAAAATTAGAAAATACTTTTTATTATAATTCAAGTGCTACTTATTCTGCTATTACCAATTATGCAAATTTTGAAGTGGGTGATAAAATTTGAATTCATTCATTTAAAGTAGAAAAAGTAGAAAATACAAAAATAAATAAAAATGGAATAATTAATTCTAATCATTTTAATGAGAACCTATCAGGCTTAGAACAATTAGAATATATTGAAAGTACTGGAACTCAATGAATTGATACAGAATATCAGCCTAGAAATGAAGATAAAATAATTACAAGTTTTGAGTTTACTAATACAGGTAATCAATCTATTTTTGGTGCTTATACGGGTACATATTTAACAGCTTTTGGTATATCTTCTTCAAATAAATGAGAATATAGAGATTCTTCTGCATGAAGATCCGCTGCTACAACGATTCAAACTAATACTAAATATAATGTAGAATTTTATTACGGTTTAGATTCTCAATATTTAAAAGTAAATGATAGTAATATGATAGAAAATACTTATGCTCTATCAACAAATATTTCAAATATAGCAGCTTCATTATTTGCTAGACGATTAGCTTCTTCAGTAGAATGCTATGCTAAAATAAAATTATATTATTTCCAAATTTGGAATAATGGCACTTTAATTCGTAATTTTCTTCCGATGCAAAAGAAATCAAACGGAGAAATTGGACTTTATGATACTATAAATCAAAAATTTTATACTAATAAAGGCACAGGTATTTTTACTGGAGGAGAATTACAAAATAATACAATAGAAGATAAAATAAAAATATATAATGATAAAGTTATGGCACATGACTTTTATGAAATTTAGGAAGGGAGGAAAAATGGCTCAATTAAAAGATTTATTAGTTACTGGTGATTCAAGAATAATTGGCAATGTTTATGACAACACTCCTAAAATTGCTTTTGGAACTTGCGCAACAGCTGCGGCAACTGCAGAAAAAATAGTTACAATTGATGATCCCGCATGGTCTTTGCAAGTAGGAAATATTATTGGAGTAAGATTTTCTTACACAAATAGCGCAAGTACAGTTAAATTAAATGTTAATAATTCTGGTGCAATTCAACCAGCGTATAATACAACTAGACCTTATACAAGTTCTAGTTCTCAAATTTGTGGGTATGCAAATAGAACTCTATATTATATGTATGATGGAACTTATTGGGTTTGAATAAGTGGCGGTTATGATGCTAATAATAGTGATACAGTCCCTAGTGCACATTGTACAACAGCTGCAGTATCTGCAGCAAAAACAGCGACTTGTACAAACTATGCTTTATTAACAAATTCATATTTACACGTATTGATTGCAAGTTCTAATACTAGTGCTAGCGCATTAACATTCAATGTAAATAGCAGAGGAGCAAAGCCAATTTATATAAATGGAGAAGCTTCTAGCACAACAAATCATACTCTGCCAGCAGGAACATATATTGTTTATTACGATGGAACAAATTATTACTTTAGAACCGATGGTTATCTTCCTGGTCCAAATGGAACCGCTTTTACAGGTACTAATGGAAGCACAGCTGGTGTAGCAGGATTGGTCCCAGCACCTACAACAAGTGATACAAATAAATATTTAAAAAGCGATGGAACATGGTCAACAGTAAGTGCATCAGGAAACTATGTATTAAAAACTGGAGATACAATGACTGGAGCATTAACAATGACTGGCTTAACAGTTGGATCGAGAAGAGATGGTATTTTTGGAGCAAGATCTGTTGCAGAAGGAGCTAATAATATTGCTAGTGGAGAAAACTCGCATGCTGAAGGCTATTATACTATTGCTTCCGGTAATGAGTCTCATGCCGAAGGTAGCAACACTGTAGCTTCTGGCTATGAATCTCATACTGAAGGTTCTAGTACTATTGCTTCTGGTTATAATTCTCATGCTGAAGGAGAAGGTACAACTGCGCAAAGATATTCACAGCATGCAGAAGGTATGTATAATATATTAGATACAACAGGAAGTGAAACACAAAGAGGAACTTATATCCATATTATAGGAAATGGTACAGGACCATCAGAGCGTTCAAATGCGCACACTCTTGATTGAGAGGGTAATGCTTGATATGCAGGAGATGTTTATGTTCATTCAACCTCTGGTACAAATAAAGATGCAGGAAGCAAAAAGCTGGCTACTGAATATGAAGCTGGAACTGGAATAACAATTTCAGATAACACAATTAGTAATAATAATATTTATAGTCTAGATGACATTACTCCAGGAGTAACGCCTTTAGAAGAAGGTAGATTATATTTTGTTTATGAATAAAAATCTAATTTGCTAAATGCATTTTAGATTTTATATAAATCCCTTTCTATCGTGCAATGATTTGATTTTGAATACTTATCATTGCACGATTATTTTTTTATCTAAAAATTTTTATTTCTTTTGTTTCATTATTTCATTCTACTTGATATCCTAAATTTTCACTAATAAATCTTACTGGAACAAATGCTCTATTATCTTTCATTAATGGCGCTACATCTAATAATTGTTTTTCTCCATTAACATAAACTTCTTTATTTCCAATAGCCATTTTAATATATGGTTCTTTTTTATCAAAAATAGGTTGTTCAATAACTTTTCCATATTTAGTCACGTCAATTTCATCAGGATCGGGTAAAATAAATATTCCAAATCCTGTTTTTTCATCAAAGCCCTCTTTATCTAAATCTTGAGTATGCTCTTTTATAAAATCTATTAATTCTTCATGAGTTAACTTTCTTCCAATTTTTTCTTTAAAAAATCCTTGAACAAGAGCAAGCATACTAGCAAAACAAGGCGCTGCACATGATGTTCCTGTAAAAAGTCCTTTATTTGTTTTTAAATTTGTAAAACTCATATAATCAATATTGTCTGTAATGCTCGAATAATATACTCTAGAAACTTTTCCTTTATCTAAATTACATGCCCCAATAGAAATTCAATGCGCATATTTACTTAATCCTGTGCAAGATGAACTTGCATCATTTCCAACTGCACAACATAAAAAAGTTCCTTCTCTATTGAAATCAATAGCAGCTTGAACATTTTTTTCATATTTATCTGAAATAGAAAATAAACTCGTTGTATAAATATCAATATTCTTTTCTCTTTTCTTTGGATCTTGATAATCTTGTTTAACTAGAATATTTGCGTCTGGGCAAATTTGAGAAATTATATCTGCAACCATATTTCCATGTCTAGATTTTATATTTTCTCTACTAGCTATAGTTATTCCTTTTCCTTTGTATCCTTTATTATGGAATTTTGTTATTCCTAAATAAGTAAATTTTTCTCAATTGTCTAATGCGGAAACCGCCATAAAATCATCTCCTTAAAATAAAAAAGAGGGGATAGCATTTTACTATCCCCTTCTATATAAACTATTTTACTATTTTTGTAAAATAATTATAAACTTTATCTTTTCCTGCATCTTCATCATTAATAAAAGCATAACTAAACATTGCGTATTTTTCAACGTCATCTTCAAATATATCTTTATAATCATTATATGCAGAATTCATAACTACCCAAAAATCAATTGGTCTAATATTAACATAACCATAATTCGATCTTACTTGCTCAGTTTCATCTAAAATCCATTTTCTTCCATATGGTTTCATATTATCTATAATGCATTTTGCTTTTTCTTCATTTAATATCTTTCCTTCAGATATTTCATATAATCTATCTTCAACCTCACAATATTTATCATAATCAATATCTTTTAAGTCTGTAATTAAATTTCTAAATAAATCTGCCATATCCTCCATCTTTTGATTATTAGATGAATCTATTATTTTTTGTATATAAATTTTATGCATATTTGCCCCTCCTGTGTAAATTATATTGATTCAGTAGGAGAAATAGTGCTTCTAGGACAAATTTTATTGAAAATAACAAATTGTCCATTTTCATAATTTTCATTCTCATTACCATATCCAACAATATAGTTGTATCTTGTCCTTAATTGATTGGCATAAATTGTATTTCCATATTTACAAATTAATGGAATATTTCCAATGGCTGTTTGTATATATACTGGTAAATTTGCAGAAGCCGCAACGTTAGATGCGATCACTAATCTGTATGTTCCTGTGTTGATTACATTTTTTACTTCTCTATTCGGGACTAAAATTACTTCATTATCTGATACTGTTACATTTGAACAAATCATAAGATTATTATCCATTTTATTTTCTCCTTTTTGTTTTAATTTTTTACTACAAAATAAAAAAACGGCATAGGAACTTTTCTTTTAAGTTCCTATGCCTATATCAACTTGCGATTAGCAAGGAACTATTTTAATATAGTGAACCACATCCACAAGTGTTATAACAAGGTGGATTCATTACATATCTACCTTGTAGATTTAAAATTGTGTCTGTTGAATTTTGAATAGCTGCGGCAAGAGCAGAAGTTTGTCTTTGATTAGATAACTCATCTCTTGTTGTTTGCAACTTATCAGACAATTCATTAATATAATTTTGTTGCATTAATGACCTTGTCATATTTCCTTGTTCTGCGACTTGATTACCAATAGCAGCAATGCTGTTAGATATTTGTTGTTGGATATCTTTCATTGCAACTAAATTGTTGTAATTAGATGTTAAAATTGTGTCTGTTAAATTACATTGTCCTTGCGCTAAACCTCTAAGTGTTGCGTCTTGACTTTGGAAGTATAAACTATTTTGTAAATCTGCCATACCTAGTGCGGTAGATGCATTATTATTGCCCCAAAATCCTCCATTACCTCCAAATAATAAAATGAAAATAATGATTAGAGCAAAAATACCCATTACTCCGCCTTCTCCACCAAATAAACCGCCATAGTTATTTTTGGTTAGAGCAATTACATCTGCTGCTGACATACCTGAACCTGTTTCCATCGAACATTCCTCCTTAGTTTAATATTAGGTTTTTAAAGTCTACCTTAGACTTTTATTAATTAACGTGGTAACATAGAAATTAATTTAGATAAATCATCTTTTGTTATTCCACGCTGATTACATAAGTTGGCTATATATTCTGCTTGTTGCTCTTTAGGTTGACTTTGTATTTGTCCTAATAACTGTTGTTGTTGGGGACTTAGTAGACTTGTCAACATCTGCATTGGATTGTTCGACATTGTTAATTGACCTAATAGGTTCTGTAAATTTATCATTTACTTTTGCCTCCAATTCTTTAAGCTTGCTTTCAAGCTCTTCAATTTTTAAATCCTTTTCATCTTTAGGAATTACAATATCATAGCTTTTTGCTATTGTTCCATTGACATCCTTAATATAGATTTTAGAATTATTTTCATCTATAAAGAGAGTCTTATTATTAATTAAAATGTCATTTACGTTTTCACCTGTTTTTAAATATCTAGCTTCCATTTCGACTTGGGAAGTAGAATTTGTATTTATTATATTTTGGACAGGCGCCTGAGGTGACGTAAAGAAAGGTTGAGAATATTGATTTATCAGGCTATCAATATTATCCCTTTGTCTTAACAATTGATTCATCATCTGATTGCTTTGACCATAAAAATTATTTGGATTATATGCCATAATAATTAACTCCTTCGCGGGAGCTCGGTCCCGGGATTCTTGGAGGCGTCCTAAAATCTTGGGACGCGATTGCCGCCCTATTTACTTTTTACTAGCTCTGCAACTTTCTTTTGTACTTCTATATAGTTATATCCAGCTGCCTCTAATTTTTTCTTTCTTTCTGCTCCATTACCTCATTTGCCTGCAATAACTTCTTTAGCAATTTCAGTAACAGATTTCTTTTTCTTTTTGTTTAATAGTTCAGTTACTTTCTTTTGAACTGCATTATAATCATAACCTGCAAGTTCTAATTTACTTTTCCTTTCTGAACCATTTCCCCATTTACCATCTAAAACCTCTTGAGCAATTTCCTCAATAGATTTTTTAGGTTGAATAGGTTGATTTAATAATTTATTTACTTCACTTTGAATAGCCGCATAATCATATCCAGCTTCGGTTAATTTTGTTTTTCTAATTTCACCATTTCCCCATTTTCCAGCTAATACTTCTTGTGCAATTTCCGCATTAGTTTTCTTTTGAGGAACAACATAATTATAAGTAAAATTATTTCTATAAGCATAATTAGTATCTAATCTACCAGAATAACCTTTAAATTGTCCAAATGAAGTAAATTGCCATAAATTAATGCCAGTTTTATCTTCGGGCTTTACATTCAAACCTTTTTGATTGCCTCCGAATGTAGGTCATTGTGCAACCCACTTATCATACTCAGTGATTTCATTTCCTTTTAGTTGATTATTAAACCAACTTTGACTTGCATAAATACCTGTATAATAACCAGCATTTTTTACTACACTACAAAATCTTGCACAAATGTTTCTTAAAACTTGATTAGATGGCATTCCATTTCTTCTCTTGTATCCATCTGCATCTTCCATATCAAATCATACACCCATAGTATAACTATCTTTATAAGGTGCAATTGCTTTTAAACATGCATATGCTTCTTTTTCTGCACCTACAACTCCTAAAGCATAAGAATACCAATAGAATCCAAAAGGAATACCTAACGTCTTACACAGATCCGCGTTTCGTTTGAATTTTTTATCAATTGTTCCTGAAGTACCAAATCCTACTCTAATAATTACAAAATCAATTTGTGATTTTAAAGCGGCAAGATCGATATCTCCATTATGAGCACTGATATCAATTCCTCTTTTAACATTCATTAGAATATCTCCTTTCTGCTATGCAAAATCTTCTTCTTTTCTTTGATTTTCTGCATCGCCTTGAACAGGAGCTAAACTATCATTTCTTGTATCCATTTAACTCACTCCTTTTCTGTTCTTAGAATATAAAAAAACGGGCAAACTTTTTAACAAAGTTTGCCCGTTTGCAATTCTAATTGACTTCAATCTAATAAGTTTAGGTGGAAACTTTGTACTTATAAAATAAACATTTTTCATTTATTTTATATATTTATTATATCAAAAATTTTTTTAAAAATCAAAAAATTTTTATTTTAATATTCTTCGCCAGTTATTTCTTTAAATTGAGCTGGAGTAATTTGTCCTTTGCGAACATATACTCTTAACATGGCAATTGAAATTCTGCCTTCATCATATCTTTTCTTTAATTTTTCAAACATTATTCAATTACCTCCTCATCTGGCATATTAAGAACAACTAAATCTTCCAAAGCATCTGCAATACGAGTTTGATCTAAAGTTTCTTCATCAGGGTTATTTAGTTTTTCTACGATTGCAAGGACTGCATCTTCATTTGTTAAAGTTGGACTTATTTCAAGCTCAGTCCTTTTTAAATTTAAAGGCTCAATAGATATAATTATTTGTCCAGTATAATCTGTAAATACTATTTGCGCCAAATCATCTATTGCAGGAAATAAAGCTTTTAAAGCTTCATAAGTTGCATAATGACTATCTTGGAAAAAATATGTTTTTCTTTTATTATATAATTCTGCGTATACCATTATATATAATATCCTCCTTTAAAAATTATAATCTATCATCTGCTACTATTCCATTTGTTATTTTAAAATTATATAATCTAACTGAATTTGAATAGTATTGCGCATTAACGGCAAACTGTGTAAAATATTGATCGGTTGATATATTAGCTGTAATATCTGTTGCCGTTCCACTAATATTTGCAGAATGTGTATATAATTTTTGCCACACACCTTTTTCTGCATTATATCCTTCAATATAAGACCCATTTCTAAAATACGCAACTCTTATACTAATTTTAGAAGGACATATTGAAATATTTGTAGGTAATATTATTCGTACCCAGTTGGTAATTGTTGAAGATGGTCTAGTATATGTTGATGTGTCATTATCAAAGGCTTTTCAGCATACATATGTTGAATTGTATGCTTGTTTATCCATCTTACACGTCCAAGTACCATATGAGTTTGATGATGAAAATTCCGCGTTTGCCGTTGTAGTTGACCCACTTCAGCTTGTTGGTGCTATTGAACTCGTAAATGTCGTATATCTTGGAACATGATAAAATTCTCTTGCTATTCCAGGAGTTATTACTTTTGTACTAGAAGTATTTTCTATAACAAATTTGTCTTGACCTAAATTTTCATAAAATTTATTTTCAATAGTATCATATAAACAAGGTTGTCCATTATAATTTAAAACTGGAATAAGATTTTTTATTAAATTATTATTTTCATCTCAAAATTTACAGTAATATAACTGTATAATTGAATACTGTTTTGGAAAAACATTCTGATTACTTGCAAATAAATATAATGGATTAGATGTTAAAGCTGCAGTATTACTTCCAGAAATAACCAATTCATTATTTATTTTTAAAGAATAATTTATAGTATCATCTGCAACTGAAGTATCTCCTTCTAAGATGTATTCAGTATCCATATTTGGAAAATTATAATAAAAAGTTGTTCCTCCAGCAATTTGTCATCTTTGGTCTTCTGTCGTACTGCCATACAGTGCATATCTAATTCCATTAGCATTTCAAGGAGCTGCTGAATTTTCTGCTCAGATTAGAGCATTATTACCATCAGAGCCATCAGGATTTAATTTTTTAAATTTCATTTTCATTTCAATTTTTGTAGCACCTTGTATTGCTGTATTAATATATTGATGTCCAGAAACAGTACTTTCTATATAATTAATTGGTTGATATTCTGTTTGAATAGTAATTCCAGTCTCAGGCCCAGCAGTAAACGTTCCTGTTCCTGCATTATAGAAGAAATTTTGACTAATTCTATCAAATAGACAGGCAACTCCGTTTTCATCCTTAACAGGAATAAAATTCCTTACTAAAACACCATCATTATATATATTACAATAATACAATTTCATTTTAGCAAGGCCTGCAATAGCACCGGAATTAACTTTTCCTCCAAATAAAGCTAAAGTTTGCTTACAACCTAATGTTGCAGTATAACGCGTTAAATCTTCGCTACATGACACTGCTCCAGATAATTTATATTTTTTACTTTTTCCATCAAAATCAATATTTAAAGTAGAATTATTTTTTGCATCTTTATTAGTATCAATTCAATTACCCTCATTATTTTGATAAGCGAAAGCATATTCACTTGTACCATTTATGTAAGAACAGAAAAATAATCCGCTAGAATCATAAGAACCAAAAAATCTATCCTGTACTGTAAATGATGTATGCTGTAATGACATTGTTAATCTTGTATTTGGAGTTACATTAAAACCAGTATCAATTCATTGGGTTCCAGTTGATTGAATATACTCTAATTGAGTATATTTTTTCCCAGTGCTTTTATAAGATGTCGTAGATGAATTATAACTATATAAAAATTGTCCTGTTCCTTTGTTATAAAAATAACTTTGAGAAACCCAATCATATAAACAAGGTATTCCATCATAATCCAAAGCAGGTTCTAAATTTCTTACAAGAGTATCTCCATCTCAAATTTTACATTGATATAATTTAAATTCACCAAAACTTTGCACGTCTGGATTTGAAGACGAAGCATTATTTAAAGCAAATAATATTAAATTATTAGGGCTATTAAAAGTAGCATCAGGATAGATTGCCATAAGAACCCCATTAATATAAAATTTATTTTTTTCTTGCTTAAGAGTATATAATATATCCGTTTGTGGAGTAAAAGATATACTTTCTTCATTAGCTCCATAACGACCTAAATAACGATTTGTTGTTTTATATAGTGTGTAACTATTTATATCTGAAGTTTCACGACTACATCAAAATCCATCTGGCCCACTCGAAAGAGTACTAAATTTAATTATCATTTCTATTGATGTATTATCATTTGCTTTATAATTAGTATCTATATATTGAGTACCCGTACTTTCAATATATTCTAAAATAGTACCTTTTGGCTTATCAAGTTTGTATCCATAATTAAAAGTTCCTGTTCCAATATTATAGAAACGTTTATAAGTAATTTTATCATATAAGCAAGGAATATTATTATCATCTAAAATAGGAATAAAATCTCTAACTAAAACATTATTTTCATATATTTTACAATAATATAATCTTGCTGAACATAAAGTTGAAGATAAAACTCCTGAAGATTCACTACTATATCTTCCAAATAAATAGATAGGGCCTGATGCAGTTCCTCAGGTTTGCCCAGAACTTGAATGAGAAATTCCATTAACTATAAAATTGTTCATAGAACAATCAGCAACATAATATTTAAATCTTTCTGTATTTTCTGCTACTATATAACTAGAGCCTCCATTAAATTGAAAATTGCGTCCAGGAACATTACCAAGACGATAGTTACTGGATCCACTACCATCTGCATTTTGATATCCCATCATTCCTGCATATTCACCTTGTGTGCCACTAGTTAATAGAAATGCTATTTTAGTTCTTGTATTTTGAGTAGGAATAATTCCTGTATTAATATATTGAGTTCCAGTACTTTCTAAATATTCTAACTCTTGATATTGATTCTTAACCCCTACATATCCTCTTCTAACTTTTCTTGCTACAGAAGTATTAAATTCTGAAGTTCCTGCTATTAAATTATTTGTTTCACTAACATAAAATTTATTATTTAATTGGTCATATAAGCTAACAATTCCTTCTTGTGTTAAAACTGGAATAAAATCTCTTACTAATGTTGTATCATCATATATTTTTAAATAATAAAGTTTTCCTCTTCAGAAATGACAAGCCCCATTTTCATTATCTGCAAATATATATCCTGGGTGAGTTGCGGTAAAAGTAGCTGAATCTAAAGTCATTGTTGTTCCATTAATATTTGTAATGTTTTTATTTTTATCACAAATGTATTCTTTTCCTAATACTATATTTACATCTCTACTATCGTTTGTTCCATACGAAGAATATCAATTATTATTTGTTCGATGTACCTGTAATACATATTCATTTTGTTGGTATGCCGTTTTACTTGAAAAGATACATTGTCACTCTTCTTCAAATTTTGTTGGGACTGCTTTTAATTGTATGTGAGTATTATTATTTGCATAAAAATTAGTATTGATATATTGAGTTCCATTACTTTCAATATAATTTAAAGGCTCATACCCTACCAAAACAGTTTGACCTGTTACAGGGCCTGCCGTTAAATCTCCTGTCCCTTGATTATAATAAAAATTATTACTAATTTTATCAAATAAACATACTATATCATTTTCATCTTTAACAGGTATATAATCTCTAATAAGTCTACCATTATCATATATTTTAAATGAATATAATTTTTGGGCACAACCAGTTTCAGGTCCGCCACTATAACCAGACGCTGTAAATATATAGTCATTGTATAATGATTGGAATGATGCCGCTGTAAATGTATGTGAAGTTCCTTTAATTGTATAGACATTTTTATTAAAATCAAATGTCGTTTTTCCTGTTACACCAGTCCATTTATTATATAAACCATTGCCATAATATGCTGAAACGCACCCCATACCATCTGTGTTACATTGTATGCCCATCATACGTCTATCACCATTATTTGTGTTGCCTCAAGAACCAAAAATATTAATCCATGCATTACCACCTAAAAGCTCTATTTCTGCAATCATTCTAGTGTTTTGATTATGTTTAAATCCTGTGTCAATATATTGAGCTCCTGTTGATTGAGCATATTCAATAGGAGTGTAACTTTTTCCAGTTAAAACTTTTTTATCATTATTTATTTCATATCCATATTTAAATGTTCCTGTTCCTGCATTATAATAAAATTTTCCTTCAATGCTATCATAAAGACAAGGAATATTATTTTCATCTAAAATAGGAAGAAAATCTCTAACTAAAATATTTTCTTCTCAAATTTTACAAGAATATAATTTAAAGCTTCCTTTATAGGATGTCCCTCCATTAGTTCAAAAAATATAACCATTTTTATTAGAATTTAATGAAGTAGAGACATCTGATTCTGTAGCTAAAACAGTATTATCTAATTTATTTATTCCATCTTGATTTAATCAAATATTATGTCGATTAGAATCTATTGATATCATATCTCCATTTCAAGGACCTCCATAAGAAAATCTAAAATAATAGTTAGAAGAAGACTTATAAATTCCAAATAATAAACTTCCTACATTATTTTGATAAGCTCCAATAAATCCACTTTCAGCAGAAGCAGCAGAACAATCAGAAAAATCTAAATAAGCATTGATATTA